TCTAAATTTAATTTATTCTTAGTATAGTTATTAGCTAATCTGTCGCCTTTACTTTCTTCTTCTGCTTTTTGTATCGCAGCCATACACAAGTTAGGTTCTTCATGCAAGCTTACTATTCTCATAATATCGATTCAACTCTTTCTTTAAAAGAATGAAAATCAATAGGAGGTATATTATTCCATCTTGTTACAAATGCGCATCTAGGTGCTTCAGTGATAACAACCCTATGCATTGTCTCGGTGTCAATAAGACATGGTTTGTCGATAATAATTTCACCTATCTTACGGTCAGCTAAGAATTTTTCAAACTCAGGTGTACCCTGTCCCATCTCTGCTTGAGCTTTAAATTCGTGATAGTAATAATATCCTTGAGCGTTCTTTTCAGGTAAACATATTTCATCTTCTAATGTTTCATAATAATCCAAGCGGCTTGCACCAAGTACGGGGTAGATAATATTATACCCTTGACTGTGTTCTCTGTTCTGATCTATGTCTGTATGAGGGAATACATCTTTCTCTGTACTATCTGCAGTGTTAAATCCAGTTGATCTAAACTGATAATGTGGATGCACTTTTCTATGAAGAGATAATATTGGATCGTAAACTTGTTCGTATCCAGTATCTTTACCAGTCATACTATACTCTAATGAATAACTTTCGAACGGAGTTTTGCCAAATGTATTAAAATCTTCTCCTGCACGTACGCCCCTTACTTTATCATACAAACTAAGTAATAATTCGTGTTGTGGATTAACGTCTACGTACTCTGCAATTCCTGGTATCATAGTACACCTTCAATAAACGGGTTTTCGTATTCTTTTACAAATACTCCATCTTGTATAAGCATAGCATATCTTTTGCATCTAATGCCCATATAGTCTCCGAAGTCAATATCTTTATTAATATTTTTAGTAAACACTGCCAGCGGATCTGCTACAGCATCAATATCAGGATGACCAAATAACACATTCCATTCGTGCATAACGCTCGGATCGTTTACCGCAACAAATACTACCTTAGCGTCTAATTTATCTAAATTATTTGCAAAGCCTGGTAGGTGTTTATTACATCCTGGTGTAAATGCTCCTGGTACTCCGCATAGTATTACTTTATCTTGTGGTATATTATATGGCACATAATCACCATTTTTTAATATGTAAAGCCCTTTGTTATTTAATTCCACTTATCATTCCATTCATTATATTTTTGTTTAAAAGCCTGTGATTGATCTGGTTTATAGTTTAAATAATTATTTATTCTATCAGCAGCATCTTTAAACGGTTCAGTATTTCCAGGAACTACCGTTTCCCATCCGTAATTAAACACTTCTGTATGAATTACGTTAGCGCCTAACTTCTTAAATATATCTTTGGTTTGTGGCATGTGTCTACCGCCACCTTCTGAACCACTTGGAGTAAAAGTAAATATCATTGTATGCTTATCACTAAACGGATAACCTTTGCCATGATCTAAATTCATATTAGTTGCAACCACTAACCAATCTAATAAATTTTTTGTAGACGCGCTCATCATACCGGTAAATTCTGGTACTGTGAATATAAACTGATCAAAGGTATGCATATAATCTATAAGTCTATTTACTTCGTCAGGTATTTTCTCGTCTATGCCATTTACATTAATTACTGGGAGATTATAATTGTGTAGTCCATCTATAGTTCCTAAATCTACTAGCTCATTTAAAACTAACAATCCTCTATAGTTTAAAGCATTTTCCGATGAGCTGGTACTAAGACTTATAAGTGACATCGTATATCATTCTCTTTCCAGCAAATACAGGAAGGTCTAAGTAATGTTTATCTACATTATACTCCTCGTTGAGAAAATCTAATCCGCCATTTGTTATTGTGTTTAGAATAAGTCTATCATCCCAATATCTTTGTTCATGATATGGTTCTTGAATTATGGCATTGACGCAGTTGTTTTTTAACATAATCTCATCAAAGAAATTAGAGCGATCACTATCATCCTTAATATATAATAGCACTCCGCTGAATATAATAACGTCTGGAGTAAATCCTACATCTATATTATTTTCCCAACTAGCACATTCGTATTTTATATGCTCATAATATTTCCATGTTTCATTTGCGAGTTCAATGGGTTCTTCTGAAGTATCAAAACCGAAATAAGAATAATTAATATAATCAAAGTCTTCATGTAGTATTTTATTTACTGGACCATGTCTACAACCGACATCTAAGATGTTTTTGTATTTGCGTTCTGTGATTATTCTAGCCTGTTTTTCAAATAAAGGATATGCTTCAGGCGTATCTAAATACCACATGTCCTCCATAGAATAATTTTCTTGTAAAGGAACATTAACCTTTTCAGTACTATCCTTTACTAAATTATCTAACTTATGTATTTTAGGCCAGGGAACATCAATCGCGTTTTGATTCATCAAATCTTACCGGTGTATAATCTTTAACTGCAACACTATAATCAAAAGCTGTTCTCCAAAGCTGTCTGTCTTTATTTTTAACAGCACTTCTACGATGACTTGTAATTAACTGATCCATGAACAATAAGTCGCCTTCCCTAAATACATGATGAACCATATATTTTGAGCGAGTAACAATACTATTTAGCCTGTCAAAAAACTTGTCAAATTCTTCTTGTGTCATTTCTACATCATTCACCCATGCTTTATACAAATAGATAAACATAGGATAAAAGTATTCTGTTCCATCTACAGGATGTTTTGCTACTAATGGACGTCTATCAATAGTTTCTTTGTAATGTTCTTGCCCTATACGAAAGCTTGCCTCGCCTTGACTTTTATAAGCCTTTGAATATACGCCGTCATCTCGCCAGATTCTTGCACGAGGTCCAGAATTATTTAAATTAATATCAATGCTGCGAAAATATTCTTTATCTTCTTCAGATAATTCTGCAAAGCTTGCTCGCTGATCTACGAGAGATAGTACTGTATCAATGCATTCCGTTTGACAATACAATCCTACGCAAACCTCATCAAAGTCATATCGACCAGTACCGTTTGCATGCCATTCAAGTTCAGTAGGTCCAAACATTCCTATAGCTTTACCATCAATTACTTTACCGGATACAATGCTAATCTGAGGACTATCTTTTGGATTCATAAAATAATCTAGTTCTTCGACTTTACCCATTTTAGCACAAACCGCTGCTAGTTCTTGGCGGGTTAACTTCTGATCATAAAGTACAGCTGAACCCTTATCAACTATTTTAGTTACAAGCTCTGCAAAATCTTCATGTGTGTAATCTAATATTTGTTTCATCTTATTCTCTCTTCAAACAACGGCGTTAGACATATTCTTGCATCATCATTCCATTTCATTCTTCGTCTTTTTTTATAATATTCATCTTTTGTAGTAGCTAGATAGTAAACACTCGACGGCTTAAACCCATATTCTTTACAAATTTCTAGCTGTCTACCACTATATGTATTCCACATTTCATCTACTGTAAATGTCTCCATAAGCAATTTCATTGTCATAACAGATCCATAGTTCCAGTTCTCATATTTTTTTAATCTATGTAAACTAGCATGTGGCTTTTTAGTGTATACCAAACCTAAGCGTTGACCTATTGCGCCAAAGCCCTTAGAGAAACTAAAAAACACTTGTTCTGTTGTAGATGGTACGTTTATTTTTTCAATCTTAGTAGAACCTACGTACGTGCAGTCTAATATGACTGGTGGTTTTACTTTCCAATTCTCAAAGCCAGGATTAAATATATTTCCATCAGCCGCAGAGGGAATTGATACAAACAATGGCACGTCAGGCAATGCAATACCAGGTATAGCCGATCTGCCATTCTCCATGTACTGTCCCGGCACATCACAAGTAACAGTACGAGGTAATCCAATCATACTTGAATATTCATACTCTCCATAGCACATAACTTGTGAACCGCGGTTTTCTGTCATAACCCAATGATGTATTGCATCGGTAGTACCATGAGTGGCATAACAATATAGAAAGTCTGATAAGTCAATCATAGAGCTAACCCATTCTCTATGCATTGCTTCAGTCTCTTCTAAGTTTGCGATTGCCTCACCTCTACCTCTAGCAAAATAAGTATCTGATACTTTTTGATTGTCAAATACCTTTGCTACTTCAAAATGACAGGGGACATCCACGTAAGGATAGTTCCTAAATTTTTGAGTAATCACTCGCTACTCTCCATAATAATCTAGGTCCCATTACTGGTGTTCTTCTATGTAAGGAAGTGAATTGATCCATTAATAACAAATCACCTTCTTGAAATATATGATGGATCATATACTTACTTTTAAATATTTTTGGCATAAGTTTTTCAATGATTGGTTCGTGATCTACTTTCTTCTTACCTTCCCATGCTCCACAAATAAAATGGTATGGAAAGTAAAAATAATCGGCGTTAGTATGTGGATGCTGGCCAACTAATGGCCTAATACTACCTTTGTTCTTACTCATGAACTCAAGCTCAGGATCATCTTCGTCTAAACTATACATGGTATGATTTTTAAATTTTAACTTAATTTTTATGCTACGATAATACTCTTGTTCATCTTCAGACATATCTAAAAATGGCTTTGATGTATTACAAACACTTAACGTAGTGTTGACGTCACCTTTAACACAATATAATCCGATTAGAATTTTATCAATAAGGTGTCTACTGTTTCCATTAGAATGCCAACCCAGCTCTCCATCCCCAAACATTCCAATCTTCTTGCCGGCACTATCACGTTCACCTGAGACGTTAAATATTTCTGGATTTTCTTTATGATTCATAAACAGATCAGGAGTTTCACAGTCTCCTATTCGTTTAAATAAATCTGCTAGTTGGCTTTCGTTAAGATCTTGCTCATGCATTATTTGCCAGCCATAAAACTGAACATCTGTGCAAAGTTGTCTTAATTGTCCATCAGCGTAATCTGAGATCTGTAAGGTCATCTGTTCCATCCAAACTAAACATCAATGCAATCCTAGGTGCATCACTCATGTTCACAACTGCATGAGGGTAACCTATATTCAGAAAGTATGCATTTCCGTCTTCTAAATTATATGCTTCAAGTTTACCGTCTCTTCTAAAGAGATTTATAACATTCTTACCACCATAGATTGGACATATGCATCTTACCGCATACGATACATCATAATCAACATGGAACGGAATTGTTTTGCCTGGTGCCAATTTGGTTATTCGAACTCTACTGGCTGGCGATTTAAGTTGTGTGACAATCTTTTCAAAATAACTATTAGTATAATCTTCAGTTGGAACATTATATAAATGCTCTTCCCTACGCTTAAGCCGTTCTTTAATACTTTCCGTATATGGAAGTATTTCGCTTGGCTCCGTTAGATTAATCTGTTCAAAGTTATCGTATACGTTCTTAACTAATTCCATATGATTGTCACATAACATTGGATTAGCAGTTCGTACATCAGTAAATTTTTCGTAAAGCTTATGCGCTTCGTATTGCAAATCTTTTAAATCAATATTTAGATTAAAGTTTGCTATTGTGGGTAATTCATGCTTTTTCATTTTTAAATAATTTTTCAGCAATCCATCCAGCGGTATCGTATTTATGCAGCCTTACTCTTTTCCAATTATCATGGTGATTTTTATGATAACCTTCACCTGCTATAAAAAAATTTAACCAAGGAACGTTTGCTCCACCTTCTTCTTTATGTCCTACAGTATTTAGCAATCCGAATCCTATCTTTGCAAATACAAACGGTACTGCGCAAAATGCTATCCAGAAATAAGGACTAATAATAAAACTAATGACATTAACAACGATTAATATTTTTAGCCAATGTTTATGGCAAAAAACTAATCTAGGATTTTTATATAGATCTCTAGCGTATTTAGATGGTATATTAGGAATATCCCATGTAGTAAACAATACTTTCCAATAACCTACATGCTCTGCGGCATGAGGATCGTCTTCTGTATCTGAATGTTGATGATGCATTCTGTGTGATGCAATCCAACCGATTGGTGTTCTGATACACGCAATCATTAGCATGGCCAAACCAATAGTTTCAAACCATACCGGTACTTTAAATTGATTATGACAATAATGTCTATGTAAAAGTATGCTAGCGCCCCAGTGAGAAATCACTTGACTCCAAAGTATACCTAATATTATTGCGTAAACTAATTCCATAGTACTATATATCCATAGAAAATGGGGGCTAACCATGGCCCCCGCGCACTATTTAAGTCGTGACACTATTTATATTAGAATGAGAAAGTTGCGCCGACTACAACGTCTGACATATCTTCCATTTCTAAATCATAACCAGTCTCTACATAGACTTCTGCATTATCCCAGATGCCGTATCCAACTTTGAAATCAATTGTTGGATTAACGTCCATGAATACAAACTCATCGTTGTAAATCATAAGATCAGTAGATACACTTAGATCTGTTCCCCAGAGCTCATAGCCCATTGAAGGAGTAACTTCTAGTGTCATGTTTTCTGCATCAACGTTATATTCAGATGTTGCAGAAGCACCGATTGAAATGCCAGTGGCACCAATCTCGGCAGCTTGGATGGATGTTGCTGTTAGTAGAGCAGCAGCTGTTAAAGCAGCATATTTCATTATTCGTTCCTTTTATTTACGATTCCAGATTTCATATAGAATCCAAACAGCGATCAAACCTATTACACCTTGAGATCCTATAGCTGATACCATATCAGTGACATTGTCAACCACGCTCATATTTGCTGGCATAAATGGCATATTACGTAGGCCTAAGATTTCAAGTATAATCGCTAGAGCTGCTAAACTAAGACCAACCTCAGCTAGTCCTCCAGCCCAGGCTTTTACTTTGTTTAAGATTTCCATAGTTGTCCCCTTGATTAGTTAAAACGCCACACTTCTGTTGCTAGGCAGTGGCCGCCCCCTTAATTATGCCGCTAAGGCGTAATTAGAAGGTGCAAAATTATTGTTTGCATTTGTGATTTATAGACTCAAATACCAGTCGATTCCTATTTCGCCCCCATAAAAACACACTTATCTAACTGTGCTTTTGGTGGAGGCGCCCGGTACCGCCCCGGGGTCCTGTATATCCTCAATCATCTATGGGGTTATTTACCCTTCTTTGCATCTCCAATTTGGCTTGATGCTTAACTATACGTGGATTATGTGATATAATTATCACATAACCTCTATCGTCATATGCTACGTATCTATTTTTCCTCTTCACTATCGTGTACATACAATTGTAATAATGCGTAATGGATAACTTTTAGGAGATCCTTACGAGCATCCTCCTTAGTACCTTTTTTACCGTATCGATTAGCGTACTTATCAACGTTGCCCATACAGAAACCTGTACCATGACCTCTAGCAATAATAACTTCTGTTGACTGAAATTTATTTGTAGCATAGTGTCCTTGATAAGTTGAGTCAATATACTCCTTTAGCTCTTGTAAGTATTTATTCTCACCGAACTTATAATCAACATAATCAAATGTAGTATCACCTGTTAAGGTAACAATTGTGTCTCTTGGATCATCTAGAGATATTGTTGTTATGCTATCTGATGCCATAGTTGAATTTATCATTACTTCTCCCAATAAAATATGTGTGCTCCGATACGAGCAATACGATTAAGTTTAGATGACCAGAATGGTTTACTGTAAGTAGCATGATAATGTGTTGCTCCTTCAGTTATACCCCTAAACTGGCCGTTGACTAACATGTCACGTGCAAACTTACGTGACTTTTCCCATACCTCATCATTATGAGGTGTGTCTGATTTGCCGTCACAATACCAGCTGAACTGGCAATAGCGACTGCCTTTTTTATATCCTTGATGCACAACGTCACAAATATTATCTGGATAGCGTGTACTCTCAACTCTATTTAAGACAACATCTGTTACAGCCATAGAATCTGCTAAACTGCGAGCTGAAGTCTCAAAGTAAATATTTAAAGCCAAACATTCTAAGTTCTCTGATTGTTGCTTCTTCTTAACAACGTCAATACCTGCGTATGCAACTGATGTTGCTATAACGGTATTGATTAATACTGCTGATATTAACTTTTTCATTGTACTGCCTCATTTTTTATATGATACTATATTACCACATAAAAAAGCAAATGTACACAGTTATTTTGTCTCAGCGGTTATGTGTAACATAATTGTCACTCTGCAAAATATGGAAAAATCTTTGCTATTGTTTGTCCGACTTCTCTTGCCAATTCCATATGTTCAAGTTGTGTCCCATTTGCAGAACGGAGCTCGATATAATGTATCCAGCTACGAATGGTGCCATTAACATAGAGCTTACTAACGGTGTTACCTTCTGGCAACACTGCTCTTGCTTGTTCTTTTGCGATTCCATTTTCTATTGCCCAATTATAAGCAGCTTTAGCTTCTTTTATTACTTTATTTTGTTTAGCGTCCCATTCCATAGAAAGCTTCTTATCTGTATTAGCTACGCTATTTTGCCGATTCTTTTCGTCTTGAAGTCTTGCCTCACGTATCACAAAAGAATTATTAAAAGAACGAATATCAGCATAACGCTGGCTAAACTCTTGAAAGGAAAACGACCTGTGCCTGAGGAACTGTCTCGCAATATCTCTTGTCGTTTCGACTTCGAGCGTGGCCGAGCACATTTCGAACGGTGACCAGTGTTTGTGCTTGATGAGGTAGTCGAGGAGTTTTCCCGATGTCTCTGAGTTGATTTGGTTGGATGGGTTGGAGACACGGGCACAATACGCGACGATGTCTTGTAGATCGTCGAGACCGACGATATCTTCTGGTGGTTGAGTGTAACCAATTAATCTTACCTTCAAAGTTTAAAGTCCTCAAATCGCTTGTTCATTTCTGCCCGATCAAAGACCGGAGTATCATCACTAAGAGTCTGACTAGTTTCATCAACGTCGTACAATCTCATCTTAGATCTATCGACGCCTACTACAAATTTCTTTTTATAAGTTGGATCGTTATATCTATTCTTTAATTGCTTGACCATAATCTTGCCTTCTTTCTCAAGCTCTTCAGAAGAGATAAGTGCAAACATTAAGTCGGCGGTTGCGGGTAATCCAAAAGACTCGGACGTATCTTCAAGCCCAATATCTGAGTTAGAATAACCACTACGAGTCGTTTGCGTTGCAGAGACGACCGGTACGTCAAACTCGACCGCAAGACCACGTAGCTCTTCAGCAATTGCTTTAATGTACGTATAGGAATTGATTGATCCTCCCATTGCTTTCATACGTGAAGATGCACAGATATTAAGATAATCAATGAAGATAATATCTGGCACAAATTTCTTTTTTAGTTTTAGTTCGTTAAGTAATGCACGGAAGTGACCAGAGTGTGCAGAGCCAGTAGGATATTCTTTTACAATTAATCGACCGTTTGTTTGTTTAGCAAGCTGAGATACTTTCTGCGAGAACATATCTCTTGAAAGTTTATCTAGTTGATCGATTGGAATATTAAGAAGGTTGGCATCAATACGCTCTGCGATACGTTCTTCTGCCATTTCCATTGTAATGTAAAGAACATTCTTTTGATCTGTAAGAGCAGCCGAAGCTTGGTGACACATAAACAACGATTTACCGACACCCGTACCGGCAAGGCAAATGTTTAAAGTCTTATTTGGCAAACCGCCTTTTGTAATTTTATTAAAATATTCTAAATCAAATGCTACACGTTCTTCCTCTTTATGATAAAACTCATATCGAGCATTAAAGTTACCAAGATAGTCATGACCGATATTTGCGTCAAAGTTGACTGCCAGAGCATCAGAGAGGATCTCTGGTAACGCATTCTTTGAAAGACTTTGATGTTTACCATCTATAATACTGATAGATTCCATTACAGCATTATGTAATGCTCTATCTTGACACCACTTCTCAGGTCTTGTCAATCAGCCATTCATTATCAATTTCTTCTGTCTTAAATATCTCAGGTAGGATTTCTACTGCATGGCGATATTGCTCATCGTTAAAATTATCAGCATCATCTAATTCAATTTTAAAAGATTCTTGTGTTGGTAGTTTATTATATTTCTGAACATATAGTCCGACTTGTTTAAACAGTTGGCGATAGACACCTTCAAAATATTCATTCTTTATAAAAGGCAAAACCTTCCGCATGAATTTATCATCCACCAGAAGGTTTCGCAATATAGTCTGTTCAATGTTTGTGTTCAAAGCATTCCACTTTCTCGCATGTTTTTACGGATATTGGTAGCACTAATCTTATGAATCTCTTCTCCAAGATCGTGCTCTGTAAATGTATACCCAACACCACGACCATAACTAATGTCAACAATGTTTGGTACTTCCATTATAACATATTCTTCGTTTATTGTAAATCCTTCATTTTGCAAATTAAGAATAATTTGTGCAGAAACAAAATTAAAATCAAATGGGTTATCATCTTGTTTTACTGTTCTACCACCGCCAGCATCCTGACCGATGATTCCACCAACATCTCGAACCATAATAGCTACTTGACCGGTTTGCTCTAATGCTTTTTTAAATAAATTAGTATGGCCTTTGTGCCATGGTTGCCATCGTCCCAACATCTGTGCTGTTGGTTTCTTCCAATCAAATGCCATATGCGCTCCCTAATTGTGTTGCAAATTTTTGTATTTCTTCGTCTGACTGAAATCCCTTGACAGTGTATGTAGGATTATCAGGATTCTGGAACATTTTGTTTGTATCTGCAAATCTGCCTTGCTCTATAGTATTCATCCAAATCATAATGTCATGATCAAATAGTTTTCTAGTTTCAATTGTTGGACACACAAAGTCACATATGACTGTACGGCCTCGAGCACCTTCAAAGTTAGCTAGTGTGTTCATTCGTTCTGCTTGTCTGTGTCTACCTGATTCGGTAAAGTCCCAATCGTCAGCCATCTTACGAATAGCATCAGCATTATACCATGCACAGTCTTTTAAAAGTCCTTGTAACCTGACTGCAAGATGTGTCTTGCCAGAACCAGGTAAACCCATAATTAATATTCTCATTCTTTCCTCTCGCTCATGATTAATTCGTCTTTACTTATAGCCATTTCAATGACGTCATGTAAGACTAATCCACAAACTTGTTGAAACATTGGGTTGTCAGGAGTTAAATTATCATCAGGACTTTCGATGATAGTAAAATTAAAATTAATTGCTTCATCAGGTCCATTAATAGAAATAGCACCAAACTGTACAACAGTCTCAACATAAGGGCCTGTCTTAAATCTTATGTTCCATGCCTGTTCATTTTCAGGAGAAGGGATTAACTCATAGTCAACCCCTTCAGAAAGTTTATCTATATTGATCATGCTTCTTCTACGATTTCATCCATCGATACCTGTTCTTTATGACCTATCGTATATTGCTTTTTAATAAATTCTTTGAAATCAGTTTCAGCAAAGATAGGATCCCAGAATTCTTTTTCTAAGGTTTGGTCGTATCTAACTTTTGGACCATACTCTCCAGTTGTTTGATCGACTCGTGCATACCAGCCGTTCGATGGTTTAATGATGTAAGAGCCTGCGAGAGCGACATCAAGGAGCCCACTATAATTACGAACACCACCATCCCAACTAACGGTAATAGGTATTTTAGACTTTTCTTTAACATATCTTGATTTCTCCACATTAATAACGAAATGATAACCTTGAACCTCAGTGCCTTTTTTATCTTGTTGACGACCAATAATCCATATATTATCTGCTGAGTAGTAAATGCCTGTGCCACCACCGACAATAGCTTTTGGAAATAATCCAATCTCCATATACGTATGATTTACAGCAAGCATTGGAATATTTTTCATAGCAAGATATGGTGTTGCCATTCGGAATAATCCTTTAAGAGCTTTTGCTCTTGACATATCAGCTACTGACTTTTCGTTTAAAGCATCTTCCATTTCTTTTTTAGATGCTAAGTTACCAATTGAATCGATAACAACGATAACTTTATCTTTGCGCTCAAGACCTTCTAGTTGGCCCATCATATCGAATTTGAGTTCTTCTACATTTGTAATAGGAGTGTGAAGGACTCTAGATGTATCAACACCAAATTGTTCAAAATAAGCTTGAGGTGAACCAAACTCAGAATCATAAAATAGCATAACAGCATCTTTATGTTTATTAAGATATGCTGCAGCCATTAGTAGAGCGAATGACGTTTTAAAATGTTTTGATGGACCTGCAAGAACAGTAAGGCCCGAAGCTAAACCGCCATCGACAGATCCAGATAGTGCCACATTTACCATTGGCACATCTGTTGGAGTCATATCCTTTTCGTTAAAGAATTTTGACTCAGAAAGAACCTCCGTATTTTTTAACTTAGAGTTCTTTTTGAGTTTATCCATTATTGACATGTTACATCCTTTTCCAATTATTAGTTAATAGTCCAGCGGCTGTGATTATATAATCTATTATAATCATGTGTAAAATCAGCCTTTATTAATTTAGTTGGTGCCTTACTAAAACTATACGCCATCATTATTTGATCTGCTTTAAAAACATACTTTGCATCTATTTTAGGAAATAGCACTATTTGATTTAACGAAAATAATTTGTTCTTTTTTAATTCAATTATACCAGGACACGACCTATATGGTTGCTTATTCCATATGACAGGATCAATTGAAGTAACTGTACAATCTTCACTTACTTTTATTCCTACATTTAAATTAAATTTAATTACTATCCAGTCTTTTCCTAAACCTGGACCAAATTGTTCTTCTGGATGATCAAGAATTGTCTGTGATAATGTAGGTGTTGATGCTCTGTAATGTCCATCTTCCCTAGTTTCTAAAAAAATTTCTGCTGGAAATTTAGTAACTAAACTATATTTAAATAATCCAGTAAATCCAGGACAATGTCTAATGGTTGTAAATCCACTATTAGCTCCTACCTGATCTCCTTGAAATATATCATTCCATCCAGTTTTTATTAGAGATGCCGCATTCTTAAATCCATATAAAATGGAGGTAGTGCTTCATACCATTTTGGCTGTGTCTTAAGAGGAACAATAAGATCTTCGATTTCAGTTCCTACATCTTTATGTTTTAAAGTCATAATATATTTTCATTAGTTCTTCTGATAATAATCTTTGTACCAGCTAATAAAGCTTCGAATACCGGTTTCAATAGAAGTCATCGGTCGATAGCCTAATCTTTTTATTTCTGTTATATCAGCTAAAGTATGTCGAATATCCGCTGGATGCATATCAACATAATTAATCTTTGCTTTGCGATCTAAATTTTCTTCTATGAGTCTTACAAAACTCATAAGCGGAACTGATTCACCACTACCAATATTATAGATTTGATGATCATTTATTTTAGAAACTTTATCTATTAACAATTGTACACCATTTACGATGTCTTGTACATATGTAAAATCACGTGACATATCACCATGACCATAAACTTCTATTGGTTCATCTTTTATAATGTTGTTCGTAAATCCATGAAGTGCCATGTCAGGCCGTCCATAAGGACCATACACTGTAAAAAATCTGAAGCCGATTGACGAAGGTACGTTACTATGTTTGAACTGGCATTCATTAACATATTTACTCCAAGCATAAGGATTTAGATGATGCGTAAAACTCATGTCTTCCATGAATGGCGGCGTTTGACCTGCATATACACTTGATGAGGAAGCATACACTACAGGAATGTTTAGCTTCTCAGCAATATCTATAATGGTTTGTGTTCCCATTATATTATTTTGTGTATAAACATTTGGTTGTTCTAATGAGTGTCTTACACCGGCCCAAGCTGCTAAATGTACAATAACGTCGCAGTCTTCAATCATATCTTCGCTTAATCGTTTGACGCCAGGTTGAGGACTTATATCGACATTCTCAACAGGAATATTTGACATCTCTAAAATCTTGTATCGAGATATTTTTAGAGATGGATCATACATGCGGTTATAATTATCACAACCGCAGACATCATGACCGTAGGCTTTAAGTTCTCTGGCTAAGTGGAATCCTATAAACCCTGATATTCCTGTTATGAATATCTTCATCGTTCATTCACGTGTGCTGTTTGGCCAGTCATATCATACTGAATGTTTTGTTCTATTTCTCGATCATCCTTTTCATATTCGGATCGATATTGATTGTTACGATCCATAACATATTCTAGTAAGGGAGTTTGAGTTGTAAAGTTTATGAAGGCGGAAACATCTTTTGGAAAACAAGCACCGCCAAAACCACGCTTGCCGTCAAAACCAGGGACACGAGTATGGGAGTGCCCAATTCTTGGATCAGTACCAATTGCGTTTGCGATACGACCATAATTACCTCCAAAGTTTTTTATTGCATCATAAAATTCGTTAAAAAATGTAAGTTTAGTTGCTAAGAAAGTATTGATTCCATACTTAACAAAGCTAGCATCTGTTGCTGACATACGAGATACTGGACATGGCTTACATATACTATATTCTTTATAAAATCTTTCCAGCTTTTCAGTAGCCTCGTTATCGCCACCAAAAATATGTACAAACGGATTTATAATATCTTCATTTGCATTTTTTTCTGTCAAAAATTCTGGATTATAAACCATTCTATGTTTAGCAGAACCACGAAATAAATTTTCTATTTGATCAGGTGGTACTGTAGATTTGACAACTATGAGTCCACTTCTTCGTTGAGCAATTTTCTTTAAAACATCTTGAAGAATGCTTACATCACATTGTCCATGTTCATGCATTGGCGTTGGAACGCAAACGAACGTTACGTCAGCAGATAATCTTACATCGTGTAAATGAACGTCATACTTAGGATCAATGATTTGTTTTTCTACGTCATCTTGAAATGCGTAGTCGATTGCTTTGCCAACAAAGCCGTGGCCAATGATTGTAATTTTTAACATATGTTATTATACCATAAATTCGTCAAGTTGTACACCTCTAATAGGCGGAGTTCCTTGCCTTTGTTCCCATCCAGATTCCCATCCAGATGCATTTGCTAACGTCGAAGGAATATGATCAAATGTTCCATTACCTCGTGGCACATAGTTTTGCCCGAATCTAACAAAATCACACATAACATCTTCAAGGTCTTTTGGTTTGCCACCAGTTTTTTCTCTTAGTAGATCCATAAAGTCATCATCTTTCCAACCTTTAGATAATTTTTTCATACACCTTACTGCGTTATTGCCTAAATATGTATGAGAATCTACATCGGCGATTTTCAGGAAAATAGTCAGAGCAATCCATAGAAAAAGCCTGCATATTGAAAATTAAATTTACGATGGCCTGCTTTTTTATTATGTTCGTTTAAATGATCAACTATTTCTTTATGACCTCTTCTTTTTAGTAAAAGAAAATCTGTAAATTTATTAATAACTTCTGGCAACTCATTTTACCATAAAGTCAACATTACTAACTCCCTTCTTAGGAGCTGGAGGTTGATTACCTATAGAAGTAAACATTGGTTTTCCAGAGGCTTTAGTCTCAACTAAATCTTCTGCCATATCTTTAATGTCTCTATGCTTACCCCAATGCTGAATTATATTGTTACGATAACCATGATCGTTTTCAAATGAAGCTCCTGACCCAGTAATTCGATGACAAAGAAATGTATATAGCCATGTTTCAATAGACCAACTAATATCGTCATTAGACGCTGAGATCTTACGTCTATCTTCTTTCTGCCATCTCCACTTAGGAGTTTTAGATCCGTATCTTAAATCTTGTAATACATTTGAAAAGCCTTGCAGCGTTTCTTGTTTTACAATCATAGATGTCAATCTTCTGCAGAAGAGGGTCGTTAATAATTTCATTTGCTTCCGGTCCTTCATAATCTAATGGACCCCAGTTTACATTGTCTTGTAACCAGCCTGCTTTCGGATAATAGTAGTTTACAAGAACGTCAATTGCTTCTTCGTTAAGCCACATTCTTTTCCCAATCTCTATATGAATCTATTGTATTTGGTAAGTCTTGATTCTGTAATATCGGTTCTTTACCAACGTTCCAGAATAAAATATCACGTCCTGTATTCTTTGGAATATATTTCCATACCTTACCATCGTAGGTATCTATAGTCGGGAATGGTGGAAGATTATTTTTTTTCTCTGCAGCCGTAAATGCTAATGGTTCTGATACGGCTTCTGCAATACCTAATTCACCAGCTTTCATATTACGTGACACACAAACAGAAGTAAACTTGGCATTAGGCCAAGCAATCTGCAGCCCCCGTGTGAGCACGCCCGTGGACGTGGCAGTATATACTTCTTCAGGTTCTCTTATCTTAGAAGCAGCCTTTACAATGCCAGCGGTTACCATTTCATGTTTAAGTCCTAGCGGTACAAAGAAAGCGTTCTTTCTTTCATCTGCCCATTTCTTTGCAATCAGATTAAGGTTAGGCATAGCTGCTATTCTATGGAAACTAGTACGTGCTCCCCGTTCAATACAGCAGGCTTGATGCTCACTGATTCGTTTACTTGAGGGCATGAAGAGCATGACTTCTTTTCCGTGACGCTTTGCCACATCAAGAATGCTAACACCAGCAAGACCAGTACGGGGTTGAACATAAACGATAGTATCGATATGATCAGGGAGACTGCTGATAAGGCAATCACCACCACGAACTTTAGAACCAACCAAGCGATCGTCACGAACAACACGAATAGTATCATGTTCTCTAACATCTGGTATTCCATAAGGATCCTCCCAATCTTTTGCTAGTTCTAAATAATATTCTTTTGGATCTCCATAAAACGGATTAATGTCTTTATTGACTCTATCTATGACGTGGTTATTATGCGGCAAGAGGTGATACTCCCCAATCGTTACGTCTATAATACGGAGGTGCTATATGAAAACTAGAACCGTGTTCCATATAAGTATTTGCGTATTTTTCAGGATCCATTATATACCATTCTTTTGGTGGCATAATAACTTTGCCTTTAGACTCATCATTAAGTACGTCAATAAATTCGTTAGTAAGATCCCAACGTTCTTTCCATGAACCAAAGAATGGAGTCTTCTTATAAAATCCTGATTTAGGTATACGTCTGCCTTCAAACTCTACCGGTACTGGAGCTGTAAACCATACATCGTCAGCTAATTCATTGCCTTGTCTTACATATTCCTTGATTGTATATCTAAGAGAAAAATCACCGTGACGTAAAACATGATGCCTAATGTCAATTGAGCCCATGCATAATGTAAGGCATCCGACTGATTCCGATATCTCAGTACGTAATCCTCTTCGAATAGTACCAAATAAAGTTTTACCATCAGTACGGTACACGCGATCGCCAGACCCGCCGTAAGCGATTGTATGTGAATCTCCAAAGATAATGCCATCGGTTTTTAAATCCTTCTGCTTAAGAGATGTAATACTTTTAATTCGTTTAGAAACAGAATCACACCACTTGTCCGTAATACCTTTATAGGTTGTCGCAGCAGAAAGTCTTTTCTTTAACATTGCCCCATAGTCAGGCATATCCCAATCAAGAGAAACAATATTAGAACATGACATTACAAGATTAATTCTATCATAAACTTCTTTATTAGCTCCGCCAAATAAATTTAAACTGCCGCCAAAGTTAGCACCATGATCTATATAAACAACATCTGCTTTTGTTATTTGTGGAGTACATTTGTGATCAATAAAGGCACTAAGTTGATCACGCCATAACTGCGACCAGCCATGAACATGCGACTTCTCATTCTTTGGAATATTTGATATAGGATTTGTAATTACGTTCATCCGGCTATTCCCCAAAATATCCAATTAATAATTAACGTACCGCCAAAGATAACTGCCATCAAAGCTAGTAGCAATAATACTTCATCATCCATTATATAAACTCATATAAAACGCCGGCTTCTCTAAACATAGATGCAGATAATTCCCATGAATCTCCCCATCCTTTAATGTCAAAGTCTTTAGGCATTACAACTCTTTGTATACCAACCTGAATAACTCCTTTAGCGCATTCAGAGCATACCGGTAAGCCTGTTACGTATAAGATAGATTTGTCTAAAGACACACCATTGTAAGTTGCATTGTAAATTAAGTTTTGTTCCGCATGAACAATGTACTTGTATTTAGTCGGTCTATCTTCGTACCTATCTACATCGTCAAGAATCCCTCGTGCAAATCCATTATAACCTTGTGCTAGTATTTGACCTTTAAGTCCAACAGCGACCGCACCGATCTGCGTAGATGGATCTTTAGACCAAGTTCCTACAACTCTGGCTACTTCTAAATACCGATGATCCCACTTAGTTGACAAGGTGAAAATGCCTTTCATAGACGTGTAGGTTTTGTACTTGCCAAGTAATGTGTCCTTCTTCAATTACGTTATTTGCGTCGTAAGTACTTAGAGCATTATAATCTCTGACTAATCTTTTCATTACCTCACGTTGCCATGCATAATCATTTTTATAACCAAACACAACATCATTAGAACGCATCTGAACTACAGAATGTAATATATTATCACGAATATAGTAAGTGACGCTGTTAGTACAAATAAAATCCGATTTTCCATTTTCATTATACTCCATCCAAATAGACGGTCTATTGTAAATCATGGAAGCACGTCGACCGTCAGGATTTTCTAGTAATTCATCCAGCACGCAGCCATATTGGTTATAATATTTGTCTGAAAAGATAAGGTGTCCGTAATTAGAATTAATTTCACCATGCTTATTCGCAGCATACTTCCAGGCTTGTGGTGGTTCATCACGAATGTCATTAATATTTGTAGACTGGCTGTCATACCAATCTAATTCTTCTTGGACATAATCATAATTAACTTCGCCAAAAATAGCCGGTTCATCTGCAATGAAAGATGCGCCAATCAACTCTATTGTCTTGGCGCCGGTCTTATCGATTGTAAATGCTTCGTCTTTTAATTCATCAATAAAAAATTGTCGAATGTCACGGACTGCTGTCATTTGCATACTGTACTCTTTTCCTTAAATCAGACGTCGAGAACCTATGGTCTCGTTTATTGAAGTAAAGTTGAATGCCACGTTTACGACATTCATCTTTACCAGTAAAATCTTTATCTCTGTACTCTTCACCCAATATCCTTACATCAATTGGATACATGTTTATTATATCACATAATTCTGATTCTGTACAATAAATAATTACTTCATCGACATATTTTATTGCAGCGAGTTGAGCCTGTCGTTCTACAATCGATTGAACAGGACTATTTTTCTTAGGCCTATCTAACGTGGGATCTATTTGTAAGCCACAAATTAAATAGTCACAGACTGATTTTGCTTCTCGGAGCATAGCAATATGACCGGCATGAAGCAAATCAAATGTAGATGCTGTAAATCCTACCTTCACGCGTGGCCTACTGTTTCTCGTTTAATATCGTTATGATTAAATTCTGCCCAATACAATTCAAATGCAACACCGTCTTCTAAACATTCAAACTGATGATAAACACCTGGCTTAACTTTTGTGTAATCTCCTGGATTTAAAATAGTTTCATCAATTAAATTGTAATCATTTTGCCAGACACGAATAAGCATTTGTCCTGACTCAACATAAAAACCATTCCACTTAAATTCATGAAGATGTTTAGAGCATACTCCGCCTTTATTCATCTCAATACGATGAAACTCTAAAGCTCCATTTGCTTCTACGAGTTCTGTTTGTCCCCAAACTTTACCTGCTATCATTCCATTTCCTTGCATCTTCTGGTGTGTTAATTTCTATTCCGTTAAATATTACTGGATGAACACTAATGTCCCAGCCATTTTTCAGCCAACGCAATTGTTCTAATTGCTCAACTTGTTCTTCACGAGTACCAATCAAGTCTGAATATGATTGTAACGCTTCGCGTTGATAACCATATATGCCTAAATGCCAATCACCATAACCAGTCATTCCCCTACCAAACCATAAGCACTTACCATTGCCTCTTACTAATTTAACGGAATTAGGGTTGTTCTGTTCTTCTTCAGGCATCATTGTACAAACTGTTGATACCTTATACTTCATTAGTTGTATTCGGGTTTTTTCAATCATATCGGCAGTTACATCTGGCATATCACCTTGGACATTAATAAATTGATCATACCGATTTAAGGCGTTCCATCTTAATGCGCCAGAACATCTTTCAGTTCCGTTTGCATATTCTGCTTTCTCAATCCAGCATTTGTGAGGACCAAACAAATCAAAAATACGGAGATCATCAGTAAGAATGTAAGTGTCTAATCCTGTTCCGATACATGTATTATATACACGCTCGATCATAGTCATACCACCAAGATCTACGAGTGGTTTGCCTGGAAATCTACTTGACTCATAACGAGCCGGTATAAGAATAGCGGTCGATATCATTTATCACCTCTTCAAAATTATCTAGTCGTAACATGTTGGGTCCATCACTTGGTGCGTTATCTGGATCTGGATGTACTTCTAAGAAGAAGTTAGATACACCCATAGCAGAAGCAGCACGAGTAAGCCCTGGGACCCAAGCACGATTGCCACCTGAACTTTCACCGCTTCCACCAGGTTTCTGGCACGAGTGTGTTGCATCAAATACAATCGGAACGCTATAGTTATCAAGCATGTACTGCAAACCATTAAAATCAACAACAAGATTATTATAACCAAAACTCGTTCCTCTTTCTGTTATCCAGACTTCTTTAGCATCTTTTGTTTTACTTAGAATGCCAGCCACATCCCAAGGTGCCAAGAACTGGCCTTTCTTAATATTAACTATCTTATCTGTACGACAAGCTTCTCTAATTATATCGGTTTGTCTACATAAGAATGCTGGTATCTGTAACACATCAATGCAATAATTAAACTGATCTCTAATCGTTCTGATTTGTTCAACACTATGAACATCTGTTAATGTTTTTAATCCAGGAATCTCTTGTTTAATATCTACAAAACTATGTGCTGTTGGCACCAGTCCTGGTCCTCGTTCACCATTAAGAGATGTTCTATTTGCCTTATCAAAACTAGCTTTAAAGATGTATTCAATATCATACTTATCGCATACATCTTTACAATGCTTGGCAATCTCCATTGATTGCTCTAGCGATTCGTGTTGACATGGTCCAGCAATAACTCTTAACATTATTGGTTGTGCCCTCTACTAGTAGACATGATTTGAATATCAGTTTCATCTGCCCACCCATCATCTACAATAGCTGGACCATGACCAGTTCCATCAGGAATCTCACCAGTTAATTCCTTGATTCTAATATAAGCATCCTGTAATTGTCTTTGCAAATCCTGAATATTTCTTTTTAATAAATCTATTTCTTCATACTTCGTCATTTTTCTTTGCCCTATTTAAAAAATCTCTGTTAGGATCTTGACCGTCAATCTTACCGCGGGCATACGCAACAGCAAAAGAAGAATAATTAATTAGATCTTTGAGCGAGTCTTCGACACCTTCAAAGTTAGGCTCATAGTTAGGATCATTTTCCATAGCTTCGAGTACAGACCATAGACGAATAGTCTTTGTGTTAATCAATTCCATGATTGACATAACGCCACGTGGATAATAATCAGCTTGACGAATACGTGAGTTTTCGTTCTGATAGTCGTTAGATTTTCTTGCTTGAATTTCTGCACATTCTTGCAGGACTTTTAGTGATTCTTTCATGCTGCGAACTCCATTAAGTCAATAGACGTAGATTTTAAAAATTTTGCATTACTTGTTAAGAAATCTCTGATTACAGTAAAATCTTTTGAGGTTTTAAGATTCTTACATACGAATATTCCGAAATCCATTGCTTCGCACCGTGTATTAAATCGACATCCACTACCACACCATTGATTATACTTTTTGCCTTTTTTACCAAAATAGTTATCAACGTAAAAACGTAATTGATATTCTCCGGTTTTATTAAGGTGATAAAAATTAAATCCCTGATAGCTGCCATCTTTTGTTTTTTCGAACATAGTTTTTGTTTTCATAATATATCCTTTCTCATTCTATTATAACACATTTAAATGTTTTTGTACACATATTCTAATGCCCTATCTGCTTCTACGTCCATAGGACGATTCTCATACCAGTTACCGGTTCCCATATCAAACTCTCGACATAGATTAGTTATCTCATGTGATGTGATTGGATACTGTCGTTCAACAGCTCTTGCCGCAACCGCAACCATTATCTGATACATTTTATGATACCAACCTGTATTAGATATAATCTGGTATTCGCTAGCTAATTTCTTTGGCCAGAAAGGGCAGTCACGATAACTTGTCCATACTATATTTGTATTATCTAGTTTTGATTTTTTGTGTTCAAGAACTTGTTTTTGTAAAGCTTCAGGGAGTCTGTCGATAAAGTTTTTGCTTGATTTTTGTGCATACTCATATTTTCCCATGAGTTTGGCTGGATCAACATATTCGCCATTATCATTAGAGAAGATGAAGTTATAAGCGTTATCGTAAGTTGCAGGAATATAATACATACGAGATAAGTCTTTAGTCTGTTTGTCTGCCATGTTACCAAGCTCTGAGTTGAGCGCATACCAGAAGTGCTTGATCTTATCTTGCTCAACCGAACTTTTAAGCGGGAAAACCACACGAAACTTTGGAAATTCATGAGTGCTACTAGCGGTACTATAACACACATATGTGTAATTACCAAAGCGCTCATTAAGTTCATCTTCTAGTTTGCCTTTAAAAGCGTGATCATCAACATCAATAGCAGCCCAACCTGCCCAAGCATCCACATTCTTGTTGGCCCTAGTTGTATCAGGAACGTATACAGCTGGTGATATAAGTTGCGCATCTTTCTTTCCCTTCAAAGGTTGTTTAGACAGTTTGTAGAAAAGCTCCGAGAACTGTTGCCAGTCTTCGAAGTCCATTCTACGATGCGTCTTATTATCAAAGACGCTTTTAAATAGTGTTAGGGATATCGCCATGGTTTCCATCATGATCAGGACCTTGCCATCCGGCAGGTTTAATTAAATCAGGCAAACCGAATTTATTTGGTCTACCAACTTTCACACCTGGTGTCTTAGCCATATTAGCTTCATAGACTTTGTCCCATGCTTTATTAGCATCTACTCCCATAACATCAAGAGTGCCGATAGCAAAGACACACATGTCAATCAAACCATCAACAACTTCTTCAGCGTCAGAGTTATTAATAGCAGATAATGTTTCTTGATATTCTTCACCGATCATAAGCATACGAAACATAATATATTTCCGCATGAGATCTTTATCATCTTTATTTTTTTCGAACCATTCTTTGACGCCAAACTTATTATGCATCATATAAATGTCATTAGCCCAATCACTCATTAGTATATTTTCCTCACTTGATAATCAAATTTCTCGGTAGTCTTGATATTAATTTTACGACCATCCATATCTCTACCGCGCAAAGATGTTTGGTCAATCTTATTTAGTTCAGTTAATTCAAAGAAACTTTTAGTTTTCTTGCCATCTTCTGTAAACCATATTGTGACTTCGTACTTGTCATACAAAAGTCTTTTTAGCCAGTTTGTCATACAAAGAATTCCTCCAACGTGTTTGAGTTATCATAATTAATAAACCATCCAGTCGGATCTAAAATCGGTTTAAGCGGATCGCTAAACGTTTTAGAAAACTGTAAGTCATAATCCACATATTTTTCTAAGCCAAATTCTTTTGGCAAGTAATCAGGAAACGCAATCACATTTTCATGAATTGGATTAGGTGTCCTGAGATAACAAAACTTTACCTTCTCGCCATTCTGAATCTTGGCATATTTCTTATGTAAATTATATTTATCGATAAGACCATTATACAACAAACTGCCACGGATGTGAATAGGCGTTCCCTTTTTATATGCGATTTTTTCACCTTTTTTTGTTGCCCACTTAGTTACTTCACGTGCACCACGTGGGAAAGAAATGTTTTCAGGTGGAAGAGACCTAAACTCATTATAGAAGTTGGTAATAAATTGTTGTGTGTCTTTCTCGTTACCGCTTATAATAATCTTAAATGCCTTCTTAAACTTATCGCGTACAACCTCTGGAGTTGAAGACTTAATGGCTTCAATGCCCATGATCTTAAGCTTTGGTTCAGCGTATTGAACTCCTTCAGAATTGTGCACGTTTAAAATGTAACGCTTCTTTGCAGTCCAGATACCACGATCAGCAATGACTTCTCGGCCCATCTCCATACGAGGTTTATATGCATTCATCTTGTCAAACAATTTGGCATACGATTTAGTTAATATCTTTTCAAAATGGTCTGAGCATATCTGATCAAGAAACTTGACTGGATCTTTAGGTTTAAATTGTTCTACCAAAGCGCCCATGTTAATATAGAGAGAATCAGTATCAATCGCAATAACGTAGTCCACGTCTCTAGTTTTGAGAACATTGTTCATCTCCTTGTTAATGGCTCTTTCGGCCCATATGACTGATAACTGGCCTGATAGGGTAATACCTTCGGCCATACGCATATCAAAGTATCTAAAGTATTTATTACCGAGCGCGCCATAGAGAGAATTAAGTAGAATTTTAATAGCCATTTGGCGATTGTTATATCGATTAATCTCTCGCTCGAGTTCAACCGTTTTGTTTTTCTGATACTCTTGCTCGATACTCAGCATTTCTTTTTTAATTTGCGTACGCTCAGCATAATATGCTTCAATAATCTTAGGTAAAATGCCTTGAAAGTCTTTACGATATGTTGAACCATTTGCAGCAACAGAATGTTCAGACGAAACTTTACCGTCTATGTTAAGATAGTGATCGACACCAGATCGCTCTGTCTGACCCACAAGAGTCTCTGGTGACATATTGTATTGTACAATTAGGTTTGGATACAGAGAATTAAGATCGAAAGATACAACCCAATCATGTAAACCAACTTGTGGCTCTTTTACATAACCGCCTGGATACGGATTCTTAATCTTTTCATAGTTAGGTGGTATGGCAATCTTTTTCTTGTTAAGCTCGCGATAGATAATAGAATCCCATATGGCCGTAGTGCCGAATGTATCTTGGAGATTAACACCGCCACGATATGCCATAGTCTGTGCCAGCTGAATAAGCCCCATCTTTTCTTCGATGCGATTGACGAGCTGAACGTCTTTGATATTATAGTCTATAAACTTTTGATGATCTTCTTTATACAGGGTATATAGATTGCCATGTTCTTCGTAAGATAACTTCTTTTCACCGAGAACAACGTGAGCAATGTGATCAAGCTTGTATGATTCTTGTGCGCCATATGAATAACCAAATTTCTTAAATAGTTCGAGATAGTCGGCTTGTTGTATGCCAACAATCTCATAGCCATACTGTGTACGGCCAGTAATTTCTGTATTACGTTCGTTTACCATATTCCATGGTGATAATCTTTTTACGGCTTCAATAGTTCCAATACGTGCGATGCGATTAATAAGGTAAGGAATATCGAAAAAGCGACTGTTCCAACCAGTGACGATGTCCGGCCTGTTAGCGCACCAAAACTTATGGAAGCTAGCCAATAAAGCTTCTTCGGTATCGAACTTACGATATTGTATAAGATCGCCATGCATTTCAATATTACATTTTTCATAATCGTAATCTCCTAAACCCCAAACGTGATATATTGATGACTGACTTGATTTTAAAGCAATAGAAATAATTGGCTGAATTGCTTCTTCTGGTTTTGGAAAGCCATCGTCAGAAGCAACCTCAATATCAAAGTTTACAACATTTACTTGACTTGGTTTAAACTTAATTTCTTCCGGAAACATGTCTGTAATGCATTGATGAATATAATTAGTATTGCCATAGACTTTCATACCATCAACATCTTTGTATTGATCTACAAAATTCTTGGCATCCCTCATTGTGGGAAAACCTAAAGGTTCTACTGGCGTGCCATCAAGGGCAAGCCACTCGGTATTTTTATTTTTACTTGGAATAAAAAGTGTGGGCGCAAACTTTATTTTCTTTTCGACACGTACGCCATTGTCGTTATAGCCACAATATAGGATCTGAGACCCATAGCGATTGACTGATGTATAAAATGACAAATTAAACCTCCAACGATATACTTATTCTATCACACTTTGCGGGCAATGTAAACAAAAAAAGGCGCCGAAGCGCCCTTTTTATTTTCCAACTTTTTTTCGATATGAGTGATCAGGATCAAGCATTACAGCTCCTTTAAAAGTTCCTTTAGCTTTCTTTTAGACTTTCCTCGTACCTTTGCTTTAGATACGTCATTATCACCATCACCAACTACAACTAAAGCAATCATGCCCATTGTTGCGTGTGGCGTACATTGATATACATAAACGCCTGGAACATCAAAGGTAATAGAAACTTCTTTATTGTTCTTTGATTTCTTCGGCATATCCCATTCATCAGGTCCAGCAATAAATTCTACGTTATGTCCTTTTGACGTCGGAATCCATGTTATTGTAGTACCTACTTCTACTCTAGCAATATCTGCAGAGTAAACCATCTTTTGTCCATCGTCACGTTTGTTCAACATTTCAATAGTAATATCTCCTGCGTTAGCAGCTGATATAATCATAGTACTCAAAAAGGTAAGTACCATAGTAAATATTAGAGCTTTATTCATATCTTATCCTTATTCGTGTTCACCATTAGCGCTTCTTCCACTATACTTCATGTGTGTGGGATACTTATCAGCCTGCTGATGAACGATTGCTGTTATAAAAATTCCGGAAATAACTAGAACATGTCCGCCAGCTGTCCAACCAAATATGTATGGATTGCTTATAAGAGCAGCAAAGATACCACTCCACATAACTGACAGAATTAAAAATACCATTAATCCGAGTTGAGGTGGTAGTTTACGAAGAGGCGAATGCTCTATAGTCATTATACTCTTCCATCCTTCCTTGGCTACTATCCACAAAGCCATAGGAGGAAATGCTTTTATACTTCCATTCATTACTTATCCTTATTTAAATTATATGGGTCGTACTGTTCTCCGTTATATTGAGAGCCAGTCTTATTTTTACCAGTTTCTACTCCTGCATTACAACCAAACACAACAATACCAAGAAATATTGCAGCATACATCGTAACTCTTTTTGTCCATAACATAAAAGCGTCAAATGTTACTTCGGCTTCTTCTTGAGCTTCTGCTCTTGGGTCTAACTCCCCCATCCTGCGTGTTCCTCTTTGTTTCTCATTCTCACGTGACGAGTTGGAAGATAGTCACCTTGTACTTCACCAAGGCATTTAAACCCCTTGGACAGATCAAGCCACTTTTCTTTCTGTTCATGAGAATCAAATTCCATATCAAATGTTTCACCTGTGCTATTATTAATAATAGTAAAGTGCATTTATTCACCTAGTCCTATGCATGGAATAAGAATGGACTGCTTACAGTTGTCTGGATAAGCAATCGCTGCCCCAAGAATAGGCATACCTACCATTCCAATAATAATAATTAGAAAGGCCCATCCTAGCCCTTTAGTAGTACAATAGTTCTCGCTCATTATTCAAAATGCTTAGCTAGCATTTCTAATCGTTCGGATGCATGACCCATAGTACTTAGCTCTTTCTGCATAGCTTCAACAATATCGCTATGTTCACCAATGCCTACAGGATGATTTAAGTAGACCTCAAAATTAGTTTTGGCCCGCTCTAGCTCACCTTCTGCGTGCATTCTAGCTGCCTTAATTAGTTGCTCTCTCATGTTCTATTACCTCTCAGTGCAAAATATAAACCGCCAACCCAAAGAAACACATGGAAGTTATCGTACAAGATAACATCCCAGAAACTTTCTGGTTGACCTACCCATATAACTCCTGTCATAATACTACAAATTGTAATACCGCTGAACCGAGTTATAATATCATTAATTTCTTTTAGCTTCTGCCATATAATGGCTCCGCCTACAAGCAAGCCAATACCAGCACCGATCTCACCGTATGCTGCAAACCACCACACAATGTAAGGCAAGTCAAAACTTTCTGCACCTTCTATTGTTACCGGTAATTTACTAAAGCCTTGCTGTAGAAAAACAATAGCCAATGGAATACGAAAAAGCCAATGACTCATACAAAATTCTGGAATTTTATTAACAATGTTTTTTATCATATCACCTCTGACTATTGTTCTCTTATTTATAAGTTCTTAAATTCCATCATAAGCCGTTTAGATTGCTCGTGATACCCAAGCCGCGTTAGTTCTGCCGCTGCCCGTGAGTACCCTATCACCTTCATAGTACGGTCTAATGAAGACCACAATCCCGACAATGGCGAGAATATATAAGACGTTATAATTGTCATTAAACCCATCCTTTCAGATTATCATTATAGTCTGTGACTAATCGATAAGATGGATCTCCCATAGCTACTCTTTTAATGTCCCCTCGAGTAATGCCAATATCATTTAATTCATAATCTGTAAGGCTTGAAAGTTCATTATAAGTGTTTCTATAGGTTTGTCTGTTACGTAGCTTCTGTAAGAAGTTCTTTAGTAGATTTGTCATTGATTACCTCGTTTTGACCAATATTGATTTTACGAGGACGCTTCTCTTCTGGTAGGACGACTTCTAAACCGACTGTCAAAATCCCATCCTTCATGTCTGCTCCAGTGACTTCTGTGTATTCGCTTAGACGATACGACTTCTTAAACCTTCGAGCACTAATCCCTTTGTGAACGTAACTATTTTGATCACGCCTTTGTGGTCTATCACCTGTGATAGTGAGCACGTGGTCTTTGATTTCAATATCAATATGATCTTTATTGAAACCTGCAACAGCAAGTTCAATCTCATATTTCATATTGTCGTGTTTAATTACGTTATGTGGGGGATAAGTATCCTTCGCGTGGCTGTGAATAGACTCCAGCTGATCGAAGATGTGGTCGAAACCTAAGAATGCGTTCCGTGGATATACGAAATTACTTGTCATGTTTTCCTCCTATGACTAGCAAGGTTAAAATGGGCCCGATCATTCGGCACCCATATTATTTATATAGTGTATCTATTCAAAAAGTACATAGCAGATATACATTTTTTTACTTATTTCCGATATTATATTTAGGACAAAGTTCCCATTGATCCTTTTCTTTAAACGGAATAATTTTGATTTGCCGTAATGGCGCTAGCGGTTTAGCTTCTTCATTATTTTGAATCTCAACTAAACCCCAGTCTGACATCAAAGTAGTAATAGTGTTTCTACGTGCTACGTCGTTTTCTTCTAAATTTGCTTTCTTACCATCAAGTAAGAATAATTCTTTAAAATGTACAATAAAATATCTGCCTTGCTTATGTAATATATGGCAAGACTGAAATAGTTTTTTATCTTTTCGGGATGCGACACCTATTCGTGTCAGTGTTTCACGAACCTTTAGAAAATCGTCTGGTTCGTGTAGAGTTACTTCCAACATTGAAGTTGGAGACCACTCAACTAGTGCTTGTTCTTCCACCTTTATTCACCTTCTTCTTTAACCCATTTATTTGTTCGGGTGACAGAAGCGGCAATACTTGACGAGCTTTCTCATTGCTATAGCCATAATATTCTTTTACCACTTCGACGTCACTCTCAATTTGAGGCTTTATCCATTTAGAAAAGCGTTTGCGCTTTCTAACCATATTTATAAGAAAGTCGAATTGTAGTTTATTATCGAGGTGGTGGTAGCGATTCATCTCATTAGCTAATACAACAGTATCATTAAAGTAAGAAAGTGAGCGATTAACCATAAAACTGTTATAAGCCTTTTCTGTTATATCATCTGTTATAACATCTTTTTTAGTTGTATTAATAGCATTTAAAAATTCAAAGGGATTCATAGTTGTCCTTCTATTCCACTATCTTGGCCAGGCCATTCATCAAGAAATAATCTTTTGATACCTTCTAAAGATTCAAATGTTTCTTCCGGTCCGCTGACATGAAAACACCGATGCGGGAATCCTTCTATTTGCTTTGCAAACGGATAATCGTTCCCACCTTCTTGCGTATCATCGCCAAAGAAGATAATACTATTATACAATGTTTCTAGCGGTTTGTACACCTGCCCTTTATCTCTTCCTCGTTCGCACACGTCAATACCTGTTTCTCCAGCTATTTGGGCAGAGTATGTATGGAATATTGAATTAAACTCGCTTGCTAAAACTTCTCTCTCATTATTTTTTGTGTCATAATCAATGTATTGTTTTCTTTGAGCTCTAGTACAGCCTCTACCAAGAATAGAAAAGTTCATCATACCCGGCCGAAGGTCAATATGCTTCTTGCCTGTCCTATGAGGAAATCTGCTTTCTTCTAGTTTTTGCTTACACCATTGTACCATTACTTTAGACATATTAAATTCAGGAACAGATTGAACTAACTTATCATTTACCCATAATTCATTGCCTGCACATTGATAGGAACCTTTTACAACTTTAGTAATGTCTCCTAATTGTTCTTTTGTTTTGGCAAAGTCTGATCCTGTTATAATGTAAATGTCGACCTTACTAGCAAGATCCATTATTATTTCAGCATGTGCAGGATCTATCTTTTCTCTACTTGGTGTTAACGTACCATCAACATCAAATACTAGACAGTTATCCTTCTTTGTCTGTGCTATAGCATCTGTTATTCTTTTACCTAAGTTTTCGCCTGTTAGCTTTCTAGTATCAATATCTTTATTAATCCATATCTCATGATCAGGCACTTTTAAATAAAGCATAGGAACGGTTTTGTGACCTTTCTTTTTTAGAAAGGCTCTAGCTTCAGGATCTTTAGTAATGTCTAAGGTTTGAAAGCCTTCGGCCTCGTCCATCTTACTCAGCATCCTTTTCATGATCTCACAATAGTGACATCTAGGTTGCGTATATAATACTAACATTAGTTATGGTTGTCCTCGTGAAAACAATCGAATTGTAATTTATAGTATTCGTTTATTATGTGTTTTTTCCAATTAGAATTATCTACTAAAATCTCACATTGAGCTTCTGTAAATTTTTCATTCATCACATATTGATTACCTATATATTCCCATACGGTGCCATTATTGCCCCACATGCTAATTACTAATACAAATTCTTTCATTACTTAAACTCTACGTTTGCCATTATCTCCGTCATACAAGCTACAACGTTTAACTCATGGTCTGCCACAAAGGCATGTTTATATTGATAGTCAGCTAAAATTAAAACTAGCTGAGGTATTGACCTGTTGGCTACCGTATCTGTCATACTATCATACAAGCTACGAAATATTGTAGATGCATCAATGTCCATATTGTTTGCGACCCAATGCCTCATCTTTTTAAAGTCTTTATCTTTTAAACTTTTTACAAGATCGCTTGTATTATTAATATCCGTAGAGCTATTGCTAATATCAGACCCACCAATAGAAAGCCGCTGACACTCATTTAAAATTCTCCTCCAATCAGGAGCGTGTTTAAGAATAAGATCTGCTGCAGCTTTTTGATCTGTTTGTATACCTTCTTCTTTTAATATATATACGAGTCGTTTGTGAAATCAGCGGCGAGCTCTGCCATTTCTTTTTAGTCGTATTGAATTCATAAACACCACAACGAGAATGTAGTGGTTCAATAATACGATTCTTAAAATTGCATGTGAGAATGAATCTACAATTATTACTAAACTCTTCAATGAATCCACGAAGAGCTGGTTGAGTAGATTGTGGATTAAGATAATCTGCTTCGTCTAGTATGACAACTTTGTATCCGCCTTGTAACGAAATAGAAGATGCAAATTGTTTTATCTTAGTTCGAAGAGTATCTATATTGCCTTCTTCTGAACCGTTGATTATAATATAATCTAAACCAAGTTCATTACACAGTGCTTTGGCAACTGTGGTTTTACCCAGACCAGCGGTACCGGTGAAAAGCATATTAGGCAATTCACCGGTATCCACCATTTTCTGAAACGTATCTTTAAGTCGGGGAGGCAATACCGTTTCAGAAATTACTTTTGGTCGATATTTTTCGACCCATAAAAATTCGCTTGACATAGTCTTTCCTTCATAATTATATTATAACACAGTTTCAATAGGAAAGTACATTATTTTCAGCTTGAGCTTGCTCCTGCTGATAGTTCTCTGCCATTTGAATTAATCTGTACACATTGATCGCGAAGTCGTACCAATAGTAGAAAGCTCTTCACCTTTAAAGGCCACCACGTTGACACATAGTATCAACAACTGCAATCATACTACGAGCAGCACGATTACCTGTTTCATAGATAGGAGCATGTGGATCTCACTGCTTCCGTTGTTTCTTCTTTTTTATCTGACATATTATACTCCGAAGGTTGATGTCTTTTCTAAGGGCGATCCAATATTCGATGCCAGTTTCTTTGTTAACAAAATGTGAAATGAGTTTTGAAGATAGTCCAACTTGATAATCGCCCAGGAATCATTTTTAAATTCTTAATATCAAATATAAAGTTAAAGTTCTCTTCTGTAAATTCTCCACTCGATATCGATAGAGAATGCATTTGACGTAGCGTTTTGGCTATCAACAACTGATAGACTAAGCACACCGTCTTTTCCTTTAATAGAAAGTTCTGAATGACCTAAGGTTGATGCTGCTCTTTTAATACGGCCTAGCGTATCGTTATCTAAAAGAAATGATACATCTGCTGGTGGCATTTTAACATCTTTGGTTGGAGTTGTCAGCATCTCAGGATCAGAATAAAAGTATTTGACACGAGAACGATTGCTACTATCTGTAACAACCACGTAATCAGTTTCAAATTTAAGTCTTGGTTCTCCAACAAGATTGATGACACCTAGAAACTCATTGAGATCATAAATGCCAAACTCTTGTGGGAAGTCTTCTGACAATGTTGCAGAGGATAACACATTACGTGCCTCAGTCATTGTCTTAATTGTGTTGCCTTGTTGAATTACTATATTAGGATTAATAGATGCGTAATTCTTCAATACAGAAAGTGTTTCGTCTTTCAGTTCCATTATATACCTCGTTTGTTTATCATACTATTATATCACATCTTCTAGGACTTGTAAATCTTTTATTTTACTAAAATTCTTTTCTTTTACAAATTCTATCTTGTCTTTAAACTTACCGTCAAGAATATCACCCTTGTGCGATATAATAAACGTATTCGAATTCTCATCAAGAGAATGCAGAATCTTCATTAGGTTCTCAACGCCATCATGATCTAGACTTGAATCGAATGTCTCATCAAGAAGTAGAAGGTTAGTTGATATTGAATTTTTCATTTTAGCAATCATCCGCCATGTAAATAATAAAGCTAAGTCAATACGTTGCTTTTCACCTTCAGAAAAAGAATCGTATGAAAACTGATCTCTATGACGTGATCGAATCGTTTCGGTAAAACTTTCATCTAAATCAAAATGCACATAAAAATCTAGTATCTGCAAATATTGATTTACTAATTTATTAATAACAGGTATGTATTGTTTAATAATCTTTGTCTTGATACCAGTATCCTTGAGCATCTCAGACATAACATTATTGTAAGAATAATCTTCGTTTAGTTTAAATTTTTCAACATTAAATTCATTTACAGTATTTTCCATTGAATCAAGTTCTTCTTTAGCAGATTCAATATCACCTGTTTGATTTATTTCTGCTTCTAATTCCGTGATCTCAGCTTGCATACGACCAATAGATTGATTATTACTATTAACCGTAGACTGAATAGATCTCACATTGTTTAGTCTCTCAGTAACCTTTTCTATATTATCTTCTAACTCACCGGATTTTACAGACGCTTCTTGCATTGCATCTTGGAGTTCTTTCGCTTTTTCCTTCGAGGATTGTAACTTAGCACTCCTGACGGACTCCGTGATTTCTTGTGAGCAGGTTGGACAGTTTTCATTTTCTTCGTAAAATTTAGATTCTTTAACGACCTGAGACATTTGTTGTCTGAACTGCCCACTATATTGAGTAAACGTTTGTTTGCGATCATGTAACGCATTGAGTTCTTTTTCAAGCGGACCTTGTTCGTCTTGGATCTGTGTCGTGAGCGTTGAATTTTCTTCGACGAGATTATTGAGTTCAGTCTTAAGTTTAGCAGCCTGAGCATCTTTCTTATCCTTAGCCGTTCTATTCAATGCTCTTAAGTCATTAATATATTTTTTCTGAGTTGTGATCTTATTAGATTCAACGTCTAACTGAAAAGACAAATCTTTCATTTTATCTTTCAGCCCAGTAGTTTTTTCTTTTAGAAGATTATTCATTTTTGAGAATACGTTAATGTCCAGAAGATCCTCGATCACATCTCGCCGGTGTTGTGCAGGGAGTTGCATGAAAGGAACAAAGGAGGAGGACCCCAAGACAACGATCTGATGAAAGCTTTTATGATTTAGCTTCAAGATGTTTTGCTCGAGAATCTTCTGGTACTCTTTGGAATGAGATGATTGATTAATCATATCACCATTCTTCCAAATCTCAAATACGTTTGGCTTTATGCCACGTATAATTTTATATTTTGCTTTACCTATTACAAATGTTACTTCAACAATACAGTTCTTATTGTTGATAGTATTAATTAACTGAGGTTTATTGATATTACGGTGTGGTTTACCAAACAAACCAAACGCTATAGCATCTAGCATGGTAGATTTACCAGCACCATTCTGGCCTACAATTAAAGTAGACTTAGATTTATCTAGTTTAATATCAGTCCAAGCGTTTCCAGGTAGATAGGAAATTCTTAAACTTTAACGATGTAAATACGATCATACTGCTTTCGATAGCCTGTGCTTCAGTCATAAGATTACGCATAGAAAGTTTTAACCTGCCTTTATCAAGATCAGTTTCTACTGCTTCAATGTACGTATCTAATAGTTCAGTTGTTTCTTCAATAGAAACTGATTCATCTTCTACGCTAGATCCTAAAAACTCATCGAAGTTCTCAGCAATCTTAAGATCGTGAATCTTTCTATTCTGTATTCTGTCAATAAATCTATCAAATGTAAATAGATCTTTTTTATTGACAACAACTACCTTGACAAACTTACCGTCTAAATCAGTTACGTTATATTTATTATAATCTATTTCATCGTCATTGTACACTATTTTTTGAAATAAAGTGTTATTATTTTGTATGGCTTCTAGCTCACGTGTTTCTGTATCGAGAATATGAAAATGCTTAGGATCGTGTGCATCATTCCAAGAGAATTCCATTTGTGTGCCAAGATATGTTACATTATCTTTTTGAGACTTTGTATGATAATGACCAGATAATACTTTTTCAAATCGTGATAGTTGTGTGTGATCTAATCCATGAGGAGCAAGTACGCCACGTAATACGCTAAATCCCTGCAAACTCAAAATGACCACCGATCCAATCACACTTAGCAGTCTTTAAAAACTCCATAGTCTTATCATGGTTCTCGTCACATATCCATGGAACCATACCCATCTTTAAAGAACCGTATTCCATAACAGTAGGCTCATGTATAATATGAACCTCATTCATATAATGTCCTAGTAATTCTTTGAGTGAGTTTAAGTCATTAGTATTTTTGTAGTAAGTATCATGATTACCACAAATAATATCCATTGTTATTCGTTCTTTCCTAAGCCGTTCAAGAAATACATGCCGGTTACGGTTAAGGGCACGGAAATTGATAAACTTCCGGTGATCGAAGTAATCACCAAGATGGATAATATGGCTAATACCCCGTTCCAAAAGAGTAGGAAAAAATACATCATTATAAAATTTTTCTGCGTTATCGAGAAAGACGTCAGAAGAATTGCGAATCCCACAATGAGTGTCATTTATTATTGCTACCTTCATTAAAAAAGCCTGTTAAATCAGAATCTACTTTTTGTACAGGTCTTTTACGTTTCTTCTCTTTCTTAGCAAATTCTTTTACTTTCAGTGTCATAACCTCTGACTTTTATCGATTCTGTCTTTTAGAGTATCAACAAAGTTAGCTGCTACGCTATTGTCTGTTTCATCTAGTAAGAAAGCTTCTACTCCCTGATTGTGACATATATTTAAACTTAATGTCTTGCTGTTTCTTTTCTTTAGCAATACGTCGCAAGAATGCATACCAAGAAATCTGGGTAAAGTATGCAAATGCATTAGGTTTGCCAGATCGTGTAGCTGCTTCTAGATTATAATTTTCTATTGCTTTAAGACAATTTTCGACTGCGTCCATAACCATTTCTTCTCGATACGTATATCGGATAAAATTAGATTTATGGGAAAGTCCTTCTGCTATTTTAAGAAAGCAAGTAGCGATGTAATCAGGCACAATAGGAAGTTGTTTTTCTTCACTCTTTGCTTCACGTACAACAGTAACGTAATCAACTACTGCCTGTGAGAATTGTGCATTATTTACATAATGTGGTCTGTCTTTAGGTTTCATAATATATCCTTAATATAATATAATTCTATCACGTTTAAGCACGGATGTACACTAAAAAAAATATTTATTTATTGCTAAATTAACTGTGTACAATACCAGTAAAACTGGTGTATAATTAAAGAGTACAGTTGAGGGATGGATAGGAATACCTACAATGCCGATCATATTTTGTCTATCGTAAATTATATTACGTACTTACATCATCCCGATACGGAATCTAGTTCGGATAACAATTCACTTTGTTGTTTGACATACGTATTGTACCCATCATCTCTCAATGTCATCCATATTTTTCTTTTTCTCACCTTCTTATCCTAAAGAAAGTTTCGATCGCCTTAAAATATTCTAATATCAATTCTTGATTCGAGATTTGCTTCTGCGATAATATGTTCGCGGTTAAATCGATTTGAAAAGCCTACTTTTGTATGCTGATACATCATAAATGGGCGAAACGCGTAATAACGAGTACCGTTTGCCATGTTATCCATTTGTACCATCTTCATAGTTTTTCGTATAACAATAGCATCATCATCTTCATGATACTCTACTACTTCACACATAATTTCATCGTTGTTAGCTAATTTAAATTGTCTAATTTCCAATTGGCACCTCTATGACTTTATAATCAAATTTCTCTTTATTATATATTTTTATTCTTTCCTCGCTGTGGAGGATCGCGTAGTTCTTCCTGCTTTTCGTTTGTAAGTCGTCCGCGATATCATATAGTCTTGTGATGCGGCCATCATCCGCTTTTCTGAGTCCTCGGCCGATTGACTGGAGGACTTTGATTTGAGATTTTGACGGCGAGGCGAAAACAATATTATGCAAATTTTTAATGTTGATTCCTGTACTAAATGTACCCAAGCTTGCAACAATGATAGCATTCTTTTGTTTCTCCGTAATCTCTCTTATAGCTTCTCTATCTGACGTTTCTACTTCACCTGATACATAAAATACTTTTCTTCCTTCTTCAATTTTGGCATTTATCATATCAAAGAGAGGCTTACCGTGCTTATCAACAAAATTAAATAAGACGAGAGTATTGCCATCAGCATCCAAAGCCAAATTGCGAATGAAAGTGTTGCGAGAATTATTTCTAACGATCCAATCAATTTCATCCTGGTATGTCATCTTCCCAAAAGACTTACGTGTCTCTTCGTTATATTTTAACATAATTATATTTATATCAAGTTTAGCAAGAGTATTATTGTCTTGCAGAGCTTTAGTAGTTGTTACTCTATGTATTTTTCCGAATAGGCCCTGTAGGACGAGGTGATGGACTTGTGCATTGTCCAGAGTACCAGTTGTGCCAATCCTATACTTTGCTTCGGTACATTTGTTCATAATATCAGTTAGCGACTTTGATTTAAATCCATGACACTCATCCCCAACTACCATGCCAAATTGATCAAACCACTCTTTTGGCAACTTATATATTGATTGCCATGTAGATATTACTACAGAAGATTCTATATTATCTTTATCTTTACCAGAATATATTTTGTGTATAGCCTTCTCGCCTAAACCATAATCAACAAAATCTTTCTGCATTTGTTCTACTAACGATGTTGTAGGTACAACTACTAATACTCTTCCGGCACGTGGGTATCTGAATCCATCTGAGATATACTTTAGCCATAATTGTGAAATACAATAAATTATTAAAGATTTACCAGAACCTGTAGGAGACAGCAATACACAGCGATTTATGTTTAATGCTTTCATTACCGCATCAAACTGGTAGTCACGAATCTCAATAGGCTGGCCGCGACTAGTTAAATTTAAATCTTTTATGTATTCATATATTTCTTTAGGATCTTCTTCACTTTTATCCTGCGGCGCGCCATATTTAGTTGATTCTGTTTCAAGAGTATAACTTCTTTGTTTACAGAATTCGTCGACAAATGGATATAAACCTGCAGGAAGTTCTTTACTTACATTATTAAATAATCTTATTTTGCCGTCCCATATTTTACGTTTGTACAGTTTCATGTACTTGTAACCAGGAACAAAGAAAGAAAAATAATCACTTAGTTCTTTTGCAATTCCGGCATCGCAATCAACAAGAGCTATGCTTTCATTTTTCTTCCATATTTTAATGTTAGCCACTTACAAAATTCTCATCTGGTCTGTACCATACTTTTTGGTGATATAGTTTTGCTAATATCTCAGTTGCTTTAGCATCATCTCTTTGATATTTTATTAACGCATTTTCAATTATTTCAATATCTTTTACATCTAATTTAAACTCTCTATTATATTTAGCCACCACTTTCGAAGATCCTCCATCTGATCATATTACCGATAGTCTGATGTCTCCAATTTATATTATTCATAATCTCATTTAAAGTATCTATTATAGTTTTTAGATACTCTATTTTATCAACAGACTGCTGAATTTCTGGATCAGAATCGTAGTAGTAATCCATTTCACCTTTTAGTATTTTAAGTCCATCAAAAGGGTCCGGCTTCCACCCCTTATCAACTATTTGATCCTGATCCATCTTTCCATTATAATAAAGCCATTTGTCTTTAAGTAATATTTTCTGTTGTTGCTCAGCTTTCTTTAACCTCAATTTCATAGTAGAAAGAAGTTCTAAATATTTTGCGTGTAGCATCGGGGTTTGTCTAGATGATTCGTCTAAACTAGTTTGTGCAATAGCACAGTCACTCGACCACATGTCGAGAATCACTTTCAAATCCATAATATATCCTAGTTTTTATTCAATGTCAAAGTATGTAAATCTAAATGAAATTGGGAATGTAATATATTGAACATCGCCAGTAGAAGCTTCAAAATTTACATCTCCTAATAATGTTGGGAAGGCACTTCTATATATAATTTTCTTTGCAACGTTATTATGACTTGTTAATATAGAGAGAGTTATATCTGCTTCAGAAGGTCCCTTTGAACTGTTTGCTGCTTCTGATGCTTTAACGTCTGGCGCCTCAACAAAAGACTTTAACCAGTTATACATTTCTGTATATGCTGATAAATTTTCATCCATGATAATCATTGCTGTCATCTCACCGAAATTTAATTTATCTCCTGTAAGTGGAACGCCGCCAATTCTTTTATATGGTACTTCTATTTGAGTTACTGACATATCTGGATGCATAATAGATTGTGCAAAGTATTCTACGTTTGGAAAGTACTTACGATTAATGCCTATCTTAAACCCAGTAGGTTGTAGATAGTTTGCATTAGATGTAATAGTAGATTCTAAAATCCCAGCAGATGTGGTTGTTGTCGATATAGCCATATAATCTTCCTTTATATGTCACTATTTATAATAAAAAAAAGGGTCGCCGAAGCGACCCTTGTGGAGGTATTTCCGTTGGCTTATGCCATGATATTGTCTACACGGAAAATTCTGTAGTATTGGTTTGATTTCGCAGCTGCCAAACCGTTTGCAGGTGTTGCACCTACGAATGGGTTTGATGCCATGCCGTATCGAGTTTTAAAACCGATTTTTGGCTGGAAGTTTTCTTCCCCTACCGCACGAACCATAGTTAATGGTACGTATGGACAATAGAATAGACCAGCGTCATAAGGGTTAGTACCCTTGTAACCAACAGTTACGTAATCAGCAGTTGCAATACGGGTCGATGTATACTCGTGTACGACCGTTAAGAACACCAGCGAATGTGTTGCCTGTGTCATCAACGTTCAAGTTTGTTGACAATGCAGGAGAGTAATCCAACATGCCAGAAGCTGAAGAGCAGAAGCAACGTCAGAAGAACATACATGAAGTTACCTTTACCGCGTACGTGTTTCTTTAGCAATTACGTTAGCTTCACGTTCAATCTGAACGATTAGCCTTTGAACTTCTCAACTGACCAACGACCATCAGCATCTGATGACTATGTCGAAGATACCGTTAAGCAGCTGTTAGATGTCTGCACCATGTTTTAGCTTGGCTGTTGATAGTTCTAATAACTTCACGGTTGATTTCAGCAAGAATCTCAGTTGATAGAGATGTTTGCTAGTTCTGTTTCAGCATCTAGACCATGAATGGCTTTAAGATCTTGTGCTAGTTCTAGAGTATATTCCGCTTTCAACGCACGTGACTTTGCAGTCACAGTTGCTTTTTCAATGGTGAAACCCATTTGCTCGAAAGCATTTGAGGCTGAGTCACCAAGAGCTTCAGCAGAGTCTGTAGTCATACCCATGTTCTTCAGATCTGTTACACGATCGGAATCGATTGTAAGAGCAGCAGCACCGCCACCAGTATTTGTTACGTTTAGACCTGAGCCATCTGTACCTGAGGCTGCAGATGTTTTTGTACCTGAGTGACGTGTAGGAGCTTCGTTAAAGAGAGCTTCTGTTTGGTTAGTTGCACCACCGTCAAAGCGTGATTTCATCGCAAAGATGAGACCAGTTGGACCTGACATTGGCTGAACACCAGCAACATCATACGCCATTAGGTTTGGCATCGCACGTCGTACGAGTGAGATTAATACAGGATCCCATGTTCCGATGGAACCTGTGTTAGCACCGGCTGGTGCAGCTTCTGTTAAGAAGTTATTCTGAGAACGTTCTTCACGAAGAGCGACCTCTTGGTTTTCTAGAATCGCAGCTGTTACACTACGTCTATGAGCATCTTTAATAGTACCGGCAGATTCTTCATTAAGTACTGGTGCCCACTTTTCGACTAATTTGTCATAAGATTGCATTTGTTTGGACTCCCAAATTTATGTTTGCGCCGACTTGCGGATCGCGGTGAGGTATTGCGCCATTGGGCCAGTTGCTTCAACGATGTTTCCATCGTCATCTTCAACTCCGTCTTCAATTACAGACTCAACAGCTTCTTTTTTGAAATATGACTCTTTTACAGTTTTAACTTTTTGAGAAAAGGTTTCTGTATCTTCAAAAGTAATATCTTCTACAAGCTTCGCAAGTTTTTCAACTTGTGTTTCAGCAAGATCTTTTGAAGCTTCACGAATTACTTCGTGTCGTTTCATTGTTTCTAGCTCTTCAGAAGCCTGAATTGCTTTTGCCATAGAATTGTTCAGAGCTTCTTCAAGATCTGTTACTTCTAGGGAAAGTTCGTCAACTAGGTCAACTTTAGATTCTGGAACTTCAATGTAAGATTCTGTAAACAGGTCTTTCAATGAATTCATAAACTTCTCAGAAATCTCGGTACGCAGACCGGTTTCTACTGCAAGTTTATTTTCTTCCATCCAATTCTCAACAACATAGTTGAGGTAGCTGTCAACTTTCTCGACCATATCTGCTTTAGTAGCTGATACTTCTTCTTCGAGTTCAGTTGCATAGTTTTCTTCTAAACGATCGATCTCTTCAGATAGTTTAGATTTAATAGCTGCTTCAAAAATTACGGCTGTTTTAGCTTTAAACTCTTCAGAAAGAGTAGCTTCAGACTCGATTAATGCGTCTAGATCTTCAGAAAAGTCAGCCTGATATTCAACGAGTGGTTGATCATCAGCATTTAGCTCTTCTAACACAGTTTCGCCCATAAGTTTAGCATACATGCCAGCAAGCTCTTCTTTCTTCATTTTGCTTGCTTTCATGTACATTGCATTAATCATACCAGCTTTGGTTCCTGGCAACTTTTGCATAGGATCTTTCGGACCGCCTTTGCCACCTGGCTCTTTAGCAGTCTTTCCTTTTCCTTCAGCACCCTTTACAGAAGCAACTGATTGCGCCTCTGCATTTTTGGGATCGTGAGCTTCTTCGATTTCATTCTCGTCGAGCTCAACATCCTGATCTTGGATTTGGTCAGTCATGTCTTGACTCCTATATTATAGTTTAGTTTTCAGTAACGAGAGGAAATTCTTAAACTCACGAGTCTGAGTCTCATAGAGATCAGCACGTGGAGCTGTTTTAATTTCAGTCTCCATTTTTTCAATTTCTTGAGCTTCAATGATGCCATTATTCCAGATCCAGTCAACGCCTTCCATAATTCCATTAACAAAAGCTCCGGGAGCTGATGGATCTTGTACGATGTCAATCGTATTAAGCATAAAGTCATCTTTGACATACATGGCATCGCCACGTCTCTCAAGGCTACCCATACCACGAGTTGAGACACCTAGTTGCACACCACCTTCAAGTAAGCCTTTAACGACTTCACCCATTGGAGTGCCCAATATAGTTGCCTTACCCACCACATCCTTACCCTCAACTTTGAGGTCAGTTATGAGATGGGAAACTTTGTCCAAGTTGACAGTAGGACCTTCGGGATGGTTTAATTCACCCACGGCCCGTTTAGTTGCAACTTGTTCTTTGGCGTATTTCTTTACTGCAGCTTCCATAATTGGCTGCGGATATATACGTCCATTTCTATTCTTTTGTTCAGCTTGCGCGAATACGCCTTCGATAGTATAACTCTTACTACCGTCCTCCTTGGCTTCCACCAAGCATTGTATATTCTGTTCAGTGTATTCAGCAATAAGCTTCATTGATCTACTTCCCTAACGAATTGCATAATCATTTTCATTGCATGCTTTTTCGTGTCATAAGTGTCTAATTTCTCACCGTCTACATATGCTTCAAACTTATCATACTTCTGTATAATCTCTAGTCTGAAACCCGTATATTTTCTTTGATATACTGTCCGCTCTTTTGTTACGGCTTCTCTAAGATTCTTCAGGGTCTTCATCGGATTCGTCTGTATCAGGCTCGTCGTCAACATCGTGTTCATCCTCTTCAGACTCATCTTCTAATTCTATGTCATCGTCTAAATCTAGTTCTAGTTGTTCTTCATCTTCTTCGGATTCTAATCCATTATATATTTGTCCAGACACTTTGATTCTTTCTTGTTCCAAAGTATCAGAAAGCTTTTGATTCATAATATCTACAAATGTAGTATTAGCTCCAGCATAATCTTTATCAGCTGCTTGCTGTATCAATTGCTCAATGTTTTCCATAATAACTCCGTTTCCTATTATTTATAATAAAATTATTCTTCATCTTGATTTTGTTGCGCATTATCCTGATCTGCCTGATTCGGCTGTTCTTCAGCATCTTGCTCAGCGTTTTGTTTAATGTCATCGTCGTTAAACATTAACACATTTTTCATAACCCATTCTTTTGAGAAGTAATCACCTACGTATTGACTTACTTGATCAAGCGTTTGCAGTCTTTCTCTTAATAGTTCGGCATCTTTTAATTCTGTAAAATGATTATCTCTTGTATAATCAATAACTAAATCGTTCTTCCATTCATTCCAATCTTCGTCAGTGATTAAACCTTTCATCACAAGTTGTTTCTTTAGAATTTCTAAGAACAACATTGAGAAACGTTTACGAAGTCTGTCAATAAACTTCTGAAATTTTAATTCATCTCTACTTATCTCAGTAGATCGACCTAGACTAAACTGTGCTTCCTGTTCTAAGCGATTAATCGGTACATTAAGAGACCGATAAAGACGCTTTTGGAAATAGACGATATCGTCAATCTGTCCGAGATTTTCTCCTCCTGGTAAAGTAGAGATCTCAGTGCCTCTTCCACCTTCACGTCTTGGTAGCCAGAAATCTTCGAGCATTGACATATGTTTGCGATCATCTCTTATTTGTCCTGTGTCTGCATCATATACAAGTTTATTACGGTAACGAGCCATAATATCTTTCATATATTGTTCAGACTTACCTCGTGGTAAGTTACCTACGTCAATATAGAATATTCGTCTCTCAGGCGCCCGTGCAAGCCTGTAGATAACCAGTGAGTCTTCCATCATTCGAAGCTGGTTAATTGGCTTCAGAGCTTTATGTAAATGTGATACAACTTTCTTTCTATCAGCTGATAAAAGTCCAGATGTCACATAACTTACCGAATCATGAGATAGTTTTACGCCTGATGTCTGTTGCCCAGGTTTCTCTTGATAAATGTAATATTCATCAACTGATTCAACTAAGTTAGCTCCAGTGACTGGATCTTTCTTTTTCTTTACTTGTTTTACTTTACGAATCTTTGCAGAGTCAATAGGACGAATCTCCTGAATACCTGCTTTAATATTAGATTCATTTACAACAAGGTGATGATATAAACGGCCATCAATATACCAACGTTTAAACATGTCGTGGCCATTATTTGTAAAGTCCAACATCGATAAGACGTTATCGAACTCTTCTGTAATTCCTTTTTTAATCTGATCTGATACTTCAACTTTATCAAGAACAATTGTGACTGGTGCCTCTTCTTCTGAAGCTGAAACAGATTCATTAATAATATCTTCTATTGCGGCATCAACTTCCGGATGTGTTGCAACGCCACGGTATTTCATTATCATCTGATGATTGTCTTTAGAATCATCTCCATCAATATTAATATACTGACCATAATGAGAACCAGAAGCAGTAACGTATCCTGCACCATCGTCGTCTTGACGAGGTACAATAGATTGTAACTTCTTGTCTTCTTCTTTTTTATTTGCTCTCCGAATTTCGAAGCCAAATATTTTTAATGCATTATTGTCGGCCATACTTCATCCTAAATTAAATAAGGAGGCCAGAGAACCTGGCCTCCTGAACAACTTAGCTAGTTGTGTTTGATGTCCAGTACTGGTAAGTCCACTCAATTGTGAACTCTTCAATCTGATCATTGGCATCATAAGCAAGCTCGATTGGTGAGATTGCTGTTGGGAATGCCGCAATAAAGTTGTATGTTTTAAGAACTTTTTCGTCCTTATCCAATTGGTCAACTTTTAAATCAGCTTGATAGTTTACTGGATTCACTTCCCCTGTATTAAGTGAATGAGCATTAATCCCATTCATCCATCTTTCCATTGAATCGCGAATTGTAAAGTTTGTATCGTTCATACAAGTTACAGTCCATGGTTCAAATGTACGATCACCAGCCATATTTAGCACTCGGCCTCGGAAAGGCACTGGCATAGGTGGAATCGTAGAACCAGGCAACTGAGCCGCTCTACATAAGAAAGAAGTTAATTCAGCATCACCCGCAGTGGGAATTGCTGTTGGAAAGTTTACAGTGACTTTAAACAGATTTGGACGTGCGCCCCCCACCTGCAAGTTTGGATTTAAAATCGTCGATACCTAAAATAGCCATTTAAACCTCCTTACACCCCAGCGATTTCTGCGAAATCAACTCCGGTACGTACGGCAACAAAGTTAAGAGTAACAAAGTTGATCGAACGTGCAGGTTTGACTAAGACTGTCGCAACAAATTCATTTCTATCTATAACTGCACCCGTATTGTTTGTTTCGTCACAAATCACACGGAAGTCTGTTATACCACGGCGACCTTTGATGTCTCTTAAGAATGGCTCTACAACTCCAACGAACTCTGCTCTTGTGAATTCATCGTTGAATTCGAACATTACGTTTCGAGCTGCAATCGAGATTGCTCTTTCGATAGTCAAGAACAAACGACGTACGTTAATACGATCGAATGCCGAAGGCCTTGCGAGTTTTGTCTTATCACCAAATAGTAGCAATCCTTGACCAGGAATATTCGCAATCGGGTTAATACCGTTACGATATAGCACATCTCTCTGAGCTTTGTTCGGAGAGTATGAAATACCTGTTACACCAAGATATTGACCACGTCGCGGACCAGCTGGTGAGAACCAAGTTGCCGCTGTTACATCAGTCGCAGCCATAACGCCTGCGGTTGAAGAGTTTGCGGGGACAAAGATAAACTCATCGTTATATTTATCATAGACTTTAAGAAAGTTATTGTCGACAACTAAATATGAAGAAGCAGTAAATGTATTAGCGGTCGTCACAGCAGCAGTATTAGCATTTGCCGGAGTTGCACCAACGATATCGCTTCTTGCTGGTGAAGCAACTACTACGCAGTCTTTACGTTGACCTTGAGCAATACTTACCAAATCGTTAACGATTGTTGTCGTATCTGTTCTTGATGACATTTGAGGAGCAATCATAAGATCTACTTGGATATTATCTTTGTCTTCAAACTTATCAAAACCAGTAATGTAATCACCTACGTCCATATTTTCTGACTCATCACCAGAATCTAGTTCGTAGTTTTTAGCAGCTAGTACGCCAGCAGAAAGTTGGAAATCTTTTCCAGAATCTGCATCTAGTCCAGAGTTTGCAACAGTGTAATCTGAATCAAAACCAGCCATCCAAATGTATGCTGATTTTCTATTGATTACGTCTCTCACAAAGTTTGTTGAACCATCTGATGTTTTAGCATTTGCTGCCACTGAAACAAATGGATATGTTTCTAATACTGTTCCCTTTGTACCGGAAAATTTGCCGCCTTGGTCGACAACTGCAACGTGAATTTCGTCGTTCACTGCGTTTTTGCCTTCAGCAAAACCTGATGTACCGGGAGGTGTATCAAAATTATCCTTATATGCCCATCCATTATATGCTGAATCAGCACCTTGTTGTGGGCATAAAGAAACTCTTAAGCTATTGCCCAGTGCACCTGGCCATTTAGCTACGAATGTATGTTTATCAGAATCAAATCCTGCTAGTGCTGCATCCCATGCATCACCATCTTTAACTCTGACATTTTTGCCCTTAGCTACTTCGTTATGATTATAAGCGTTATAACCATCTGTATCGCCTAATACACGAACAACTTGAAGGGCATTTGTGTACTTAAGAAAGTACGCTGCCGAATGGAAATCGACAGAATTAGCGGGTGTTGGCGTCCCAAATGTTTCTGCCAGCTGTGCTTCATTAGAAATCAAAACTGGTTTCTCAACAGGGCCCCAACGGAAATTACCAACAAATGCGCCAGTAGAAGAAGAAACTGCTGGCACTACACCAGACGCGTCTATCTCTCTTACCGTAATTGCCGGAGATTCTGAAAATGCCATAATTTCTGTCCTCTCGAAAATTTAAATTATATGCGGGTTCATAATACGAATTCTTTTTCACTCAGTCTTATTTATAATATTTAAATATCTGGCATATATTCTATAGCCCACTGCCTTCCTTCAATTTCTTCTTCTGTTGGGTGAGCAGGTAGTCCATCATCAATAAATCCAAATGGAGGGAGATCATCTTCTATTTCTTTCATCTTTTGTTTAAACATTATTTCTTTTAGATTAATATCAGTCATATCGCTAAAATATTGTGTTGACATAAAATAACCTAGCATTACTAGATTCATCACTAAATCGTCATGATTTCCAGGAGAAGCTTCGTATGATACTCCTTTTGCTACAAATGTAGATATTTCTAAAATAGTATCATCATCGCATATGTCTAGTTTGTTATTTTCTATTATATCTTTAAATGATGAGCAGCCAAGCCTTTTAACTTTACGAGTCATTTCAATTCCAAGAGCATTTGCTTTAATGGCAGACTCAACATGCATATTCTCATATTCTAGATCATGATAGAGACCATTTGTCACAAGAGAACCTTGATCATTTGACTCAATTACGACATATGCTTTGTTATAGGAATTCGCCCACTTATATATAATATTAGGGAAGAGTAATGGAGAGATAAGATTGTTGCGATAAACGGCAACCTGTTTAAAAGGTCTAGAGCTTATATCGATTAAATTAAATGTAGAATAATCCTGTCCTCTTCCTTTCGATACGTCAACTAACATAACGTACTCGTTATCTTTTTGTGTTTCTTCGTAGATCTTAAGGTCACCGCCTTCAAGATAGCGCAGAGGATTTTTTGCTCGAAGCTTTAGTAATGTTTCGGCGTTAACTAATGTATCTCCGGTACCAAAAAATGTATTTCCAAACTCTTGGTCAAATTGTAGCTGAGACGTATTTGCTATTGTCTGGTTTTTCCAGTTCTCGTCACGTCCAGGTACGTCCCACCAGTCAACGCGAAAAGGTTTAAACTCATTTATTCCTTGCGCAGCACCTTCCCAGATTTTATGAAATACGTTACCAATACCATTAGCAGTAGATGTAATAATGATTTTAGTATTTGTACCAGATGAGATAACCGGATATGTCGACGTATAAAACTCAGCAGCATTTTCCACAAACGCAAACTCGTCTAAATACAATAACGACACAGACATACCTCGAATCGAGGAGCCTGACGTTGCCGCTGCAACGATACGGGAATTATTTGAAAACTCGATTGAACCCTTATTCAAAGCCTTACAACCGGGCTGTAAGAAAAAAGGTAAATTTTCTAGCATAAGAGTAATACGACCCAGCATCTCGCGAGCTGTAGCACCTTTGTTTGCCATAACAGCAATAGTTTTTTCTGTATGAAATAAAGCGTACCATAATAGATATGCCACTGAAGATATAGATTTACCAGACTGTCGGCATGCTAATACTATATTAAAGCGATTTGCATCAAACGCTTTAAACATTTTTTCTTGGTAAGCATATAATTCAAAAGGAACTAATCCCTCATCAAGGGATATAATCTTACAATAAGTTGTGGCGAAGTGTGACGGATCTTTCATACAACGAGCATACTCAAGAACTTCTTCGTTTGTCCATTGAGTAACTATTCCGTCTCGTTTTATATTAGGATTACCTAAGTATGTGTCATTCTTTTGGAGTAACATCAATCATTTCATCTTGTAGCATACGTTGTAAATCTGAAGTAGATCCAACAAAAACATTATTTGTAGTCTGCCCTTGAGGCAAAGCTTTCTGTTCTTTTTGTTCAAAGTCTTTTTTCTTCTTATGCATATCCATAAGATTGCCATTAATATCTGATATGTTTTTCATCATATTAGATAAAACTTCAAAGGCACGAGGATGTTCAGTTGCTCTTGCAACCTCCATCATCTCTTCCATTGACTCAGATCCTTTTGCTAACAGATCATGATATATCTGTCGAGCATACTCAAAGTCATTATTAGCTGTGTTTGAATCCATCATAACGCACTGTCAATTCCTAATATATTTGTTGTAAATCCAAAGTCACTGTCTGGGCTAGCACTGCCTGGATTAGGTGTCACTGTTATTCTTTCTAATGGAACGTCTGAATCATTAAGCCCGGCATTAATATCGAGAATATCAGTAATAGCTGTACGTATAATACCACTAGATGTAACCGGTCCGTGAAACGTAATATGCATATCAAAGTCCATGGTATATACTATTGTTCTACGTGAAGCAACCTCACCTTCATAGTCATCATTCATTGTAACGCCAGTCAAAATAATTGGTACGTCTTCTTTTATAGTATCAATATCGTCAAAAGGTTTAATGCTTAAAGTATATTGTGGATTAAAATATGGTATAACTTGTTCAACCACCTGCAAAGCGTCGTCTTGCATTTTTGCAAAAACGCTCAGTTGAAAGCTAATCATATATGGAACGCCAACTTCTATCTTACTACGAGATAAAACTGTACCGGCCACGGGGGCACGTGCAGTAACGTTAGCTTTTGGCAACTGTCTTGCAGGATCATAAGAAATATTCATAATCTCAAATGACATACGAGGAAGCTTTATCGCTACTCTGCGTTCTTCTAGATCAGGTACTTCTCTGATTCTATCGAGAAACTTAGACCTAGGTCCGTAAGATAAAGGTACTTTTTGTGTGTTAATAATACCACCGCTAGCGTCTTTACGCAAAACGTATATGTCGTTAAACATAGCACCAAAAGTAGCTACTGCTTTTCTTATTCTTTGATGATAAAAATAATTTCCAAACATTATCCAGGATCCCCAAATGGATTTGTCTCACTAAAGTCAATAAAATCTAAACCTTCAAAATCATCATTTTGTTCATTGGCATGCATTTGATTATCTTCCGTAAACGATGATACAGTTCCAGTTGCATTTGATTCTTGACCAGTAATAAGTTTTCCGGTAGTTGGCAGATGGAATTTTCCGTCACTTCCGCCTAAATGAATAACTGAAAGCGAATTTGCACTAGATACCCATTCAGAAACCTCTGCACCTAATACAGTTCCATCAACAAGAGTTTGTGTTACTCTCTCGCCTATTTGGAAATCTCCACTCACACCGCTTAATACCATATCAAATTCGTATGCATTTGTTTGTTCTATAGTATCTATGGTGGTAAGATCCGTATCAAGATCTTCACCAGAATATTCAAATAGTTGACAACGCATTTTAAATGTAGGTAGATTTGCTAACTGATAAAATGGTTGCTCGTGTTCTACATGCATAACTTCAAACATTGATTTAGAAAGTGGAAGGAATATGAGATCTCCTTCTCTCGGTCTTTCACCTTCTATTTGGTTATCAACTTTGCCAACCGTAGTATTCCAACGTCTTCGAGACACGATAAAAGTAGCTTCATCCCGTATCTCAACTCCGAACTTAGTGAATAAGTCTCCTTCACCGTCGAATCCTTCTGTGTTTTCAATGTACATCTCAATCTTATAAGAGTTACTAAATTTTGACGATACGTCTTCGCCTAATATTCTATTCTCATTTACAACAGTACGCGGTAGATAATAGACATCTTGTCCATACATCTTTAGAGATTCTATGATTATATTTTCATAGAGCTTCTGTTCAGATCTAATTGCATCTGAGAAATAAATATTTCGTGCCATGTTAACCTACAAAAAAGTTAGGTGGAAGTTCATGTTCTAAACGTATGCGTTCGCGAAGCCTATCAATTTCTTGTAAAGCATCGTCGTATAACTGTCTACCGTTTAGTGTAACGCCTCCAGGTAATTGCATTCCTTCGAACTTAATTAGGTTTGCGCCCCATTGTTGTTTTATTAGCTGAGTAGAATATTCTTTTAACCACATATCATCATATACACTTGTATGAGTATCTGGATCTATTATTTGATATATCTCTGCAACTACAAAATCTCCTACCTTTATTTCTTTTTCAGCAAACGAACCATGTATATAAAGCCTATCTTGTCGTCTAGCAAATTCTACTTGCGGATGCCCATTTAGCTTCATATCTAATAACGATAGATATTGTTGCAATTGCTCATAGTAAGCCAAGTCACCGGCAAAGTTTTGCATATCAGCAATATCATTTAACATCAACTGATATTTTATATCAAAGAAGTTACGAGAAGAGCCGAATGAAGAATTGATCGGTAATAAGCGAGATACATATATAATATTAGAAGAAATAGGAATATAACCATTATCAACATCAGTTTGTGTAACCTGATGCTTTAGGTATGTTTTAATCGTAGCGTCAGAGTGAAACTCTTGATACATCTGTAATGCATCATCAACTCTCTCTTCAAGTTGATCGTCATCTACATTGATCTCTAATACAGGATCACCGAGTCTACGAAGACAATAGTCGATCAATCCTTGCCTTGATGTTGGTGCTGCCATATTCGTTCCTTTTCAAAAACTTTTATCTATTTATACGTTTACAATTACTAGGAAGTGTGTTATAATAGAACAATGATAACTGGAAACACAATACAAATTTTTCCAATTAATGTATATGAAGGTGAAATTACTGAAGCTGTTCATAATACAACTATGGATAAATTAGAAAATGTTCAATGGGATTATCCGGTTGAACATTCTTCAGAAGCACATAAAATGAATATATCCGCCGACGGAACTGCAAATTTTCAATCCGATGTTATATCACAATTTGACTTATCAGAATTTAATGATGAGCTTATAAAGCATATACAAGAATATTCTAAAAACATTGGAGGATATATTGGAGACTTTTCAAGAACTTCTTGGATAACAAAATATGAAAAGGGTGACTATGCTCAGCAGCATTCACATGGTTCAGCAAGCATATCGGTAGCTTATTACATTGCTAGTAATGGGCAAGATGGAGATTTCTATTTTTCTAACCCTGGACAACAAAAGTATGCAGCTAATACATCGCATTTACCAAATATGGTAAGAATATCTCCACAAGAAAGGAAGCTATTATTATTTCCAAGTTGGTTAGAACACGGCGTGTTTAAAAATAAAACCGAAAATATTAGGAAATGCTTATCAGCTAATATATATTTTTAATGAAAACAGTATTTACAAATGGATGCTTCGACATTTTACATCGAGGTCACTTAGATTATTTAAAAGAATCTGCCTTTTGGGGAGAAAGACTTATTGTCGGTATCAACTCAGACAGTAGTGTACGTAAACTAAAAGGTTCAGATAGGCCAATAAATAAAGAAGAAGACAGAAAGTTTGCATTAGAATGTTTAAGCTTTGTTGATCGTGTTTATATTTTTGATGAGCCAAACCCATATGAATTAATTAAATATATAAGACCAGACATAATTACCAAAGGTGGTGATTATGTTCCAGATAATGTTATAGGTAACGATTTAGCTAGGATAAAAATTATACCATATACAATAGGGTATTCTACTACTAAATTTATTGAAAGGATTCGCAATGACACAACTTGAAGGCTTTGTCGAAAAAGGTTGGGGCCATGAAAATATCTTTGCTACTAATGATAAGTATTGTGGAAAATTATTAGCATTTAATGAAGGATCAAGATTTTCAATGCATTTCCATGCAGAAAAAGATGAATCATGGTTTGTTCTTGAAGGAGTGTTTGATTTACTCACAATAGAAACTTTAGACGCTACTGTAAAAAAAGAAAGATTAACGGCTGGAGATAGCAGAAGAATTAAACCTTTGATACCGCATCAACTCATATGCGTGCAAAAAGGAACTATTATAGAAGTTTCTACTCCAGATTCCGTAGAAGATAATTATAGAGTTGCAAAAGGCAATAGTCAAAAATGATAATATGGGGTATGTCAAAGAATGGCCATGACTGGGCAATTGCCATATTTAAAGATAAAGAACTTATTAGAGTTATATCTGGTAAAGGACGTAAGCATACACTTAAAGCAGTTAGAGATGCTAAACAAGAAGGCGAACCTGATTTAGTAGTATGGTATGAAAATCCGTATCTTAAAGCTATTAGGCAATTTTTAGCCGGACAAAAGAGACCGTTTCATAGAAATAATATTAAACGTTATTTACGTGATATACAAATTGACTGTAAATGGACTTATGTTGGACATCATGAGTCTCATGCTGCCGCTTTTTATAAAAGCGGATTTGAAGATGCAACAGTAGTTGTCTTTGATAGTATAGGAGAATTTGATTGTACTACGATATGGAAAGCAGAGAACGGTAAACTTAAAAAGCTAAAGTCATCAAAATATCCTCATAGCTTGGGATTATTTTATTCTGCTATGACCGATCGTGTAGGATTAAAGCCACAAAAGGATGAAGCAAAGTTTGAAGAGATGTCACACTCTTTTACACCATTTTCTCTATTAAGAACCCATATTGAAATAGATATAATAAAAAAATGGGAACCTATGCCTAAATTTAAAATGAACTTTCATCGTGGCGCACGAGGAATGTGGTGGGGTAAAGGCAATAAAGAGATAGCAAGTGCAACAAGAGGAATATTTGAACAGTGTATAACTTACATATTAAGATATGCAAGAAAAATTACAACTAGTAAAAATTTAGTAATAAGTGGCGGAGTGGCATTTAATAAATCAATGCCAAAGCTTGTTGGTAAAACCTGGGATGACTTATACATTCCGCCAAATCCAAGTGATACAGGTTCAGCGGAGGGCGCAGTATTAGCGTATTTAAATAATGGTTGATTTAAAAGCAATGGAAATACCTGATTATAATCCTGGTCAGGTAGAAAATAAAAATAACCAGGTGATTTGGCCTAAAACATTTCCTAAAACTAATATAGCATTTGAACGGAAAGATGTTATTACACAAGGAGCATCGTTAGAACCTATTGAAGGAGCTTTAGAAGCTATAAAAAATCTAAGACTAAAAGGTTATAAAGTCGGATTAATTATGGATGAAGCTGGTTCCACTGAACAAAAATCAGAATCTATGCTACAAGGACTTATGAAAGTATTTGGTGATGCTGGTATTATGACTATTGACTATATGTACTATTCTATTGGAATAGAAAAACAAGATCCTTTTGTAAAGCCAAGTACAGGAATGTTTAAAAGAGCAGTGCAAGAACAGGGAATTGTTTTTAAAAATGGATGGTATGTAGGTTATACTATTGCAGATGCTAAAGCTGCATTTAAGGTTGGTTCGCGAACAGCATTAATTAATCCAACAGAAGAAACGATTAAGAAGCTTAATAGCTTTGCTAATCAAAAGATAAAAAAGAAAACACGAATATTTAAATCACTTACAGAGTTTGAAAAGACCCTTAAGTAATCTCAGGAAATAAACATTCGTCTATATATTTCCTAACTACATCAGGAGCCACACCCATATTTTCCATTACTCTTGGTGTATGTGGATTTTTCTTCTGATTGATTGCATACCAATTATGTTTATGAGTATAATTTGTTTTAGTACTCAGTCCTATATTATTTACAAAGTATTCTAAGTTATTGACAGCAAGATCCAATAACTCCTGTAATTCGTCAGGGTCTCTAACGTTACCAGCTGAAACCATGGAACCGCTGAATATAGCCTTTGCCCAATCAGGCAATTCTCTTTTCTTTGATGGAATAAAACTGTGTACATTCTCTTTAAACTGTGATAATATATGACTATCAGGATCAATAGGACTAAAGTCGTGAAAGGCTCCGGTTACTTTCTTTGGTCCAGCAATAATATCAAAACCGTAAATCGGTGCAGGATCGTTAACATGTGGATAGACGCACAAATGCATCATCCATAGTTTTCGATCTTCTCGCGCATCAATAATGTCTAAGTCTGCTCTGCGCCAAATGTCAGGAGAATAATATGTAGTTGCAGGCCACGGAAAATCGTGTATATGTTTAGTAGTAGAAAGAGATTCTAAAAGCTCTCTCATTTTTTCACTAGTTTCTATAAGTTTTTCAAAGATCATATTCTTGCTCTAATTCTCTAAATAATGTAGTGGCATATTTAAATACTTTCTTGGCTTCATCGGCCATGTCTTCACTTAGTTTGTTTCTAACATATTCGATTAATTCTTTTTTATCATCGAATTGATACATACTATGTAAGCCATATGGAATTCTTTTTGAGATCATGTTTCCGCCGTACATGTCACCAAAGTGTCTAACATAGATATGTGCCCAACATTGTTGTTCATCTATAGTTTTTACATAATCAACGTATTCTTGAGTAACATCGTATATTCTAAAATCTTTAATGCACTTTATACTATCTAAATCATTAGATATTTTTTCATGTCTTTTTATATGAGGAATATCTTTTAATATACCTAAATCATCAGCATGATTTTCAAGTCCCCTATACATGATCTTTTGCTGATATAAATAGTTTGCATACTGCTGTTCAGGTATTTCTCCTGACATTAGTAATTTTGCAAAAGGACTATTTTCGGCTCTGCCGTGTACGTCTTTAACTAAGTCTCGTAACGCCATAATGTAACCCTTAATTATGAAATAGATATTTATATGATATATGTAACAGGTGATATGATTATAGATGAGTATATCTATGGTACTACAACTCGCATTTCTCCAGAAGCACCAGTCCCCATTGTAGATTTAACCTCACGCGAAAAGCGATGGGGAGGTTGTGGCAATGTATACAATAATATTGTACAAGTCTATTCTACCGCTAGATTAGCTTGTTATAAAGATAATTCTAATTTAGACATGTTTCCAATTAATCCTTACCATGCATTTTTTGATACAAATAAAATACCTCTAAAAACTAGAATTATGTCAAATAATCGATATATGTCTCGGATAGATGATGAAGAGTATATACAAAATTCTGAATTAGAAGATAAAATACTAAAACTATGGAATGCAGAAAGTGGACTTATTGTATTATCAGATTATAATAAAGGAACTATAAAAAATCCTTTAGAATTTATAAAAAATGCTAAAGCTAAAGTGTTAGTAGATCCTAAGTTATCATTAGATAATTATAAAGGCGCATATCTTTTAAAGCCAAACCAAAAAGAATTTGAAGATTATGTAGGAGTCTGTAAGACACCAAAGGAGTTAATGGCTAAAGCGCAACTAACAAGAGATCATTTAGAATTAGAACATTTAGTTGTTACATTAGGAGAAGACGGAGTGTTATTGGTCGGAGATACTATAGAGCACTATGAATCAGAAGTTGAAGAAGTATTTGATGTGACTGGTGCAGGAGATACATTTATGGCAGGATTAGCTTTAGGTACAGAGGCTGGCATGTCTATATCAGCCTCAACAAGAACCGCAAATAAATTAGCTGGTATAGCAGTATCACATAACGGAACTTATACTATTACAGGCGAAGACTGGATAGAATCAATAAAGGTATTACAATGAAAAAAAGAGTGTTAATAACTGGTACAGAAGGATTTATTGGAAAAAATCTAGTAGAGTACTTTAATAATAATAATATAGAAACTATAGAATGGAATACTCCATATGCAATTCCTGATGCAACAATTATGGATTCAATAGATGAAGTTATACATCTAGGAGCTATCTCGAGTACAACGGAAACTGATGTCGATCTAATATTAGATCACAATTATAATTTTAGTTATAAACTTCTGATGCAATGTCTAGAACATAAAGTAGATTTTCAATATGCATCTTCAGCTTCGGTATATGGAAAAAAGAATGGTTTTACTTTAGATGAAATTAAATCAAGGCAAGACGAACTTTATGAAACTGGCGGAAACCCTATACTTGATCCAATGGATCATGATGGTACGCATGAAGAAGGTTTACCAGACCCTCAGAATGCATACGCCTGGTCTAAATACATGTTTGATAGATTAGTAAAAGATACGTTAAGGGTTAATATACCTATCCATATTAAAGGCTTTAGATATTTTAATGTGTATGGCCCGCATGAAGAACATAAGGGTGAACAAGCTAGTGTCGTTAGTAAATGGATAAGAGATAATAAAGCGGAAATATTTGAAGATAGCAAATCAATGTTTAGGGATTTTGTTCACGTAAAAGATATATGTGAAATACATAGGAGAATGTTAGATCTTCCATATTCTGGAATTTATAATGTAGGAACAGGAATATGCTATAGCTTTGAACATTTAGCTAATATCATGACAAAATATAAGGGGTTTAGTGTATATAAAAAAGAAATGCCAGAAAATCTTAAAGCGCATTATCAATACTACACTAAGGCCAACCCTAAAATGTTAGAGGCAGCCTTAGGTGGTGATTTTGATTGGACAGAAATCATTCAATTTTTATCTGACTTAGATATGGATGATCCTAATCCTCTGAATTGGCAATAGTAACTAGAACATTTAACTCTGGTAAATATAAGTGTTCAATCGCTGAATTTACCAGAGTATTAACTGCATCTTCTAATGTTTCCACAAGAGGTTCTCCACCTAAATTAAACGATGTATTAAAAATTACTGGAATTCCAGTTTGTTTTTTAAACTCTTTTATCAAATTATAATAGTGAGGATTTTGTTCTTCGTTTACAGTTTGAATTCTACAAGTTCCGTCGACGTGGATAATTGAAGGAATTTTTTCTCCCACACCTTCTTTACAATCTACGGCATACATCATATGTGGACTAGATTCCATGCCTCGCAAATCAAACCAATCATGAACGTCTTCTTCAAGAATTGTACCGGCAAACGGTCTAAAATATTCTCTTCGTTTTACTTGATTTACATGATCTTTGCCATTAGGATCTGCAGGATTATATAATATACTTCTATTACCTAATGCCCTTGGACCAGATTCAGATCTTCCTTGAAAAATAGTCACAATAGTATTATCTTTAATAATATCAACTACATCAGAATATTTAACATTTTCTTTTATCTCTGAATCTTGAGGAACAAGAGATTTAACATCATCTAAGTTATATTTTTGTTCTGGACCTAAATAGCAACTTCTAGTTAATTTATATCGACCTTCTCCAGTAATAGCAGTATTTAAATGATAACAAAGAAGAGCTCCTCCAATACACGTACCAGCATCACTAGAAATAGGTTCAACATATAATTCAATGCCTTTTTCTTGTAAATCTTTTAAATATTCATAATTAGCTACACAGTTTAATCCGTATCCTCCAGATAAAACAACTTGAGTTTTTCCAGACATATCAACTGCTTTTTTAATTAATCTAAGCACTTGAGCCTGTGTTTCATGCTGAACTTGATACGCAACATCTCTTCTATTTTCTAAAGTAGTAAGATCCTGCCCTTGTTGTCTATGCAAATTATGACCTGATACCCTATTAGTTCCACCAACATAAATAGCAGAATTAGGATATGTTGGTATAAATTTACCACGATTTGCTAAGAAAAAATTCTCTCCGTCGATATATGCAGGTTCAAACATAGGAGGAAGATCTGGATTAGGCTTACCATACGGAGCTAAGCCCATAGTTTTACCAGCCTCAATCGCCGAAAATCCACAATATTCCGTAACACTCTCATATGTTTTTGTAATACCTGCACGATCAGATACTAACATATCAAAAGAGTCAGTTCCTAGCTCATCTTGAGATTGAAAATTACGAGTCAGCATTGGAGGAATATCAGCAGCATGGCCATGATGCTTATATAAGTTTGCAAACTTATGTGGATATCCACAATCAATAATGCTTTCAATTTCATATGTTATTTCTGCTCTAGGACCCATACCGCTTTGAAATTCCATATTTGCAAATGTACCTGCCCCATCTACGATTACGGCAACTGCATCAGTCCATCCCGATCTATAAAAAGCAGCAGCGGCATGAAGCTTGTGGTGTATGTGAGAATAGTCTAGCACTTGTGGGTGATTGCGAGTATCTCTCCGTCGTTCAATTAATCCTAATTTTCTTGCTAATCCTGTATAGACGTCATCACCAGAAAAGTCTACTGAAGCAGATTGATCTAATGGCTGAGTATGAGCAATAACAAGATAATCAATCTTATTTGTATATTCTAAGGTTTTAATTAAAGATGCATAAGGACCACCATCATATTTGTGACGGGTTAACCTTTCTTCTTCTATGTGAAAAACAATTTCTCCATCTTTTAAAAGACAAGCTCCTCCATTATGTCCTCTTGTAACAGATAAAATATATCCTGTACTCATCTTAATATTCCTTCACTACATTAAGTATTTCATTTTTTTTCTTATCATCCATTATCATTAAACCTTCATTGTTTAAATCATATGATGGATCAAAAGATACTCTCATAGGAGAGAATTTTCTTTTTCCTTCACCAAGATCAAATATATTAAAATCTTTATTATTAGGATAACTAATACTTTCTGGATTAGTTCCTCCAATTACAACGGTTGCTGGCTTATTTAAAGCATTTGCAAAGTGTTGTCCTACAGAATCACAACCAAAAAATCCATCAGTAGCATTTACAATTGCTGCCCATTGAATAAGCCCCAAATCTTTAGGCATCATAATTCCTAGATCTTTATCAGTTGGAATAGGAAAAGAGCTCATCATAATAATAGCATATTCTTCTTTAAGTTTATCAATGAACCAAAGAACATCAGATAACTCAAAGCTTCTTCCTGTAGAATCAATTATAAATCTTCCCTCAAGTGTAGCACCTGAACCAAAAGGCTGAAAAACAATAGACTTTTTCTTACGCATATTGTTTTTAGCATCTTCAACAAAATTATAACCGAATACCTGATCTCTTTTAGATAGCTCTAAATTTAAGTCCATAGGTTCTGGAATATCATCATGTTCGTTAATTAGTATATCAAAGGCCTGAGACATACTACATTTTTGAGTATAATATGCATTAAGCCTATACGGCTCAGGGCTAATACATTCTCGATTAGCTAAGAAAGTTTCAAATAGATTTTTTGTTGTAGGAACATACGATTTATCTCTAAGAGTAGGACTCATTAGATAAAGTTCTGGCCAGGCTTCAGCTATAATAATAGCATCTGGATTTTCTTTGATATGTTTTTCTAGTGCAGGAATTGCACATAGAACTCTTCCGGCCCCGCCGTTAACGAAGAAGGCTTTATCCATTGTATACTCCATAAAGTAGTTACTTGTTCATTCATTTTTTCATTGCATCCCACCAATGAGAGGCTTGCATTGTATTTACGATATCTCCATCAGGATCTCTTACATTTCCATCTTCGTCTATCGATAATACATGACTATATATATTACCCTTATTTACTTCTTTCCAGTTATCTAAGTTTACGCAATCTTTCTTAAAGTCAGAAATTAAATCTAGCCTTTTTCCAGTCATTAATGTTTCGTATACTCTGTATGCAACTAGTTCATGATTTTCTGGGCTTAAATGGTTTAATCTTTGGTCACATCCTTGCCATTTCTCTATCATAATTTGTTTCCACAAATTGGTATGCTCGTCTTGATCACTTCCAAATTCTTCAGTAGATATTTTGGTCAGATTTCCGGAAACTTCTACATGAGGCATTACAGGGATTCCTTCAATATGAGCTTCAGGAAATCCAGGAATTACAACATATCTTAAGCGTTTTATTGACGCTATATAATTACAAAACCCAATAAAACTTTGATAAAGAGCTTGATCATTAAGATCATCTTGTAGATGCTCTTTATACATATCAATTGCTGTCACTATTGGTTTTATATCATGAAGATTGTATCCTTCACGCATATGAATGTTTCCCCAATCAGGACGATCTTTTACAAACCATCTTCGCGAGGATTGAGTCAATTGAAAAACAGCAAAATCCCCTGGTTGCATATGAGGAACTGCCTGTAATATGTTTTTGAAAGTATATTCTATAGAAGAGCCAGTTGCCGAAAAGTTATGAAGATCAATATCTTTTCTTGTAGTTTCATTAATTTTAGCGTGAACTTGCCTAAACCAGCTTAAACTAGCTGCAGGAGGATCTTCTGGTTGTCCGGCCGTAAAACTATCACCGAACAACCAAAAATTATTGTTATTTGTAGTACTCATAAATAAATGGGTCTTTCGCTTTCATTTTTTTCAATTTACTTCTTCTTTTAAAGTAATTTTTAATATTATACCATAATAATTTCATATTGTACACCTATTTATTAAGGGGTTTGATAAGTGATTCTTACCGCTCCCATTCTTCCAGAGTCTCCGCAGTTACCGTTACCACCCATGGTATGAGTCATTGTTCCACCTAATCCTGGCCAGCGTCTCCAGCCGGATCCGTTGGTACAACATGCAGCACAACATTTTCCATAACATGTTCCGCTTGACCAACCAAAACAACATCCTACGCAACATGTTCCATTATAATTTGAGTTACACATGAATGGAACTCCTGGCTCAAAGGTATATCCGTAGTGGTTTGTATCATAGCACCAACCGCCCCAGTGTCCAGGAACTTTATATATAACCGATCTTGGTGAACATCCATAAGCATACATTCTATTTGAAACGTTACCAACCATTCCGCATGACGCACAAGAGTTATCAAAGCAATAGTATGTTGAACACTGACACCAGCATCCACCTGAATCCCAACACCAAGGTGCAGCAGCTCTACAACAGCAAGACGTGCCTCCTTGAAATGAAACAATTTGCATAAAACTGTGTCTGCCAGGGTTAGCACAAACGTTACACATGCCAGGGCCCTGTATATACGTAGGACCGCCGTTTGTGTAATAGGTGTCGTTTTGGCCTACATAGCAGCAATAAGCACATCCAGCACAAACTGTATATTGTTCTCCAGCAGTCACTGGTAGATTTACTGTGAAGAATGCACCAGTACCACCGTATGGAGAACCGCCGCAACCGGATATGCCTCCACTACTATTACCTGGACCCCAACCTGTAAACTGAACTTTTGACACGCCAGATGGTACAGTAAATTGACAACAAAAACCGCATCTCCAATATCCACTACAGCAACAACATCCTGGATTAGCCACCGTTTGATCTGCTACCCAAATTGTTGTGATTCCACTAGCTCCTTCTACATAAGGATCTGGAATACAATTCCAAGCTCTACAATACTGGGTTCGACCTATCATTGAGTCAGTTCGAAGACACGTGTTTAAAGTAGTTAAGTCCTCTAATCCTTGAGAGGCGTTTACTTTATTGTATTCTTCGCAACAATAACAGCATTTGCAGCAGTTTAAACATGTTTGGCAAGCGGTGACTTGGTTATTAGCAGTGTTAAATCTATTTACTGCTCTAGTTGCCTGATCTTGCGCCGCGGCCAACTGAGTATCGGCATACAAGTACTTATCTAATGCTGCGTAATATAATACGTCTGCCATACTCTATTCCTTTAATTAAAATCTTTGAAAACTTCTGGTGAATTAGCTGGTGTAGGTAACTCATAAGGTGAATTCCCAGGATATTGATTAAGTTCACCGCCTGAATTGTCTAAAAGCTCATTTTGTTTTACAGTAGTAATTGCTGTAGCCACAGTTAGCGGAACTTTAGGAACTTCAGTTCTTGAAGGATGAGTTGTATATGCCCATGGCCATTTACCTTCTTCTCCGGCTATATAAGTATTTAATCTTGTTATATAGGAAGCTGCGTCTGATTCACCTGCTGGACCAAGATCGTAGGTTTCATAATAATGCCTAACATTATGCAATCGCTGTTTAGCTAAGAAAGCGTTATGAGATTCTGCAGATCTTGTTATCTGTCTAAATAGAATATTATCAAATTTATCTCCATTAGAATCGACGTCTTTGCTTACAAAAAGCTCATATACTTTATGAAGATTTGGATTTGTCACTCTTTTATATGTTACAGAATTATCTGCTGCAAGAGTCGCATCTTCTTCTATCTCGTCATGAGGCATATTCATACACTCAGCATTCTCACTATCTTGTGAATGGAAATGTCTTAATATCCAACACGCAGCCGCATGTTTATTTCCTGAAGTAGCATCTAGTCTAATATTTAAAGTAGGAGCTCCATCTCCCGCTACAGGATCGCTATTAAAAGCGTGAGCTGCATCGCTATCCATATCGAACGAAGTTGCAAATACTGAACCGTCTTGATTAGCATACAATGTAACATCGTTTGGTCCATTATATACTGTAGTTGTTGTTTTACCTGCATCCCAAGAGTTGACATATGGCTCATCAGGAATTGGATATGTAATAGTAATTGGCATTTTATATCCCTCTTAGAGAATTAAGAATTTGTTTGTTTTGTTTATTTATACTCATATTATATGCAACCCCATCGTAAGTATACTGCGCCGCCGCGGCCAATATCACCACACCAAGCAGTACCACCACCCATTGCGTGGTTCACCGCCCCACCTGCACCTGGAATTCGCCTATAGCCACAACAGTTTTGGCAGGCCTGTCCACCCCAACATGTTTGTGAAGTAAAGCAATCACATTGAATACATGGGAATTTAGGAGTACCTTGAGAACACGCATTTCCGTAGTTGTCGTTACTAAAAAATCCTTTTGAAAGGATACCAGGAACTGTAAAACAAGTGTTAGGCACTCTAATGTCATTCCAAGAACCGGTGTTAATTGATGTATATGCAACTGTACATCTAGAAGGCATATAGGGCATTGTACATTGACAGTAGCCACCTTGTCCTTGGTGGCCTTCATAACCGAACATTCCTCGGCTGTTCTCAAAGCACATCCAGTGACCTTGAGTGCATAGACAATTACCAGAATTCCAATAGCCTCTGCAGTATCCTTGAGTCCAAGCACCACAACAACCATCACGTTCTACCATTTCACATGCCAGATTAGAATATCCGCTCATTGCACACATACACATACAAACAGCCGAGCCTGTTGCAGTAGTACAACCGTATACCGCACTATGAGTTCCTATATTACTAGCTGGATAACCACCTTCACAGCCTTTTGCATAACAGCAAATAGCACATCCTGATTGAAGACAAAATGTATCACCTGGAGAGACACAAATAATTTGAGACAAGTATGCACCAGTTATACCATTGGGGCTAAATGCGCAACAAGATCCCCAAGTAGTAGAAGCACCCGGTCCCCAGATTTCAAATTGTACTCTATTAGTACCAGCTGGAACTGTCCAGTTACAATTAAATCCACATTGCCCATGACAGCAGTTAGTAGTAACTCCATCAAGACACAGACATCCTACACTCGAATATCCAGCATAATCGCATAAATCTACAATATATTGCCACGTGCATACGCATTCTACAGGACTAGAATAAAACATAAAATGGCAGTCGCATAGCCCAAGTAGGCTTAAATCTCCTCCAAAGTTGGCTACATACTGCTGAGCACTGTCAATTAAACTATCGTAATTTGCAATAGAATCTGCTAATGCCGTTATTTGAGCAGGAAGAGTTCCTATCGCAGAATCTGCTGAGTCTCTTATACGCCGTTGAGTCGCAATCTGATCGCTCTTAGCATTAACAGATTTTATCAGCTGATTATATTGTAAAACATTAATTGCCATTTTTTACCTCTACCATTATAACACGGTCGTTTGTATTCGTTCTATTGATCCGTCGCTATTATATGTAATAGAAACGCTTTTTTCTTCTGTAAATCCAAATCCTAAAACCATTTTTTCTTTATAAGATTTAACTTCATCGGTATACGAATCGTAATCTATCTCAGAAACAGTTATCGGTCCAATAGTATATCCTAATGCTCTTCTTCCGCCAGAGTCTCCACGATCAGAGTCAAGGAATGGATTTCCTGTATTTGCACCAGTCGCCCATGTAGTATTAGCAGAGTCATAATTTCCAGCACCTATTGCATCAACCAAAGAATTAAGTGCTTCATCTACATAACCTTTAGTTGCTTTCTCCGTTGGAACAGCAAGGTTTGAGTTACCAGATAACGTTGCATCTGATGAGAACTCGTTAATTGATTCACCAATTTGTGCACCAATTGAACCAAGTCTCAATGACGTCAAACCAGAAAGATCAAATGCAGATGCATCCAATGTTGCTCGTCCAGTAGCCTGATCGATTCGGAAATAATTACCAACTCTAAAGTTACCATCTTGGTCGGTCGAAATAAAGTAAACTCGACCTGGAGCAGTCTCAATAACTTCGTTACCTTGAGAAGCAGGTTGAGTTGGAGTTCCAGGATAATTTGTTGTAGTTACTCCACCAGTACCCACGCTCAAGAAATCGTGACCTGTTAATCGTACCTGAGAATAATTAGTTCTAATTGTTGCGACAGCGTCATCAGCCGAAGCGTTTGTCTCAAGTTTTTGCTGTGATAATGTTAGTGTTGCTTGAGCCGTCGATGAGTCGTATCCGGTTACACTAGAAACAACATATGCTCTTCCGTATCCAGCACTATCCTGATCATCAGCAAATGAGATAGATTGGCCAGGTTTTGGTTGTCCTGTCAAAGTATCTAGTGCTACAATATAGCCATATTGTCCTCTAATGAAGTTACTATTAACAATGCTAGCAGATACTGCGCCTTGTGTAATTGTCTCACCACCGGTAAATCCAGGGAACGTCATGTTCTCAATATAGATTTTGTCTTCTGATGGCTGCGTATTAATTACACTAGCAGTTGGTGCTTCAGCGTTCCAATGAGCAGAGTCAAAATAATCGCCTGAGTCCATCAATCTGATTTGACCACCAGACGTATAAACGTTATATGACTGAGCGTCGATGAATGGAGGATTAACAATGTTAATTTGTCCTCTCATTGTAGAAGCAGATGAAGCACTATCCCAATTATAATACAATGTTGATGGAGTTGTAGGTCCAACTTCAATAATCAGTCCGTCTACGGTACTATCAAGAGTCGAATCGCCATCTAATGTATTTCTGCTATTTAGAACTCCAGTTGTATATTCATCAGTAAAGTTACTAGAATCCCAGCTCGTTGATGTAGAAAGATAGAAACGCCCACCAGCAACCGATTTTGTTACAGCGGCTGCAGAGTCACCAAGGAATCTATATCTTGAACCTCTATAAAGTGTTATTGTTTGGTTATTAGAACCAAAATCATATGTTGATCCGCCAGTTGTTCCTTTTGTTTGAGTACCTTCAGATGCCGGATTAGGCTGACTAACTCGAATCTGAGTATTTTCAGCTTGTCTTGCATACAAGGTGGTACCTGCTGTTGCGGCTCCACTATCAAATGTAACCCAAATGTTATTCATTTGCGTCATGCCACCAACACTTTGAATATAGTGTGGAGCATATGAATCTGTATTAGCAGATGTTGTAACAGTCAGTCGAACCGGATTTTGACGAGCAATGTCCGTAATAGTTGAAGAAACTGTATTTCTTCCACCAGCTAATTGTGTATCAATACCTGTTGATCTAGCTGAGTCTATATATGGAATAAAGTTAGACGAGTCTGTAACTGTTACCCAATAACTATCTGCTGTAAATAGTGACGCCCATGTTGAAGGTGTCATTCCTGAGATAGCAATTTTTTCACCGGTTAACAAACCGTGATTTGGTGAATGGAAAGAAACATTAGCAGCACGTGTTGCTCTATTGACGTTGTTGTCGTTAGCTAAACCAGTAATTAGTGATCCTACACTGAATTCAGTACCACCAGTAATTGTATTACCATCATAATGAAGTGATTGACCCCTAATTTTACCTGTAATAGCAACTTCACCAGAATCAAATCCTTCAGCAACAGCACCATATGTACCGTACGAGTTGTTACAGTTTAGCGCTCTAATCTTACCACCACCGGTCGTTACAAGACCGAAATCGTTATAGTAAGTAAAGCAAGAAACGATCTCAGATTTACCATTTCTTCGTACCCAGAAACCTGCACCACCATTGTGCACCTGAGTAAATGTATGGAAAACCATAGAACCTTGGTTTGCAGCATTGCTATTCAAGCCACCATCGATAACAGCGCCTATACCACCACTTGAAAAAGCAGTTGATTCTTTAATATATGGAGATTTATAAATGACCGCATTTGGATCTAATCTAAAATATACACCACCGATAGTTGCGTATTCAATGTCGTGTGGCTGGCCACCTGCAGAATCTAAAGCAAAGCCAGTCAATCCACTAAACTTAAATTCTTCGACAAGTGTTCCACTGTTAACAAAGAACATTGTTTTATTTCGAATCACCAGCAGCTGGCCTAATTTCAGTGTTTCTTTGGCCATCACCTCTAAGTGTTATGTCGTTACCTATAGTCATAGGTAAGCTTTCTTGGTAAGAACCTTCTTTTACGTAGATAGTAGCTGGACCTGTTACGTTATCTAACGCAAATTTAACTGATCCCCAAGCCGTATCAATTGTTTGACCAAGACCAGAATCTGCATTACCGCCTTTAGCAACATAATAAACCTTATCAGCTTTACCTGGATATTGCCAACTATAAGCAACACCATCTGTCGATCCTAAAAATTTACCTCTGTCAGCATTAGTTATTGATGGTAAAACAGAACCACCGCCTGCAGCTAATAGTTCCCATTTACCACCCGAAAGCTCACTACCAAAATTACCAGAAGCAGCAAAATTTTCTAGTGCTATATAAGAGCTTGTACTATATTGTACAACATCATTTATTAAATAGTTAGCAGAACTATCGTAACCGCCTGCTCTATAATTAATTCCGTTTGTAAGCTGTGTCCAGTTTGACGCATCAGTTGCAAAATCTGCAGCAGAAGTGTGTGTTGTTCCATTCTTAATATACGATTTATTACCGTCTATAACAACATCACCTTCATAATAAACTGTGGTGGATGCCCAAGAACCACGGGTATTCACACCGGAAGTTAATTCTTCCCAATAAGTAGTAGCTGTATCAGGAAGTTGATTTAAAGAAGATTGTTTTGCTCTATAAAAATTATTACCATATTGTACAGCATCATTTTTATAATATTGAGTTCCGCTGTTCCATGCACCTTTTGGTAAAAAACCCTCACTAATTAGTTGCCAGTCTGTTGGATTATTATCTGGTTGAGAGTTAAAAATATTATCACGTTTAGCACGATAACCTTGAGCACCCCATTTTACAATTTCATTTTTATAATATTTTGTAGAAGAAGCGTATGAATCTCTCCATTCTTGGCCTTCCATGATGGAATTCCAATTGCCGGCAACATTAGGAGAATCCCCTGCTATAACGTCTGCCTGAGCTATATAAGAGTTTGGACCCCATTTAACTACTTGGCCAGGCTTATATGTTAAATTGCTGTCGTAGGCATCGTCAAAGGATATTCCGTCAGAAAATACTTGCCAATACGCAGATTGTAATGGGACCGCCCCGATTGGAGGATCTTGTGTAGCAATGTATGACTTTGGACCATACTTAACAATATCTGACTTTTGGTATTGATTTGAATTAATCCACGTGCCTTCATATTGAATACCATCAGTAAATGTAGAATATCCAGCATTTGGTGGACGTGTTCCGCTTATACTATTTGCTGTTGTGATATAAACAATACCACCATATGAAAATCCATCGCCAATGTTATATGTTGCGTCAGAATCGTATGCTCCTTCAAACTTAAAGCCTTCTACCATCAAGTCCCAATACAGGGAAGCTGTCTGTGGAATATTACCTGAAGTTTTTAAACCATATTTGTATACGTAAAGGTTGCCACCATACTTGACAACATCATTAGCCTCGTAAGTAGTGGAATTTGACCACTCACCACGATACTCAAATCTTAGTTTACCGAGATCTATAATTGTTGCCATAGATTAATTACTCCGAATCATTAGAATACAACCATTTCAAGGTGGCCGTTATTTTGATTAAACCTAAATGTTACTGCGTCCATGGACCAAAAGTGTGCACGGTATCCGTCAGGGTCAGCAAATGTAACTCCTAAAGAATCGACCGTTGAATCAAAGTAAGATGCAGAAACTTCTGAAGGAAGTTCAACAACATCACTATCATCTGATCTTATAACAGTACAAGTTAGATCGCCGATGCTATCGAGCTTAAACCCGTAGAAAGTCTTGTCACTATAAGAGGTTCCAGTATAGATACCGCCCTCATTATCGTGTCCGTAACTCATGTTTCAACTTCCTCTACTACCGTCATAATTATACTAAACGCATCGTCTACTGGCGCAGAAACTTTTATTACATCGCCATTTTGTATCATTATCTTTGAGTTATTTATAAGCAAATCTACAGTATCATTTGCTAAAACTCTTTTATTATATGCAATAAAAACCGAATCTGCGCCTTGTACTAGCTTGGCGCTTATCGGTATTGCAGATCCAAATATATTTGTAGCAACTAAACTTACAACTAGGTGCCTACCGGTTAGGCCAGCCGGTGCGGTATACAGAGTGGCCTCTGTGCTTCCTACGTTTTTAACGTAGCTCGTTGAAAATACTGCTGCCATAATTCCTACTTCTTTACTCTTATTTATACAAAATTCACATTTAAGTTACAAGTTAATATAACCAAGCAATCCACCGCCGGCACCACCGCCACCGCCACCCATTTTAGAAGCAAGTGTATCAGCCCTAACTTTTACAAGTGTTCCACCTGTTGTTCCGCTATACATTAAAAAATACTCTTGTGAATTAATAAAAGAGTCAGCATAAACTTCTCTTTGTCTTAGTATATGTCTAGTATGTAAAGCAAATCCGCCTTTACTTCCATATGTCGAATCAAAAGTAAGATCGCCAAGGCTATCATGATTATTTTTTAAATGCTGATAAAAATCGGCTTCAGATGCACCGACGTAAGTGAATGTACCAGTTGCTGAATCATATGATAATGAACCATCTCCACCAGTATCATTTACTTGAAAGTGAGCTCTTGCTTCTGTTGGCGAAGGACCGGTATATGTAAATTTACCAAGCGAGCTGTCGTATGTTAAACTTCCATCTCCGCCAGCGTCAAGAACATTTAAATGCTGCCTTGTTTCTGCTGGGCTAGGTCCAGTATATGTAAACTGTCCAGCTGATGAATCATAAACAAAACTACCATCTCCACCTGCATCAACAACGGAAAGTGAACTTCTTACTCTTGGTATCGTAAAATAAAGATTAGTAGAACCTTCAGCAAGACTATCTGTATTGTGATTTGATATATCAGATACTTGACCTGTTACGTTACCAGTAAGATTACCAACGACGTCGCCTGTTACGTTACCTGTAACATCGCCGTAGAAACTATCGGCTTGAATATTGCGATTAAATACAAATCGTTTATCGGCATGAGAATATGTAAACGATGGTTTGTCTACAATGTTAGTTCCGCCTAAAGTAATTCCAGCGCCGTGTAAGGCAGAAGAATCTGCAGCCGAATCACCTAATACTAAATTTTTATCATTGACAGAAACAGTTGTAGAATTAATAATCGTTTGCGTACCTTCAACCTGAAGGTTACCAAGGATCTTAACTGTACCAGTATTGTCACCAATAGCCGCCGGATCGATTATGAACTCTGCCGGACCACGTAACTGCCCAGACTGTGTGATATTTTGGAATCTTACGTCGCTGTTAGAATCTAGAGCTTGATTAGTTGTTAACTTACCAGTTGCTGAGTCGTATGTTAAACTTGCGCCAACATTAATATATTTTCTTATTTGTTGACGAGACGAATCAGATGCAAGATCTGTTCTAAAATATTGACGTATTCTTGTTTCAGAAGTACTATCATCTAATGCACTATCAAATCGTGCTCGAGTATAATATAGATTGTTAGGACCTTCTACAAGATTATTAGTTGTAAAAGGATCTAATGTAAGTCCGACATTATAACTATCTGTCGCAGTTGTAATCTTAAGATTGCCAGTGGCAGAATCATATACGAAGTTATTAACTGTTGATATTGGTACATTACTAATGCTATCAATTTGCCCAAGAGAATCTACGGAAAATCTTGGAACATTTGTTGCATCACCGTAAGTTCCAGCAACAACACCTGAAGATGTGATTCTGTATATACCATTAATATTATCATAAGATAGACCAGGACCAGCAGATAGAATACCTTTCATCTGAGCAGAATCAGGTAACTCATCTATGCGTTTATTAATAGAATCGACAGTTCGGCCGGTCATAAAGCCAGGAACATGTAGTCCTGTATTTGCGCCTATTACAAACTGGTCATAGCCAAAGTATTGCTGATGTAAAATACTTTTTTCATTAGATCCAGCGCCGAGTATAAGTCCACCACCAGAAATATTATTAATATTACTATCGTCAGATAAAAGACGAAGTTTATCTGCTGAAGTTCGTAAATTAGATGTAAGCAAATTAATTTTATCACCAGCGGTGATCTCAACATCATCACCAGCTATAATATCAATATCACCACTATCGGTTAACGATCTAATAGTATCAAGGCGTAATCTACTTTCGATTGTGGCTCTATTAATTGTAGCTGAATCTGTAGTTAACTTGCCGGTAACAATACTTCCTGTTACAATATTTGCAGAACTATCAAGCCTAAATGTGCCGGTTGATTCGATATAATCAATACCAAGTCCACCTTCAAAGTGTGCTCTTGCTTCGGCAGGACTTGGACCTGTATATGTAAAGACTCCGCCAGATTCAAAATAAGTAAATGAGCCGTCGCCGCCTAAATCACTAGCACTAACTTTACCGCGAAGATCTAAGTCACTTGGACCGCTATGAGTAAATACACCGGTTGCTTGGTCGTATGTAAGATTTGCTCCACCTTCTTGATCTGATACCACACTAAAGAGAGCACGTACACTATCATCTTCTAATTTAAGAGTAAATTGACCTTTGCTCGAATCAAGGGTAAGTTTACCCATTGAAAGAGAATCAACATTAGCTGATAAAAGACTTGAAACATCACTGACGCCCGGGCCAGTGTATACTATCCTACCTTGTTTTACGTTATATGTAAGAGATCCTAAACCGCCAGAGTCCTGTACAGTTAAGGAATTACGTATGTTCGAATCAGTAGTACCGTTAATAGTAAGTAGACCGGTGCTAGAATTATAAGAAGCCCCTCCATATGGGCTACTATCGAAAGCAGTATCACCAACAAAATTAACAGAAAAAGCTGCGCGAGCGTCGCTGTCTGCATAGTGAGCTCCTGTCGTAATACTAAAATTACCAGTAGTATTATTATATGTTAGATCTCCTGCAGCGCTAAAGAGCGATCTAATATCAGCATCTGTTCTTTTTGAATAACTTATTTGGCCAGTAGTTTGATCGTAAACTAAATCACCACCGGCAGATATAGATCCTCTTATATCAGAATCTGTAACTTTTGTAAATGTAAATACGCCACTAGCATTATCATATGCTAGTGATCCGTAGTCACCATTATCATTGACTACTGATATAGATTGTTGAGCGTCACCGGCATCAAAGTCTCCGCCTAGACTACCAGTAAATGTAATTTTACCAGTAGTAGAATCATATGCAAGATTTGATCCAACGTTGATAACACTTCGCATGTTAGCAACAGAAGTACCGGTATATGTTATTTGACCTGATGCGCTATTGTATGCAAGAGATCCAAAGCCGACTCCGTTATCTGTAACACCAATCGCAGCTCGACCACGAGAATCCGTAAAATATAAATTTGAACCTTCAGCTAAATCGTCAGTAGTTTTTGTGCCAAAATCAGAATCAAAAGACGCGCTTGTATCTGGTACAGTTACTGAAAATTCTCCAGTAGTTTCATTATAATTTAAACTATTTCCTGCACTAAAGAGTGCACGTATCTGAGCAGATGTAGGACCGACAAGTCTTACAGTTCCATTTGTATATGATAATGTACCAAGGGAATTAGAATCGTATGTAGAATTAAATAACGAATGGACGCTGTCGCTAGAAGGTCCAGCATAAGTTAGAACTGCTGAACTTGAATCATATACAACTGAACCTAATCCAGATGCATCATTTACTGTTAATCCACTTCCTGTTATTCCTGCAGGAGTTACATGGTTAAATTTTCCGGTAGCGCTGTCATATTGAAGTATTGTTCCATCACTAAGGTTGATAGAACCGTTGACATCGTCTAAACCTGTTAATGAACCATTTGCTGCCGAACCCACCCGCAGTGGAGTTCCAACAGTAATCTTTTTTACGATCGTGTTTTGACCAACAACAACCTTCATATGGAATTCCTTAAAGCTATGTCACGGATGGTGTGACTGTGATTGTGCCTTCAAGAACTCTTTCTATCACTGTTTGTGCATCGCTATCTACGAAAGAAATTTCTACATCATATACGTATCGCCCGGCTTTAAATGCGCCTGTTTGAGTATTTGTTAATGAAAGGTTTACAACTCCGCCTGTAGCTGGAGCTTTTACCTCGGCCGTAAATGCAGTCGCATCACTATCTGATGTGTTGTAAGTTTTCTTAACTTTACCTGCAACTGTGTAATTTGTAAGATTTTTCGGATTACCACTAGTATCTTCCAATTCTAATTGGAGAGTAATATCGGTACCTTTATCTATTGATAATTCTTCGTACTGGGCCATGTGCAACACTCTAAGGTTATTTGTTCTTATTTATATCTTTAATCCACTCCATTTTCTTGTTTATAAAATGATATAATTTTGCTTTAGGATCTACGTGCTTTGGTTCTGACATAAGCTCATCTACTAGCCAATGCCATTCTTTTTTCATATAATTTATTTGTATATTTCTAGTTTGAATTAAAAAAGAAAATACAGTCTCATTATCATAATTAAATACTCTTTGTATATTCTCTGGATAAAGCGAAAACTCATCATGCTTTACATCAGACATAAGTTTAATAACATATTCAAAGTCTTTAAAATAATCTAATTGCTTTATTATCTTAGATGATGCTGCCATAATTCCAGTATTAAATACATCATTTTCTGGATCGTATCCTTCTTCCGTAAGAAGCGCATGAGTATTCCAATATTTAGTAGCAGGATTACGAATACAAAAATTGTAATATTTTGATTTTATAACCTTACCACGAATCGCCAATCTATTAGATTCAGCGACTGCTAAAGCTTTATCTACATTATGTACTTGAAATACACAGTCAGTAGTATTTGGTATAACATCAAAATCGAGATAACATACATAATCGTATTCATCTGCTAAATCCCTCATCACCCGGTGTTTGTAAAAGTTAACTATATCATATTCCGAGATCTCTGTAAACCTATTTTTTATATCATCAAAGAATTTTTTATATGTACTATCGTATTTAAATAGTATATAGTCTGCACCAATATCATTAGCGTATTGCTTTTGCCTTTGTGTGACAAGCTCTGCATTATTCAGTAAAGCAAGTTTAGTGACTTTGCTTTTATCGGTTATGACTTGTTTACCTTGATCATACCATCCAGGATTATCTAAACGATCTTCAGGAATATCAATGAATACGCTAAATACAACTTTATTTTCCAATGACTGTAAACCTTTGAAAATCACCTAGATCTAGGGTATCTATGTCAGCATACCAATCTAATTCTAAACTCTCTGCAAATATCTCGGCCGAAGGATAACAGTTAATATGAGAATCTAAATCTGTATAATTGTTCGATTGAAATGCAACCCAACAATCTGGGTCTTTTGATTTAACTATATTAATTAAATCTTTTTGCTCCATATGCTCACAAGAGGTGTTTACAATCCCTGTATATTGTGTTATAATAAAAGAGTCACTTATGTTGAGGGTGGAGAATGCAATATCTTTATCACCAAATAATTCATATCCGAATTCTTCACACATAGGATCCATATCGGTAGATTCTATATTCATATGTGAATCAGGCCATTGCTCACGTAATTGATAAGCCATCATGCCATACCATCCACCGAGTACTAATAATTTCCCGGCGTCGTGATTATATAATTCAAAAAACTTTTTTGCAAGATGTTCTTTTCCGACCCAGTGTTTATGATCCATAGAATGAGATAAATCTTTTATACGATAAAGATCATCTATTCCATACATAGATTCATTATACACTTTCTCGCTTAGTTTTATAGTTCGGTATAAGATCTCCGAATTGTACATCTAGTTCCTCAAATGATACAATAGCTGCATCTTTTATATTTTTATCGTATTTCATAGATCTTACAAAGTCACGCTTGAATGTTTTCATGTTTACATCTTCGTGTGCTAAGAATCTATCCATACCTCCTGAATACTTTCTCATATAATAATCTCGTAAACCGTGATTACTAAAATGATTCCATACTTCAAAATGACTAAGTGCTTTCCATGCCATTACTGAACTATGTATAGTCACATCATAGTTCGATAATCTGCCGTATCTTTTCTTATCATTTTTCCATGGCGCGCCACACACGTGAAGTGTATTCCAGTCCTTTTCACCAAAGTGACTGAAACGTGTAAAGATACAATCTTGTACAAACGTATCTAAATCTAAGTAAATATTGTAATGGCCTTCTCTTACATATGGCATAGAAGGATCAAAGAGACGTAACTTATTCCATACGCCTTTTAGTGTTGGATCTGTTTTAGCAGGGATAACATTAATACCATGCATTAATCCTTCTGGATTATCTGTATAGCAATAAAACTTAAACCAGCCGTTTACATAATAGCCTCTGCTAAAATAACAAATTTCTCTAAAAAGTCTATTAACAAATTCAGAATCGTATTTGTTACCGAACTTAACTGTGATTACATTGTATATCATCATATACTTTAAATAATTCCGGAATAGTTTTTGCTTTCCGTACTTTCATTTTTACTTCTCTATCTTTATTATTTTTCACTTCTGGAAGATTAAATATAGCTAACTTAGTTTTAAACACTAGATCTTCATCTTTAAAATTATTTACCATATAGTCTGCAACTTTATCCGGAGTAATTTTAAGGTTTTTAGGAGCAAGTCTATATTTACTTAAAAGATCGTCTTTTATTTCTTCCATTTGAGTTTGTTGATAATCTTTTTGTTCTTCTAAATATTGATCAGCTTGTTTGTATCGATTTTCAATTTGTGCATCTACTTCAACTTGTAAAGTCTCTAATTGTTCTTCTTTATATTTGTCAGCGTCTTTGTATCTTTGCTCTACTTGTTGATCGAGTTCCGCTTGTAAAACTGATAATTGTTTTTCTCTATATGCATCAACATCAGCAAATCCTTCAGAAACACGTCGTTCTACTTGTTCGTCAACTTCAGCCTGTAATATTTTTAATTGTTCTTCTTTATATGTTTCAACTTCTTTATAACGTTCTTCAACTTGTACATCAATTTCAGATTGCCATATGCGCACTTGTTCTTCTTTATATACCTCAACTTTTTCGTATTGTTGATCGATAACAGCTTGAACACCGTCATATCCTTCTTGAACTCTACGCTCTACTTGTTCATCTACTTCTCCTTGTAAAATAGCAAGCTGCTCTTCTTTATATTTTTCAAATATAGCGTATCGTTCTTGATCTTGTTTATCTAATTCCTTTTGTGCAACTTTTACCCATTCAGCAAAATAAACTTTTGCCTTTTCTTCTACACTTAAGTTCATAGCATTACGCATATTATCATAGTAATTTTTTGTATTGTCTTGAATCTCTTCGATAGTAAGTTCATCCAAGAGATCTAAAAAATCTTGATTACTATAGTCTAATTCTAAAATATACGTGGAAAGTGTTTCTGATTCAGGAGTTTGTTTATACAACACCTCAATCGTTTTTTCTTTTCTATCTACAAATTTTGCAGTTTCTATTTTGTTTGAAAATAGTGCCATAATAAACCTTTCACTAAATTAATCCAACTCCTAAATATGTAGTTGTCTGTAATGATGGACTACCATCAGGTACATGTTGTGCATAATATACAGTACCGTTAGGATCCGGAAAATCTTGTTCTCTTCTAAGAATAGATGCACTTGTATATGTATCACCTATACCGGTTCCTCTTGCAACCATTCCTTGTCCGGTTAAAAATGCAGACGATCCATATTGATAACGTAATGCAATACCTTGCGATGCGCCTTGCACGGCCCAATATTGAACTAAATGTAATAACATTGGTCTAAGAACAGATTTAGGAATAGCTTTAAAACTTTCATCAGCCATCATTACTGCAGGAAGAGTAAATGAGAATTCAGCTGGAGCATTAATTTTGTGTAGATAATAATCTACGGTAAACGAGTTTAAGGGTTGATCTACATCTTCTGGCAAACTACCAGTTTGAAACGCATTAACATCTGCAACTGTATCTTTTGCAATAAGACCGGTGCCAACTAAAGTCGCATCTGTTTCAGAAGTATTTGTAGAAATAAAATACGTTCCACCAGCTGCTTCTGGTGTTAATGTATTGCCAGCTAATGATTGTAATGCTGGTTCAATAAATGTATCAACCATATCTTGCCAGCCTGCAGCTTTAATATATCCGCTTGGATCGTTATAAAAAATAGGATATGAATGATTTACATATTCACTGCCGGCTCTATCTTTATATGGAAAGGGATAACGCCATATCATATCTAATAACGTTTCGGTATATGCAACCGACTTATATGAAACAGCATCAGGCGTTGGCCATGGTGCACCGGAGCTAGCAGCTGGACTTGCTTGCAATCGATTATCAACTAGAGAAGAAAGTTTATATTGCCAGCCTGTGCCATCATCTAATCCAGATGTTACGGATAATTCTATTCCTGGATTATTAGCATATAATCTTATCACTTCGTTAATAAGTAACTGAACTTCTGCAGAAGTCATTTCCTGCAGATCCCCACCAGGTTCGTTAATTTTTAGGGGCCTTATAACAGCCATACTTAAGCTCCTGCGCCATACAACTGCTTCAAGAGAGTTCCTGCTGAATCGTAAATTGAAAGGCTTTCAACTGATAATAATTGCTCTTGACCAATAGCATCGTTAGCTATTTGACTTCCTGTAATAGAAGAGTCCGCAAGATCTGATGTGTCTACTGGAAATTGACCACCAATAAGCGCTATAACTCCGGCCGAATCTAATAGATTTAAACTACCTAATGTAGTAGTATTACTACTAACTTCAGTATGTAATTCGTTAATCGCTTGTACAAGATCTGAGTCCCCACCGGTGGCAAGGTTAGCTAAGTCACCTACTTTGTAACTGATCTCGTTTGTTTTTTCCCGCCATGTATTAACTAAATCATTTAGATCTACAAAGGTTCTAGCCATTTTTTTCCACCAATTGTTTTAATAAGGATTTTATGTCAGACATATCTTCCTTCATTTCTTGTACGTCGTCTTTTACTCTTTCAAATTCTAAAGCTCGTTTTTTTCTTTCAGCCTTTAATTCTCTTGCCTTTTGTATTCCAGCAATATCAGTATTTAGTATCGCATTTGTATTAGGATCTCTGAATAAATTTTGAGATCCCTCTACCTTCTTAAAATTTCTTTCCATTATAAAGCCAATGCTATTACACGTAAATCTTTAAATTGTGGTACTCTAGCATTATTTGAACTTTTCATTATAAATTTAAGTATGAATCTGTTAAAAGGTACTGATAAACCACCTGGTCCACCAACTATATATTCATAGTCTCTAAATATTCCTGGGTTTTCATCCGATGGTAAGATTCGTTCTTTAGGAACTTCTATCCAATTTGTTTCATCAAATGTAGCATCGTCACTAATCGCTTTATAATAAACCTCAAAGTCTGCAACAGAAGGTCTATTGGCAGCAAGAATAATTTTTAATCCAACTGCACTTGTAGCTAGTGTTACAGGTCTTGTAATATGTTTAGATAGATGAGTACCACCAGTCTTATCTGTTTCTGCGACAAAATTTATTGGAGTATTAATATTACTTAAACTAGATCCGTTTGAATCTTGGTTATCAATTCTATTATGTGTTAACCACAATGAAGCTCTTTGCATATCAAGTACCGGAGAAACATAAGCAGAAGTACTACTCATATCAACTCGAATGCTTGCTGACCTTTCACCTGCCGGTAAATTTAATGTTTGAATTGCATCATTAGCTACAACTCTTGGAGCAAAGAAGAAATTATTTTCTCTTAACACTAGAGATTCAAATGTTCCATCCTGACTATATGGAGTTTCAGAACCAGCATTTGATTTACCAGAAAGAAACTTACCATTAACTTCTATAGTTGTTGATTGTGGTAAATTAGTTTCAATGTATGGAAATACGCTTTCGAATGCATAGTTTTGAGAATTTGTAACCGTAAATCCACCTATTGAAATTGAACTTGATGCTGCAGAATCTGCATCAAATGTAATTGTATCATTATCGGCGCTATCGATTGTACGGTTACCAATAATAGATGTTCCTTTAACACCAGCGTATGAGGTTGATGAATCAAATCCTCCAATGAAAACGTTATCGCCAGCAACAAAACCATGATCGGCGTGTTTCATTACCATACGAGTAGCGCTATTTGTTGTAGTAATGGGATCTGCATCAAGCAATCTTGTAGGTACGCTTGCGTTTCGAAGTATAGCATTTGACGTCGCAGTACTAAAGTTTGCTCTATACAATTTAAACATTAGGTCTTTTGTTTGATCGGGAGACCATGTTGTTGTATTTTGTGATTTAAACAATGAGCCTAATGTCGGCTGAGATGTAATACGTCTCTCTGTAGAACCTAAAATAAATTGTTCAGTTTCTGCAATGTAAACATTATAGTTATCTGTCTCAGCAACAAGAACCACACAATATTCTTCATATGCCATTAGATATACTGGCTCTTCAAATTCAAATGTTGTTGCAGCTGTCGCATTAACCGAAGTATTTACACCTGATGGCGATTTAAACACACGAGAACCTGGTATAGTTTCAGTTGCAGAAGGACTACCATTTACCATTGGCCTTAATTCTAATGATACTGGAATAGTGTCATCTTTTGTTTGAAAGAATATATCAACCTTACTTAAGAAAACACCATCTTGATCTGGAATAAAGAACGATTGAGCTAATGGATCTCTCTGTCGTACCGTACGTGGAGGAGTGGTAACAACATTGTTAACACGTCTTTCACCGGTTACTACGTTCCAAGTATTAATGTTAGCTGTACCTCTAGACGTTCTAGATGAAGCAGAAGACGAAGAAGTTGTACCAGTTACAATATTTCTAACTCGAGTAGATTGAATAGTTCTTTGTCTGGTTTCGAGTGCACCGCTTGAAGTAAACGATGCTACACCAATAGAAGTTGCAGCATCTTCATTATCGCTACTAATATCTAAAAGTTTTAATTCTCTTGTACCAGTTCTAAATCTTAATGTACTTCCGCTCGGAATAAAGAATTCGCCTTCTACAACGCCTTCGGCATTTGTAAAGAGAGAAGTTGCTCCATCCGGATGTCCGCTATTTCTGTCATACCTGTTTCCAGCTTCGTTATCAGTTGTAGCAATTCTAGTAAATGTGTCTGACTTAACCCAGTTATCTACAGCAGTACCGTCAAAGAATGGAAATACTCTAGTATTTGGTTTCATACCTTGACATTTAAAACTTACACGTCGCGATCTCATGAATGGAATCATCGCTACGTCTATGACTCTATTACCTACAACGCTTCGAATCGTAGAGAACGATGCAACTCTTGCTGTTGCCGTAGTGGACGTAGTTGTAGTTGTAGTAACAGTATCTGTACGATCCCATGAGCCTCTCCACCCTGCTCCAAATGCCTGGCCACCTACAACATTGCCACCACTGTTTACATTATTAGTGCTAGTATTAGTATTAGAAGAGCTTCCTAGACTTTGAGATCTAGTTGCGCCAACTGTTGATCCTGCCCAGTTCCACTGTGAGTTATTAAATAATTGTGATTGATTTCCACTAAATTGATTTTGTGTTCCTCCACCAACAATGACGTCAGCAGCCTGTCTTGTTTCTCTCCACTCATCAGATGCTGGAGATAATTCCATTGCACCCATGTTTGTAATAACTGAGAATGGATTAATATTCATGACGCCTGAAACCTGAGGCTGATCGATATATTCTACGTGTGTAAATTTCTTATATATGTTATCTCCCTTTAGAATTGTATTCGTAGAAAGATCTGAGTCATATATAAGTCTTATAGCTTCTTCTGAAAATGATGGTCGCAGTAATTGCGCTTGTGGATCTATAGCAGCTCTATATTCATTATTAAATACACTAGATCCTAATTGATCTTTAAATCCATCTACTAAAAAGCCAGCCTTTGTTCTATCAACTCCTGTAGAATCAAATACACTAAAATTAGATAAACCTGTTTCAATTAACGATAATGCAGTAAGTTCAAATAGATTATCTACTTTTTGAGATATACTACCGATATCGTCCATTGTAAACAATTTTGTTTCATATGGTGCTAAGTTCGCATCAGAGTCACTTTTTGTAAAACTTTGTAATTTTACATCTGTAAGTAAAAGATCCCCGTCTGGCTTGACCGGAAACTGTGGTTCAAGAGCAGATGTACCAAGAAGCACTTTAATGTTACCATCTTTATCGAGTACGATTTTATCGTACCGCGGAAGATAGTACTCAACGTCAGTTGTAATCAAATCAGTATTGGTTGGTAGTTCGTTAATACGAGCAGTACCACCAGTAAAGTCTGAGTCTCCATCGGTTTTACGTGGTCTAAAATCTAATACGTCGTGTAAGAATACTTTACTTCCGTCGTTTAATGTATGAGCCGGAATGTCTTTGTAATCCACCTGACCAGTATATGAGTTAACTGCAAAGAATTCACCAGATGCACCATGTGTGAAATATCTAAATCTTGCAAATACTTGTCCACCTGGAGCTGGTTTATCACCTTTTAAAATTAATCTTGCAGGAGAATACCAGTTATCTCTCTGACCGTTATCAACAATAAAATTATTAATTAAATCTGCACCATCAGAATCCGAATCACGCAGACGATCTAACTTAAATAAATCTGGTTTTTGTAAACTTATAAAAGCAGTACCGGTTCCATCAGATTCTATAGCTCGTACAACCGTGGTTTCAACAAGAGTTTTTGTACGTACACTACCAGCAGCTTTGTTTACCTTTGCAATAATTTCAATGTTAGAACTTGTTGGACCACCACTAATTGTCGCAGCCTGGGTACCAGCACCTGTAATTGTTGGGGAAATGACAGAACCAGATGAATCAACTGAAACTATCCAGTCATTGACACTACCGAACGTTTCTCCGGTAGCAGTCAATGTCAGTGTAGCAGCACCAGAAGGATCGAGTGAAGCATTAAAAGCACGATATACTTCTAATGATATATCAGATAAGGTTTTTGGTCGTTCAAATGGCAAGTTAAAGAATAAGTTATTATTACCAACGTCTCTTAGTATCGCACTACCATTATCTAAAACTAAGTTGGCATAATCAAAAGAACTACCGCCAATAGATTTTACATTCGCGAACGATTGGCCTGCGTTCATTACGACATCAAAGATATAAAATCTATAATATGCTCCGTCTTCTTCTACTGCACGAATACGACATGTACCAATGGTTGAACCACCGTGGGTTACTGCAGAACGTAAGTTTCTATTTTGAAACACGTTAACGTTTGGCAAACCTTTAAGATCTGTAACTGTAATATAGTTACCGTAAGATGCAGCTACCACTTCGTTGTTATTAGTTTGAGTATCTCTTGCTTTTGGAATACGTAAACGTGTTGGAAAGGTTTTTTCTATTCTATATCCTGATACGTATGCTAATCCTTCAGATACTGTTGCAATAAGATTTGCGTCATTCGAATCGTCTTCATAATTTACAATAAACGGATTGATAAAGAAATCACCTTGAATATCTGCTGTACGCTTAGCCATTCTATCTTCAACGCGCGCATATGCATCATCGCCAGTTACAACATCAAATACAACGCCGTTTCTTATTCTTGCGTAGTAAACAAAGTTTTGATCTGAATCTATATCATCCTGAGTGGTAAGCGTCATTGTAATTCTATAACGATCAGCACCTGGAGCAGAAGTATTTGGAGTAGCGCCTTGGTTATCATACAGAAGCTCAGAGTCTGCAGCAGTAACAACGTCTTGTGTTACTAAAAATCCTACAGTTGCATCTGGTTGTTGACCGTATTTGCTTAGTATGATAGATTGTTTTTCACAAAATACAAAATGCCCTTGTGTAAAGAAATCACCTTTTTCTACCGAAAATCTTGTACCAAATCCGGTAGCAGGATTTGCCGTTGTACTTGTGGTTTGAACAGTTAACGTAACACCTGAATTCGTACCAACAATGTCTTCGCCTGGATCCATAGTGTTTGGAGAAGCAAATGAAGAAGCTGATAAGGTATCGATATATGCAACGTATATTGTTGCAGGATCACTTGCAGTCGCAGCAACGACTTCTAAAATTTTTGCTTTAAATGCAGAGTTTTGCCCGGTAAATTCATCTCCAACAATAGTAGAAGTATCTGTTGGCAAGTTATTCGTAGTTGTATCAAGCTTGATAAATTCATATCGAGTATTAAGGCTTGGTCCACCAGGATTAACTGATGCACCTTCTTTAAAGATATTGCGGGCAAATCTTTCAATTTCTTTTTGTTGTATCGTTTGAGACTGAGTTAGCTCTCTTGCCTGCAAAGCACGGCCAGAATTAAACAGTATCCTATGATAGTTATTACTGTCTCTATAATCGTCTTTATACGTATCAGCAAAGACTTTTTCCGTAAATTTTGTCGCCATTAAATCACTCTACAGTTGAATTATTACTTTTATGTCTTCAGTTTGTGCGGGATCTCTTTCAATCGCAGCTCGATTATCGATGTACAATATTGTACCAGACAATCGATCGACTGTACCTTTTATATATGCCAATGTATCACCGTCAACCGAAGCTGAATCTAAGATGCCTTCACCATTACCATCAGTCTCCGTAATCGTTTCGCCTTCGATAAATGTAGCAAAGCCAGTAGAATCAGTCTGATGATACCATACATAGCTTGAATCTGCGTTATCGATATATGCTTTTGCAGCAGATGTGGATCCTAGAATTGTTTTGTCTTCGGTAAAGTTTTGAGCAATAGAACCAAACTTTAATTTATTTAAGACGTTTGCTGCAGGACCTTCAAAATCTGAATCTGCAGAATCTGGACCAACTTTAGGATCTCTAATTATTCCTACTTGCCTATAATCATTACTTGTAATCATCGCATTTGTTTCGTCGCCAATTAGCTTCGAATTAAACATAATAGCGCTTGAGCGAAGATCGTCTCTTGCATCTCCACCTATTCCTAACGGTGTTGATACTACAGCACGAGCATGTGCTCCTGTTCCACCGCCACCAGAAAATAGAACTGATGCATAATCGTATCCAGCGCCATAAGCTTTTCCTGTACCAGAATCATTCATCTCAACTTTTACAATAGTTCCGTTATATACAGTAGCTGTTGCGCCAGGAGTTTTTGTTCCGTTACCGGTAAATGTAATAGTTGGAGCAGACGTATATCCTGTTCCACCGTTATCTACCTTAATACTAGTAATCTGTCCTTTGACGGCTGCATCCTGAATTGTTTTTTGTTCTTGCTCTAATGCAGGATCAGAAGCGCCGGCAGAGTCAACGAACTGTACGGGAATATAATTAGCTGATGTAAACTTTACCGAACGCAAAGCAGTTTGTCCATATAGGTATTTCCATACGTAACCGTCTGCTGTTGAAATAGGATCTAAAGAAGTGCCTGTCGGTTTAACCGTAGATGTCACAGAAGATCCTGTAGCATCTTTACCTTGCTGTAAACACATGTAAACAGCTAACTCATCTGTCATAACATAATATGCATTTGTTGGATAACCTTGAACATGATCATCATACGAAGCATAAATTGTACCAGAAGACCAGTTATATCTAGGAATCACATATGAAACATCTTCACCTTTTTTCATAGCCTGTAAATTTAAACGAAAGTCACGTTCTTCTTTTGCAGTATTCAAAGGAGTGGGAGCTGCGTCCGTAGCATTCCAGTCTTGTGATCTACCAATACCAATATAGTACGTAGCCGCAGAATCTGTAACGTTTGTAAAAATATCGTTAAGAACTTGTCTTTTAAATTTATCTGTAATAATTGCAACCATTTTAGATTCCCTAGCTCACGGTTCCGCCGAAGTTACTGACCAACTGCCAACTTGTTCCATCCCATATCATTGTGCATCCTTGATTATTTGCTAAAGCAATGCTGGTTCCTGGTCCAAAGGTGGCTGGTGTAATAGTAGCAGTACCAGCGTTCTTATTTGTAAATAGTTTATATTCTCCTACTGTCGTACCATTAGCCACTGATACCGAAATTGGTGTTCCAGAGTTTCCGACAATATATGATTTAGAAGTATCAGCAGCTCCTGTGGCCGTAATCACATCAGAAGAATAAGCTGCTTTTTCAATTTCTACTGATCCTGTTCCTTTACCACTTAAATTAAGATTAACATCAGCATCGTCTCCACTTGCACTCATAACAGGATTTGAACCAGTACCGGCGTTTTGTACATCAACATGATTAACTGCACTTCCTGTTGCAGTAATACTAAAAATTTCAGCTCCGTTAGCGTCTCCAATATAACCACTAACTTTAGGTTGAGACATTGTAGGAGCTGTAAGAGTTTTATTTGTTAATGTTTGAGATGCACCAAGTAAAGTAAGTGTATCACTATCTGATAGTGTTGGTATATTAAGATTATGATTCGCAGTCAATGAACCCGCTATAAAATTATATGTGTGCGATGCATCATTATCTTGAACTTTTATTCCGCTTACTGTTGGGCTGGTAAGTGTTTTATTCAATAATGTTTGTGTGGCAGAATCAAGTAAAATTTCACCAGAGGCATTTGGTAAATGAATAACATGATCGGCCGTAGGATCAACAGCTCTTAAAACTGTTTCGTTTAGATCTGCCGTAGTTCCTTCAAACTGTAAACCACCCGCTGCAACAGCAATTGCTCCAACTAAAGTATTACTATCTCCACCGAGTTTTTGATAAAGCTCGACAAAATTTTCATTAATTTTCTGGCTCGCTTGACGTAATGTATCACCACTTCCGTCATTGGCATACGTACCATTTGCTATGTTCTGACGAGTCATTATTACCTCTAATTCGTTTTATCTATTTATACTACTTTATCGAAGTGTCCAGCGGTTATCGCTAAAGGACCTTCCATTTTAAAATCTGCAGGATATGGAGTATTTATAGGTATCGTGGCAGCATACAATACTCTGCGATCAGCGCCTTGTAATGCATTATAATCACTTGACCAACTACCACCGGCTGTTGTAACTTCAGTTCCTTCGTACATATCAGAAGACGGTTGTTCATCTACGGTTGTCTCAATCCAATTACGAAGATTCTCGTATGTCCAACTTCTATTGAATTGCATAACCACGGCCATTAGACCTGCGCCTACAGGACATGCAGCGCTTGTACCACTAAACCTTGTATCTCTACATGCAGAGATAGCAGTTAAATCAGCGTATTCTCCATCGCTTCTGCTTGTATCAACTCCATAAGATGCATCTGGACATGCGGCTAACGTTCCATCTCCAGGAGCAAAAAAGTCAATTGCATTTCCACAATCACTATAATTTACTTTTCTATCTTGATCATAGCTATTTGTCATATCATCATCTAAACAACCAACGTTGATTGCAGGAAATTTAACCGTAGTATTTCCATATGATGTTTCACTTACAGTTTTTCCTATATGCTGTGGAAACCCTCTACGATTAGTTGATCCTGTTACGTTATAACCAAATTCACTGAACGTATCTTGATAAAAAGTGTTTGTATTGTTATTTGATATACGATTATCATAGTTCGGATGATCAGGATTATATTGTGGCTGATTGCTATTTCCAGCTGCAGTTACCATAATGACACCTGATTGAGTTAATTCGTCTCCAGCCTGTGTCGTACTGTTATCGTAATGCTCGCTTTTCCAACGACCGCCATCGCCCATTGCGCCTAACCAACTAATATAGTTTGGTTCGTTTGATGTTCCACCATAAGAGGCAGCTCCATCTGTTCTAAAGTAGTAATAAGATCCACCTTTAGAAGATGATCTAAATCCCCAACTGTTTGAGCTAATGGTAGGATCTTTTGTGCCAAAGATAGGATTATTAGGTTTATATGTGTGAAATATTTTTTGTACGTCAAATCCGATTTCAAAACTACCTACATTATAACCACTACCATATAAGTTTAGATGCCACTTATTTGCGTTGTATGCCCACCCGTGTGTACGACCGTATATTAAACTAGCACATTGTGTACCATGATCTGCATCGTATGCTAACGTTGTCGGACTCCCGTGTACATTGTCTCGAGTATAAGCAGTAGATACAAGAATATTTCCAAATGCGGCAAACGATGCACTGCGCTGAGTTGAATCTCTCCACCAGCTTTGAGCTGCAGCTTCGGTCGGTACAACCGTACCATCCCATCGTGTTTCTAATCTACTTGTATCTGCATTGAACCAGTCAGGATCAATATAGTATGGACCGTCAAGAACAACATCTAATACGTCACAATATCCTGCTCGATTTAAAACGTTACCTGACTTATAATCAACCGGATTTACTGCATTGTTTACGCCTTTATTAATAAATTCTGTATGTGCGATCCATGTACCGTTATCAGCACATATGACATCAACATTTTCACCTGCGCCTTGTTGTTGTACTTTAGAGCTTATAGCCACGTTTTCATTAGTTGATGCAGTCTTCCACGGATTTTGTTTTGTTTGCATTCGGTATAGCGCGGTAGTCCTATTAACTGTCGGTTCAGCTCCACTAAAATTACCTTGAATAGACGAACTTCCTACTGTCCACATTTGGTAATTATTATATGCAGTATCCCATCGATCTTTTGCCGTTCCCCATATTTGATTTTTTAATTCATCAGGAGGTGGCATATATGTTTCAGGGTATCTGTTTGGACTTTCATTAATTATTTTAACACGATCATCGGATTGTAAAGCGGCTGACTCTTCTTCTGTTAATGAAAATTCACCACGTACATCGCTGTGTTCTTTCGTATCAGTACAATCAACTGATCGATCGGGTATTGTCTCCGGAGTTGAATCAGATGTTATAAGCTCTGCGCTTATTTCATCAAATTGTTCCTTTGTATATGTTGTTAGTACGTAATACTTTTCGCTCATTTTATCACACTATGTTTATTGTGTTACCCATACCCGAGTGTGCAGTACATTGATAGTACAATGTAGATGGTGCACCCATCGGAACTTTAAATACGACCGTTCCTACGGCCTGTGTATTTCCTGTTATACCATCAGCATATGCAGACCCACCATTACTTACACGAATTTGAAATGGATGGCCAGAAGCATTAACAACAAAGTAATATGTTTCGCCTCTACGCAAATAGAGAACAGGATCATTTGTTGATGAAGTAAACCAATGACTCTCTGGATCATTAAAAACATAATCGCTAGAACCGCTACTTGTGACATTAAATACATTAGAACCTTTTGTCATCGGATGCCATGCGCTATGCTCATAAATTTCCATTTGACTGTTAGTAGTATTATAAATGATTTCACCATTAGATGCTGACAATGCATTACGCTGTGACGTTGTCATACTACCAACCCTGAATCCACCGCCTGCACCACTGTTTTGACTTACTGTAACAGAGCCACCTGTGACCATATTAATATCAGTTGATGCAGTGAGAGTAGGAGTACCTGTTGCCTGAGATGTAATATTATCAACAACAAGTCCGGTAGAATTAAAATATCCTACATCTGTACCACCTATTTTAATATCGATCTGATCATCAGTACTTGCATGAAAACTTGTATTACCATTTTGATCTAGTATTAACTCAGTACCGTTCATATCAATCGATTGACCCTGAGAAATGTATGTACTATTGTCTATCGAATATGTTCCGGATCCATTAGTTTTCATAAATCCTGCACTTGCAAAGTCTCCATCTACAAGTACATCAGCATGAGATGTTTCACTTGTTAGATAAGCCTGTAAGTTACTTATTTGAGATTCAGTAATTGACAATGCAGCTTGATGGTTCGTTACATCGTTTTCAGTTACAGTATAGCTTTGTAAATAGCTTGATAAGTCTGGTGGAGTGTAAGTAGTCACACCTGTTGCGTTATTATATGCCAAGTTAGCAGAACCTGCTGCAGCGACTGATACACTAAAGTCTGCATATGCTAGACCTCCACCGCCTCCACCGCCACTTACATCAGAAGCAACAATAAAGTGTTGAGTTCCTGAATCCCATTTAAGGATTTTGTTGTTTGCAATACCAGACATGTTAACGTTAGATAATTCACCGATACTGTCAATGCCTTCTCTTGCTTGTACGTATGCACTATCAATGAGCGCAATAGTCTTGGCCGAGTCAATACCGGTTCCAAGATCTGCGTTATTAGCAAGCTTTACCCAGGCTCCGCCATGAGCAAAGTATCCTGCTCCGGTTGCATGAACGTGAGCAAACATACCATGATACGTCGTAGCATTTGGAAGAGCTCCTTCAGAATCCCACATATTGGCATAATAGATTTTTTTAGACCCAAAATCTACATCTGAATCGCCAGCAAGTGTATTGATATGTGAAGGAATAACCTGCGCATTATCTAAAGCTTGCGCAATAGACGTAACCGCTGCCGAATCTAAGTCAGCATTTTGCAGTGTGGTAAAGTTGGCATCGAGTTCGACGTGGGTCAATGCCGTCCCTTTAGAATTTCTTAATGTGATTGCCATGTTTTACCTCTAAGTAAGTTCTACGTAATTTGAGTCGACATATCCAAGAGCCATATATCTTGGGTTACCAGCGTCGGAATCATAGAACCATCTATTTCTATCCATTCTTTCGATGTCGTTGCTCATTCTCACACCGTATGCATATACAGCGTCTTTTGCCGAGTCATCCATCGTCGGCGAGTTAATATCTTTTGCCTGGTCAATTCTACCATATGATGCAGCAAATACATCAGCAGGCATATCTTTAAACCGATCAACTGTTGCTTTTAAGCTAATACGTTCAATAACGCTATCAGAATCTGCATCGTCAGGTAGATAACCAATAGGCTCTACTAATCCAAATGGTATATCATAATTTGCCGTACCCTCAACAAATAATGGTGGTGGCGGTTCATCAATATTATCTGGCATAACCAAGAGTTCAGAGTTTGTAGACGGTAGTTCTAGAACAACCTCACCGCCTAAAAAGAATCCAGCCGGATGTACAAACTTTTTATATAGATCTCTCCACGTATTGAGCGGAATAGCCGATTTAACAAGTACTGAGAATATTTGATATAATGCACCGTCTTGTATAAAATGCAATGACTCAGTACCGATTGTTGACTGAGACTGATTGAGTTTAAATATTCTTTGTTTCGGATAATCTACCTCAACATCAATACCAAAGAATGCACGAAAGAAACCTTCGGCAGAATACTTTGTACCTTTAACTCTATAAAAATTAGCAAAGTTGCGAAGTACTTCACGCGGTTCGCTAAAATACGTTGAGTTAGCTCCATCAGCAATTGTACCAAAGATATATTCTAAATTGGCTAATGATGTACTTTCAATATCATATACACTAAACAAATCTTGTATTGCACTAATTGATTCATCAGAGTCTACGTATTCGTAATACGCTTCCATAAAAGCAATGAGATTAGGATATTCTTCTCTAAAGTATTGCGGTAAAACTTCTGCAACGCTATAGTTTCTGAAGTTAGGAACTATCCGATTATAATCAGCGATATGTGACATTAATAGCCTCCGCCAGCTCCACCGCCACTGCCGGTACCATAACTAACAGTAATACCAGTTCCTGTATTACCTGATCCGCCTAAAACAACATCAGTATCTTGTCTATCAACTTGTGCTGAAGCAAACGATGGACCTTCGTCAATATCTAAAATATAACTACGTAAGGGTCGAATAGTTGCTTGGTTTGCAGGCGTACAAGAAATTTTCAGAAAGTTAACTCCTGCTGTAATACTGAATGGATTAAATCCGGTTAATGTTACAGTGCCTTTTAATGCATCATAAGATCCTATATTATCAACTTCAACTGTACCAACATTATCTACAATTTGTAGTTTAGTTAACGACAAAGCATTCTTGATAGAACAAACTTTATTATTAAAAATAAACGTAGATGATGTAATAATATTATCAGTTGTAGATGGCGAAGAAATTTCAACAGGAAAGTACATGTTATATGTCGCGCTTTGAGTCATATCAGGTATAAATCTTTGTTGCATCTTTACAGTAGCTTTAGAGTTTAGAATTGCTTCACTAATATCATCAATTCGAGTTAAAAGCTCAGATCGTCTAAACACACCACCAAACTGTTTTAATTCTTCATTAATATAAGTTACAAGTGAGTTAAATACATTTCCCTCTGTCGCTTTAATTGTTTGTCCTGTCAAACTTGGATCAAAGTTAAATGTCAAAATAATTTCTAAAAATGTAGTAACTGGATCTTGAAATGCAGTATCGATTGATAGAATGGAAAGATTAGAAGCCACATCACTAACAATAGCATCTTTTACAGCCTGTTTTTGATTTTCGGTTGTACCATTTTCAAACACAAGAGACAAATAAACTTTACCGTAATCTGCAGGTACGTTATCCTCTCCACCCCATGCAATAGAGTCAGTTACTGTTGGATAGTTTCTTTGTATCACAGCTTTATAGTCATCGGCAGTAACAAGTCTTTGTTGTGCAGCAAAAGCAATTGGCGCATTTAATCGTATTGATTCTAAAGATTGTCTAGGACCACCGACACCAGCCGAAGAAATAGTAGTTACTTGTAGTAGGTATTGAATGCCATTAACTGTTACAGTGTCTCCTGGGGAAAACACGGCAGCACCATTAGCAGCAGCGCCAAGACAACTCAAATATTGCACTTGAATCATTTGACCTGATTCAGGGGCCTTACCAAAAGATATGCCATCACCAAAGTTTAATTCGTAAAAACCATTTGGTGCTTCTGATATTTGAAAGTAACGAGAATTTGAGTTAACTGTAACAGCATTTGTAACAGGAGCATAGTTAACATAATTTGAACTGCTTGGCGTATCATATACTCGTACGTCTGCAGTCGTTGTATCAATAGAATTATCTTGAATTACATAAAGCTGACGTTCACCTTTCTCGCCGACAATAAATCTTTTTCTTGTCATAGAGCCTTCGTATATTAAAATATCACGTGTACCATCACTGTTTAAAAAGTTATATACTCCAACGCCGTTATCTGTTGCTGTAATATCAGATAGTGTTCTAAACGTATATGTTGTTTCGCCAACAGGAGCTGTGAAAATACTACCTGCTTCGAGAACGACGGCCGAAGGTCTATTGATAGCACCTGATAGGTTTACACTTAAATTCACAGTGGCTCGTGATGCAATACGAGATCTTGGTACATAACCTAATGTTGCGGCATGAGATACTACTGAACTTCTTAATTGTGCCGTTGTAAGGAATGCTTCGTTCAAAGCAAAGTTAGCAGTTAGTGCATTGTAATGAGTATTATAAGCAAGAACATCAAGAACATTAGAAAGACCAGAGGCTTCAAAATCAAAATCTGCAAATTCACCTTTTTCTTGAAAAAAGGTTTTGAGACTATTTTTAACTGCGTCAAAATCAAGTTGAGTATTTTGTACTGTTGTAGCCATATTATCTTAACCTCGATAAGTTCGTTTCTACTACCACGTCTTCACCAGTATTACGAATGGCGAAGCGAGTCGTGACGTGTATTCCATTTTGCTGCTCATCAACTGTTACATTTACTTTTCTAATAATTGCACGTGGTTCATATGTTTGTACAGCCAGTTTAATTGCTAGCTCTATTTCAGGCTCTGTGTCTTCATTAATTGGCTCAAATAATAATGTGCCTAGACCTCCGCCAAAACCAGAGTTAAATGGTTTCTCGTGAAATCCTGTCATTAGAAGATTTTTAATAGACTGCTTAACCGCAGCTGCGTCAGTCTTCTTATATACATCACCCGTAGGATTTGCACTAAATGTAAGATCGATATCAGAATAATTTCTTTCACGGGAAGCGTTTAAACTTCCAGTAGATAAATTACCGTCTTCAAGTGCAAAAGCTCTAAGTGCCATAGTCGATCCAATATTTTAATCTATTTATATGTTATCACGCAAGAATTTCCAGAAGTTCGCCGTTTGTTTGCACATTACCGTTGAACGTCGTTGATAATTCTTTTTTATATGTTGTTTTAAAATTTTGTGGTATTTGTGGCATAGTTAGAATCACATGACATTCTAAATGCCCATCAGGAGAAAACCTATCATAATCTAATATTAGTTTATCATAAAGTATTGTATCTTTCCAATACACTGCTAAGTCAAACATCATTGCATGATCAGGCGTACCGGTTTCATCAATCAGCTGATATACAACAGCCCGACCTTTTGTTGCTAAGTCGTTTAAACCGTTCTCTGTAAGCTGTTCATTAGCCCCTTTTGTATATAGTCCCTCGATTACGATAAGCCGATGGTTTACAAATTTACCTAGAGAAGTATTAATACGGTTCATAGCAACGGCTTGAGGATATAAGTTGCGAGCTATTTGTAATCTTTCTGATTGAGATTGAATATGATTTAAGTTTGTTTTTTCACCAGTTCCGCCTAAAAACTTTCCAATCGTTATACCTTTTGCAAGTTTAGTACCTGCAGTTATGACTCTTGCATTGTTCGGATTAAATAAAGAATCCGGTATAATTTGTTTTTGGCCAGGGTTAGGAGTAAAATAATCGTTTCTCATAGTTAGCTACCATCAAACGGAATAGAATTTTCTCCAACAGTAGGACTACTACTTGCGGATCGTCCTATCTTACTTGGATTTGGCGATGAATACTTTTCACTTAATTTACCTTCAGCAATCTGCGTAGCAGTGAAGTCAGTATTATTTAAAGTTCGATTCTCTCTCATTTTTGATCTTACTTCTTCGGCAGTCAATTTTCTTTTAGTAACTCCACCGGTCGCAGTCTCTCGGTTTAATCCTTCTAGCATGGCATCATTCGGATCGATCTTGACTTTCTGAATACCAAAATTACCTTTTGTATATGTACTTGCCACACTTGCGGTAGGCAAAGCCGTAGCTTTTAAGTCATCTGCAAGCGGTTCGGTATTAATATCTTGAATATTAGTCGTATATCCTAAGCTTGCACCCGGGTGTGGAATAAATCCACCAGAAGAAGCGCTGTGTAAGCCTGCTTCGTTTGAGCTTAACGCTGTTGCTGCAGTGCCATTTAAATCTCCATGAAATGTTGGAGCAGTCATACTATTTGTCGCTGTTATATCACCCGTTACATCAATCCGTAATGCTCTTATTGTATCAACGTTAATTGTACCAGCTCCGCCTTCACCATCGCCAACCCAAAGGGTATGGCCTGCATGAAGATTATGAGCATACATAACCATCTCTTCTCCGCCGATCGTTCCTTTATGTCCAAAGACCGATATATCATTAGCTACAATATTTGTATTATCTGATGTAAGTTGTTGTCCTACTTCTGCAGTAATACGCTGAGTTCCTGATGCAAAAATTCCTTGGTTGCCTTCGCATGCAATCTCCATATCGCCTTTAACAGCTTGTGTACTTCCACCAAGAACCATTTCGGCTTTTGATTTAGTAATAGTAGTAGAGTATTCACCTTTGACAGTTTCACCAAAGTTCTTTTCAACTGTAACTCTCTTTGCACCATCAACCTGTTGTATCTTATCACCGTTAATTAATTGATTAAAATTACCACACGTTAGATTATAATCTCCTGCTACATCAACGTTGAGATCACCTTGATATGTCATATGTGCATTACCTTCAACGACTACGTGTTGATCTGCTCCAGTCATGATATGTGTATCACCACCCGAACTAATCTTTACTGTACCGTCTGGCGAAATCTCAATACCTGCACCGGTCTGATGGCGAATTAATATTCTTTCATTACCCATCGTGTCATCTAATTCTAAGATGTGACCACCAGCAGTTTCAAATACTTGGTTGTATGGATATAGTGGAAGCTTTTTTTGCGTTGGCGTAGCATTTTGTGGCAACGTCGGTATACCACCGTTTGTGAGAATATCATTACGCTTTTGGTTTCTAGCGGCTCTGTTCACAGTTGATTTATATGCGTATTCAACTTTTGGAAATGTTCCACTAGGATCCTGAAATCCTACTGGAAATACACCTTGGGTGTAGATTTGTTTGCCGAATATTAAAGCGCGGTCTGGTAATTCATCATTATCTGTTGTCATGCTGTTGGTTCCGTATAAGCTTGTAGTTGTGCTACAGTTAAAGGTGAAGCTGTTGGTTCTGTAACATTGCTCTTATTAAAATTAGTAAGTACATAATCAGTCACACTAAATCCTGGATCTATCTTATTGAGTGGATCAGTATCCATATGCCCGAATGCTTGCCCGCCTGGGAATACATCATAAAAGGTTTTCATAAACATTTTAAAACTAGTGTGTTGTGCAGCAGTAAATGATTCTGGACCTGTCGAGGCGCCTCCGCCTGTAACTCCTGTACTTGGCGTAGTGTAACCACCGACAAATGACACTCCAATACTATTTTCGTTATGGCCATTTGTTTTGGCGTGTGCTCCTACATAGTTTATTGGTCGACCACGTTCAATAGAACCGTCACGTCTAATCACATAGTGATAACCAATACCTGACCATCCTTGTGCCTGATGCCACTGATGTATCTCTTCAACACCAATATCTTGATCTGTATAAGTTCCTGTCCAGTGCACGACTGTCTCAGTTATATCTCTTGTCGCTGAAGCAAAGTCGGCTTCTAATTCTTCTGCTCCACCTACTGTTGTAAATTTATATGGAACATTTCCAGCTCCACCACCAGATCCTCCATATCTATTCGACGGAGTAAATTGTCCTTCCCATCCAACAGCGTTAGAACCTATCTGAAAATTAGGAAGTGTTACAGATGCAGAATACGTCACCCGTGTAGTAAACCGAGTATCAACTCCATAGAGTTGACTTTCAATTGCACCGATTGGTTGATTTGAATTTGCAGCTACTACTGCAATCGCTTGCGCATATTGTCCATTTGCTAAAAGAGTTATAATCCCACTTCTTGCTGCTGCTGATAAATTGCCGCCAGTTAATGCATCTATTGTTAATCCAATAGGAGTATCGATAATATCAACTACGGCCTGCATAATAGGAGATATTGCAGTACCTAATGTTAAATCTACCTTTTTATTAAACTCTGTAATAATAGGTCCAAGAACCTGAGATATTGAACGAGTAAATGCCTGAGTCATAAACGATTGCAAACTAGTATCTTGTGCCACACGTACCGCATTTACAATTTGAGCTGAAGGTTTATTTGTTGCTGTACCTAATAAACCTTGCATACCATTTGCTGAGCTTGCTCCATAATAACTTAAAAGAAACCCTTTTGCGACCGTATTTTCTCCAGTTAAAACTCCAAGAGTACCTAAAACAGTCAGCACATCAGTAAAATTAGCGTTCCCCGAAGCAACTCCATCAAATGCACCATCAATTTCTTCTACTAAATCTGCTGCAAACCCGGCAACAGTCTCAGTAAGTTTTGCCATTCCAATTCCAAAAAGTGCATTTCCACCCTGGCCTGGATAATCAACCAATGCGTTGAGACCTAAAAATCCATTTAATATTTGGCCTGCAGACTGACCAAGAGGTGATGAGTTATATGCATCATACTCACCTGCAATAGCAGGTCTGTTACGTACAAACTCGTCTGACGACAACCTTTGATTTAATGTAGAAAGATAGCTATTTGTTTTTGTAAATGTTACCATTAAATTGCAGTTCCTTCAGCCAGTTGCAGTACTCGATACCCTTCTCGTATTCGCTTATCGGTATGCTCTCCTGAACTTCTTTCATATTGTTGATCAAATATAGTAGCAGCTTGATCTATGGTTTTAGCAGATTTTAGATTCGTATTTGCTTTTACATTTAACGCTCCATTATAATTATCAGCGTTATTTAACTCATGTACAACAAACCCCAATTGATCTTCAAATGTTGCAGTATTCCATCCCTTACCAGACCACTGTTCAAAAATAGTTCTGCGACCTGGACCCCATTGTGCAAGGCCACGAGAGTGCTGTCCTTGTCCTTGATCATTATAATTAACCGCGTTAATGTTTAATTCTTGACCGTTGAATCGTGATTCTACCATAAGATTGCCAACAATTCCAGCTGCCTGTTCTTTTGTGTAGCCTTGATTTCTAAAATAATCATAGGCTTGTGTAATTCTATCTTGATTAGATCCTAATACCGGTAATGGCTGATAATCTACACCACCATCTGTTCTATTACCAGGATCCGCCATTGACTCTTGCCCTTGTGCACCGGCTTTCCACTGCTCAGAAGCAAGTTGTTGTTCTGATGGTATTTCAATACGTGGCATGGCTCCAATCACACAAGGAGCTTGCGATGATTTACCATCTAAAAATATTCCAAATACTTGTGCACCAGGAAGTAATTGTGGTGTAAACCCTATGCCAGATACACCGCCTACATTAGGCGTCAATACAGTGGCCCATGGTAATGCTCCGGTAGGAATTTGCTGATTGTCCCTAGAATGTATACCAAAGATTCTCACTTGTGCACGACCAAGTTGTAAAGGATCTAATACATTAACAACAATGCCAATCCACCATCTAACATTATCTCCGTAAAATTCCATCATTGTGGGCCAGCTCCTGCATTTTCGCTCATAGCTGGCGGTTCATCGTATACTTTTGTATTGCCTTCATAATTCGATAGCTTCACTAAATCCATTTTACAGTTGTAAGCATCATTAGTAAAAGAATGGCATGCCGCATATACCAAATAGTCACCTGATCTTCGTCTATCTAAAGGTTGATCGTGCTGTTGCATATCACCTAGTGATACAAATGTAATAACACGACCGATTGTTTTATTACCGTTATTTCCTTGAGGCATAGTGTGTACACCCGGTACAGTTATCGTAATTGCCTCTTGACCTAATAATCCTCTTACTACCTTTTGTACTGCTTTAGAGGTATGTGCTGCAGTGTTATATTCTTCGTAAGGATTCTTTTGATCATAGTATAATAATGATGGAGCCATTAAATTAATTCTTTTGCTTTGATATTTACTTAATGGTCTGTCACCAAAATATGCACGCGTGTCTGCTACTGGATGTGATGTTGGTCCTAATATATTTTTAAAAACCTCATCTAAATCAAAATTAAAAGTGTATTCTAATCCATGAGTCGGATCTACAAATTCATATGTAGATCCTAAATTACCGGCTAAAATCATCTCAAGCGTATTGTCATTTTCTGACATTGTTAATTCTGAAGCTAATCGTGTGACATCAGTATTGATATTAGCGTTCTGTGTAATATTACCAGAATATAAAAATGGTGTTTGATAATTTACACTTGGACGACGGATCAAATTAAATAAATCATAAAATCTCAAATTCTCATCGGCTAAACATGCATAACAATAAAATGGTGTACCAGTTAGGCCTGTTACTCTTGCTGTAATAAATTCTATTGCTTCAAATATATTTACATTCGGAGCTATATATCGAATCGCAGCTTGTAGTTCGTTAGAGTTTGCTTCTGTTATTGCGCTTAATACTTCTGTTGGAACATCATTTGCAACATTCCAGTTTTCTTCTTGTAGTATTTCTGCGCCTTCACCTCGAACAGCAATTTTCTTATTTCCATATACGTCTCTAAGCATATCATTAATAATAACACCAGGCTTACCATCATATGCTTTATTTAATATTCGTAAGGTACCAACAAATCCATCATACTCAATAAGATTAATAGTAATAACATTATCAGTATCTGTTGACGGAATCGCTTCTTTTACATTTCTAACAATAAACTGTTTTTCTAATATTTTGTCACTTTGGTGTAAACCCATTTTTATAATAATACGTTCAGTGCCTTTAAAGTCTGTCATCTCTAATATTCGACTTGTATCTGCAAAGGTAAGAACACCAGTCAGATAAGGCTTATCTAAATGCTCAAATATATTAAAGCTTATTAATCCCTGGGTAATATTAACCTGATGAGTAGTTCTCGGATTTAATAAGAATATAGAATATAACTTATATTCCCTAGGATCCTTAGGAGTATAGCTAGACATTTCTGATTATTTCCTGAAACTCTCTTGCAATGTTTTCTACCTGACTGGGTTTAAACATTTTTATTCTTTTTAATCCATCATTTTGTTGAGCATAATATTCGTAATGAGTAACAGGCGTGTATAGAGCAGGTCTATCATCATATGGATTTATATCCCAATGTTTTGAGTCGCCGTCAATATAATATCTTGTAGAGTTAGGTTCGTCAACTGCACTAATTAACTGTACTGACTGTACAACATCACCAACTTGAGATGTAATAGTTTCTGTTGAATTAAAAGAATGCGTACCTTCAATCACGATTTGACCAAGATCAAGATTTCTGTGTGCGATTGTTCCAGTTGCACCTGACGACGATCCTTGTACAGTTTGACCTACTTTAAATATTCCAGTTAAAACATCTTTTGTTTCTAGAACAGTATTTGGATGCAGTTTTTGAATCATCTTTATAAGTTCTGGATAAGATAAAGGCCAACCTTGTTCACGAATATGATCATTTAACAAGTAGAACGTCCAATAGTATTTCATATCACCATACATGTACTGAGATACTTGATCTGCTCTATCGCCTTCTTGAATGTAGTAATAACCATAAAAAGAAGAATTATCTTTTATGTGGTCGATTACATCAACGTATGCAGTTAAATTTTGAAAAGCAACAGCAGGTAAGCTAGAGCCAAATGAATAAGCTTGAACCGGAAAATTTCTGAAATAATTACTCATTAGAACGGTCCTGTTTTCTTATCGTAGTTATTGTAAGGTCCACCATAATAAGGACTATAACCTCTATTAAGTGGGTCTCCTAAAGGTGGTCCTCCAGGTTCACCTGCAAATGCTGGTGGATTTGTAGTTCCCCAAGTAGCATTACGAATGCCCGATGCTTCTTCGTATTGAGCTTGATTCCAGGCCGGTGCACCCTTTGAATAACTATTAATAAAGTCCCGTGTTGCAGGCGCTGTATACTGTGGATAGCCTTGCGAAGCAGAAGATGCTGGAGATGGCGACGAACCAGGAGGAGCATATGTTGGAAAATTAGTAAAGTCATAGTTTTGAGCTATAACTTTATCTGGATCATCAAGATCGTCGTATCCTGCTCGAATGTCTTCCTTACTTAATGTTCTATATTCTCTAAAGTTTAATGTAAGATCGATCTCTTGAAATTCTCCATCATAATAAAAAGACATATTAGAAGGGTTATAGTTAGTTGTCATATTAATTAAATGAGACCGTATGTATTGTGTTACGATAGGAGTATTTGCACCATATCTCATACGAATTAAGAATTTGTTTGGAAACTTATATGCTACTTTTAGACCACCAATATCTGCAGTTGGTTCTGGATAAAGCTCCATTCTAAACCAATCAATAATTGCTCTTACCTCTTGAGCTTCTTCTTGAGATCGTGGTATAAATTTAAATGCAAAACTATGTTCTCTTAAATTAACCGATTTAAAGACAGCTCGTATATTAGGATTTAATGTGGTTTGTGTTGCTGAATTAACAACGTTTTGACCTCTACCACTCACGCCCGCAACACCTGATATTACTGCCCTAGCAACTTCTGGATCTTTGATTGCAGTCATCAATTTATCAACTGTACCTAAGCCTAAAGTATTTGATGCAATCTCGGCCAAAGTCGTTTCATCTCCGCCTTGTGCAGCTGAAAGAGCAGCACCACCACGCACACCTAATTCGGCTCCTTCAAAATTTACACCATCTTGTACCTGAATAGCAGGAGGCAAATAAAGTTTAACTGTTTCACCTTTAGTACTCTTACCTGCACGGATACCTGCAGTGACAGCATTACCTAAAAATTGTGCTGCGCTAATTAAACCAATATCATTACCTTCATTCTCGAATGCTGATGGATCTATTGTGGGAGGTTCTTCGATAATAGTTGTAAAATATACCCTGGCCTTATAATCGTTTTGATCTTCGATCGGATATTTATATTTTGGCTGTGATAGTGACATATTTTTTCCAATAAATACAAAGAAAGTTAGAACTATTTATATGGCTTATTCAGGAAAATACAAAGTTAAAAACCCAAAGAAGTACGCTGGAGATCATACCGGTGTTATATTTAGATCAATGTGGGAAAGACATTGCTTTAAATGGTGTGATGAAAATCCAAAAGTAAAGTCTTGGTCGAGTGAAGAGGTCGTGGTTCCATACTATTACGATGGTGATAAGCGGTATCATAGGTACTTTCCAGACCTTAAAATTGTAATGGAGAATCAAACTCTATTGGTTGAGATTAAACCTGATAAAGAGACTAGACCTCCAAAGGGACAGAAGCGTACAAAGAAATATATTAACGAAGCTTTTACTTATGTAAAGAATATGAATAAGTGGGAAGCTGCACAAAAGTATTCTGTGGATCGTGGCTGGCAGTTTCAGATATGGACTGAAAAGACTTTGCAGGAAATGAAGATCATGCCAAAATATATTAAGCCGCTAAAACCTCTCGGGCCCGTGAGAAAAAAGAAAAAATAGTATATAAATAGTGCTATGAGTAATATATTTCAAAAGCTAGAGTTCGAAGCATTTCGAGCAGGTATCACGCCACGTAGTAAAGAGTCAATGAACTGGTTTCGCCAGAAGGCTCAGGCTATGGGCAGAGTAAATCGTAATGCGCTGATGAAAGAAGAACCGGTTGAATTAAAAAGCCGTGGTATTGCAGGAAACATGTACATGTATTTCTACGATCCTAAGACAAAAGAAAAGCTACCGTACTATGATAGCTTTCCATTAACAGTTGTTGTAGGTCCTGCGCCAGGTGGATTTTACGGTTTAAATCTACATTATCTTCCTGCAACACTTCGTGCAAAATTACTTGATGCACTAATGGATATTGCAAGCAATAAAAAGTTTGATGAAACAACAAAATTTCAAGTGACATATAATACTCTAAAACAAACATCTTCGTTAAAACATTTTAAGCCGTGTTACAAACACTATTTAAATTCTAACGTACGAAGTAGATTTGCATATGTACCTCCACCTGAGTGGGAGATCGCAACGTTTTTACCAACCGCTGATTTTCAGAAAGCTGGTAGATCTAAAGTATACAAAGATTCTAGGAGTATGATTTAATGCCATTATCAGTTGATGACTTAAAAGGTGCAGTACGCAGCGGTCCAGCCAGAAGTAATATGTTTCAGGTTAACCTGCCGGCGTTGCCTGGACTGGCTCAGGCAGATACTCGAGGTCTTAACCTTCTGTGTAGAGATATACAATTACCTGGTAGACAAGTACTATCAAACGAACGCGTAATCGGAATGAAACAAATCAAAGTAGCATATGGTTATGCTGCTGAAGATGTTTCAATGACATTCTTAGTCACAAATGATTATGGCGTAAAGACGTATTTTGAACACTGGCAAGAACTTGCTGCAAATCATATTACAAAAGAATTGAATTACCCGACTACATATACGCGTGACGTAACTATACATCAGTTAAAGCACGGCTTAGCATATGATATACCAGGGTTTTTTGATCAATCATTTTCTTTTGGTCCTTTTAACATTAGCCTTGATGCTGATGTGTATTCTGACGAACAGAAGATATATAGTTGTAAACTAGTAGATGCATTTTGCACTACTATGAATGCAATACAATTAAACAATGATCCGAACGGATTAGTTGAACTGAATGTCCAGTTATCGTATAAAGACTGGTTTGAAATTTAAGCTTATGAGGTTATATAATGGCTTTACCAAAAATAAACACGGCACCCAAATATGAAGCGGTAGTTCCGTCGACGAAACAAACAGTGAGATTTAGACCTTATCTCGTAAAGGAAGAAAAGGTTTTAATGATGGCAATGGAAACACAAGACCAAAAGCAAGCAATGGCTGCGGTAGTTGATACTATAGAAGCTTGTGTGTCGGATCCAATTGAAAAAAATAAATTAACAACATTTGACGTAGAATATCTTTTTACAAGAATTAGAGCTAAGTCGGTTGGTGAAACAGTAAAGGCCGGTTTAAAATGTGAAAGTTGTGAACATCCAAATGAAATGGTGATTCCGATTGAAGAGGTTACAATAGATGTTCCGGATATTGATAATAAATTAGAGATTGCTGATAATATCAATTTAGTTATGAGATGGCCAAGATATAATGATATTACAGATTTAAGTGATTTTAAAAGTCAAACCGAAATGACATTTGCTATGATAGAACGATGTATTGAATCAGTTGAAACCGCAGAAGAAAAGATTATGTTTAAGGATGAATCTGCAGCTGATAGACAAGCTTTCATTGAATCACTATCTGGTGATCAATTTACAAAGCTAAGAGAATTTATGGAAGCAATGCCACAAATGAAACATACATTAGAATTTAAGTGTGGAAAATGTGGCCATGATAATAATGTTGAATTACAAGGTATGCAGGATTTTTTGTAGTATGCCTTTCTCACGAGTCCTTGGTTGGACACTATAAAACGAATTTTAGTTTGATGCAACATCATCATTATTCGTTAAGTGAAATAGAAAACATGATGCCGTGGGAAAGGGAGATTTACTTAACATTATTGATAGAACATATCAGAGAAGAAAACGATAAAGCTAAACAACAAAAACGAAATTAGGTAGAACGTAATGTCAGCAACATTAGATGACGTCATGCGAGTCATGCTCTCGCAAGAGCAAAAGCAGGATGATACAACTTCTGCTATTAACGACTTAGGACGTGTTTTTAAGAAACAATTTCTAAAAGACGAACGCGGAGCTCCAGATAGAATGGAAGCTGAACGTGAAGCCAAAAAAGCAGGCTCTGGTGAATTTGATCTAAGCAAGATAATGGCATTTCCAGGATTAGATGACTTAACTAGTGGTGTCAATTCGCTGGTTATGATGGCCGGGAACCTTGCTAAAATGGTTGCCGGACTTACTGCTGCTGTTGCAGGAGTTCTTCTTGCCTTTGAAGGAATTAGAGGATGGGAACTTGACGCTATTAAAAACATAAAATCTGTAGGGACAAGATTAAGAGGATTATTTCCTGGAGCTATTGCTACAAGAATCGGCGATGCTATGGATCTTCTAAGAGTAAGCGTTGCTAGATTTTTTGGCATAGATCCAATGAATGGAAAACTTTTAGCAAATGGTTCTAGAGTTGGGCCAAAAGGATTTATTCCTAAGGTGGCATATCCAAAAGGTTTTACTCAAATAATAGGTGAAGCCTTTGATTTATTTAGATCAAGCATCTTGACAAAATTTGGTATTGATCCAGCAACCGGTAAAATGCTTAAATTAACAGGAGACGCTGCTGAAGATGCATCACCTATAGCAAGAGTAATTGGTAGAGTTGGAATACAACTAAACAGTTTGTTTAGGCCGATACGATCTTTTACTAGTGCAATCGGTGGTTTCTTTAAAGGCGACATATTTAAAGGCATCTCAAAATTTGTTGGTGCAGGCGGTAGATTAATTCTTGCTGTATTCAAAAAAGTATTCTACCCAATCGGCCTGGTGTTTGCTGCATTTGATGGTATAAAAGCTTATATGGAAAGCGATGCGCAAACTGTAATTGGTAAATTAGGTGAAGGCATCGGCGGCTTTGTTGGTGACTTTATCGGTGCACCATTCGATCTTTTGAAATCAGGAATTAATTGGATCTTTGACAAAATATTTGGCGTGAAAAGAGATGAAAATGGAAAAGTAACTACTGAAGGATGGGCAAGCTGGGCATCTACTAAAATGTCAGAATTTAGTTTTGAAGAAACTATTGGAAATTTAGTTGCTGCACCATTTAAAGTAATAGAAGCTGCATATTTGTTTGTAAAAGATTTATTTACAAATCCGAAAGAAGCATTTAAGAATCTTTGGACAAACTTAACTGGTATTGCTCCAGGTCTTTTTAAATTTGGAGAATATATTTTTGATAACTTAGTAATGCCGGCATGGAATTGGATTACAGGAATATTCAAAGAAGATCCATCACAAGAAAGTAAAGGGTTTTCCGTGGCAAGTCTTTTTGATGGGCCAATAGAATTTGTTAAAAATATGGCTGATAGTGTAACAAATAAGTTAGATGGTATTCTAACTGCTGTATCAACCTTGTTTTCAAATATAAGTCATATATTCAGTGGCATGGGAGATGTGATAGCCACACAAGTAGAATTTGAAATTAAAGCAGTTATTAATGGCTTTAAAAACGCCTTTGATAGAGTAGCTACGTTTATTCGTAACCTTGGCGATAATCTCTATATTATGATGTCCGAGGCATTACAATTTAATTTTCCAGGAGTAACATTACAACAACCTGCTGGATTAACAGGTAAAGCTTTAGACAAGCTTGGTATAGACTTTCCAGTACAAATTATGCCGGCATTTAGTTTAGGCTTAGGTAATGCAGAGACCAGATCAGCTGCCGCAAATAGAGTTGATAGTCGTAATGCAAAAATGCATAATAGGATTAGAAATCGTAATAGCCAAACCGCAGACGCGCTAGCTGAAGCCGAAGCAGCTCGAGCTAATTTAATGGAAGGCCTGCAACCAATAATTATTAATCAAGATAATCGTTCAACAAATACCAACGCTACTACAGACCGTAGAACGTATGTAGCCACCGGTGGTGCCACCGATGGCTTTAATTTAAATCAACCTGTTCAACCTTAATTAGTCGGCTTCTGCAAGCTTTGCAAAATAGCTTAGAGTATCGTCATCGTCTTCGACTTTGACATTCTCAGCAGTCACTGGTGCACGCTGAGGTTCAGGTGCTGGTTCAGGATCATTCATCTGGCGAGTCTGAGCAATAGTCGGTTCACCTGCATTTGCAAATTCGCCTAGAATTGTCATTAGTTTTGTTTTTAACTCATCATATGTTTTATAGCTAGTAGGATCTGTCCATTCAGATAGATCATACATCTGATCATAAACCGTTTCGAGTTGCGCATCATCACCATCTAAAAGAGGTTTTTGTTTTGCGAACTCAGACTTATCATAGTTACGATAGCCTTCAACGTTACGGATCTTTAATTTAAAGTCCGCACCTTCCCACATATCAAATGGATTAATTGCATCTTCGTCTGCAAATTCTGGTTGCATCATATCCATAATCTTATCATGGATTTTCTTACCAAACTGATACAAGAAGACTTTGCCTTCACGTTCAGGATTAGCAGGATCAGATACAACATAGACGTTAGTTACATAATGCAACCGACGCTTCTGCCGACGTGCAGCCTCTTTGTCTTCTTCGATACCAGTATTCCATAGTCTAGAATTGAGTTCACCGACTGGATCGTTCTGACCGATTGATGTGAGGGATTTTTCGATATACCATTGACCTGTTGGTCCTTTAAAACCGTGGTCCCAGTATCTTGCCCAAGGTAGTTCGGCTCCTTCACGGGCAGGAAGGAATCGTAGAATAGCGTAACCGTTACCAGCTTGATCGACTGTTGGTTTCCAGATTCGATCATCTGCATAAGATTTCTTTTCACCGCCGCCGCCAGTTGCTTCGGCTGCTTTGATGAGTTTAGAGATGTTATCTTTGTTACGTTTTAGATTTGCAAAAGACATATATTTTTCCTTGTATTTGCTGAAATATTACTGTATTATTATACACTATACATGCGTTAGTGTACACTCTTTTGTTTCTTTCTTCGGAGTTTTCTCATTCTCGTAAAAAACCTGTCGGTCTTTGATAGTAAGGTTTGCTTCAGTCCTCTACGTTTGATTCGGGCTGCTGCAGATTTTGCCATACGTTCGTCACGAGTCGTAGTCATTTTATTCTCCTATTCAAAAAGTAGTGTGTTTCCTTTCGGAAGAAAGTTAAGCCTCATTGCTTCGGCTTCGATTTTGTCTCGAATTGGTGTGGATATAAACTTCTTTACATCCTCAGGGTCAATGTCATTCCTATCACAGACGTCGAGAACAGCATCCATGTATGACATTTTCTTTTTAAGGACAGCATTCTCGATAAGAATGCTGAACTTAGATTTAGTTAAAAACTTTGATTCAATCATAATCGCTCCATACAGTACCTATATCATCATAGAACACGCCATGCGTACGTTTGATTTCACCGTCTTTATCATAGGCAGGTACTAAGCAATGCCATTTAATTTTAGATGTACCATACTCACCATAGAAATCATCAGCATATACGCCATCACGTAAATAGCGTTCTAGGTTTCTAATGTATGATTGATGATTATGAAATCTACTATAGGCACCAGTTTTATTATTTGTATCAGCTCGCATAGCTTTACGCTCGGCTGACATCAGATCCTTTTGTGTTTTAATCCACTGTCGTACACTCTTTAAAGACATAGGCTGATTTTCTGGTACAGCTAATACGTCAGGATGTATATTCTTGTACGTAGGCGGATTTGCTTTCATACGTTTTTCTCGTGCTACCTTAAGTCGTTCAGCTGCAGCTGCTCGCTGCTCTTCTGACATTGGCTTACGTTTCTTACGAATCTTTTTCACTTGTTCCATAATATACTCCTCATAATATAATACTATTCTAACACGAAAAAACAGAAATGTACACAGTTATTTTTCGTCGAGAGGAAATAATTCTATCTCGCCGTCACTGTGACGTTTCCATTTTACCATATTTTCTTGAATAAGATAATCTATAGTTGAGTTAACTACATCGTCTCTAAAGTCAGCATCATCTTTTTTGCCAAGACGATAAGTCAAGTATGCTACAACTGTTGTAGTAATAGCAAAAAGGTATTCTAACGGTATAAACATTTATCTATTTATACTATGTAAAAGATATGACAGAGTCGATCCGGAAAGATCGCCATCCTTTATTTTCTACATCCCATACAGCAAGAACATTATCGTTACGCGATTTGACTTCACGTTTTGCTGTATCTCCATTATCAATCGCACTCTCATTCAGAGTACAAATCATAGTACGTTCAGTACCATCAACTTTACGAAAGATAACTTCACAGTTACGATCACGTAACTCTTGCATCATCTCACTACGGTCCACCGTAATCTCCATTTCAATTTCACTTATCACTGCTTTCGCCTCCATTAAATAAATCAGGACTCAGGTGTATTACCTTATCATCCTCTTCGTCTTTTTCATAAGAACTTTTTAAAATAAACTCTTCAATATCAATTTGCATATTATCGTCTTCTATGAGACCAACATGATCCTTAATTACGCCCATGCTTTCTTTTAAATGCTCATTAATATTGTCGATACTTTCATTCCACGCAAGAGTAACATGTATCAAGGAATCTAACTTGATACTGATGTTTGTCGTGGTTTGCTCGAGTTTGTCAAGCTGAGCCTTTAATGGATTCAGCATTAACTCGACTTCTATTCCATTAATCCCAGTCATTGTCGTATCTGGTTGTTTCATACATGGTTTCTCCATAGTATTCTTTAGCGTACTTACTAGCATCAGTCCACTGGTACATGTTAGACTCTTTTGGAATCTCCATGAAGTCGCGCTTTTTCTTTGGCGCTCTTTTTGTAAAAGTTTTAGAACTAGCTTTGAGCTTAGCCATACGCAACGCAGTTGCTTTTTCACGCTTTTGTCTTTCAGCGATTTTAGTAATAGTTGCTAAACGGTCAGCTTTTTCTTGATTAGTCATACATTTCTCCTCATGTTATAATCCTATACTACACTGAAAATACACGAATGTACACAGTTAAATATATTTAGTTTTTAGGTGTAATATTTTTATCACACCCTTTTTACAACAGTACGAAAGAATCCTTCTTCGTGTTTTACCGCTTGTAACAACTCGGTAAACATTTTGTGATTCATCGAAATAAGATCATGGTTATTATTCCTCTCATTCCACTGACGAATGTAGACACCAGTGTCTCCGACAAATAAGACTACATCCTCTTCTCTTCCTGTTTCGTCCATAACTGTTGTTACGGTTTCATCCCAATCAATTTCATTTGTAAACATATCACCACTCTTTAAAATCGCCTTGCTCTTGATTATATCTATAGCCTGCTTGATATGCATCCAATTGCTCATTAGTCATCTCATCTTCTTTTATGATAGGAGATTGATAAGTTGAACCGATATAATAATGAGGATTAGAACCCCTACGGTAATACGAATCAGCCGCTCCACGATCAAAAGGGCCTCCGTGCCTATCGTCGTAAACTTTTCCATCAAATTCAATTCCTTCCATTATGCCCATTCCATGTCTTCGTATTCAACTAAGTTTACAAGCTCTTTTATAAGAGCCTTACCATAGTCAGAGTTTAAGAGCCCTTGTTCCCAAACAAAATGCTCAACACTCTGTTCGTGAAAAAACTTCTCGTTAGCTGTGATCCAACGAAGAGCTGTCTTACGATCACCAGCACCAATCTTGATAACATCTGCGATACGATCTTCAAATCTGCCAATTGCTTCTTTGACTATTTGACGAGCATCAGCTACAGCCTGATCCATCTCGTCTACAAGATCATCCCAGATCTTTTGCTTTTCATCATTAGAAGATTCATAATAACGGTGATAGCGAGGACGAAAACCATACACTTCTTTGTGCAGATCAGAAAAAAGGTTATCTTCAAAAGTATACATTACGCTGCCTCCTTTACTCTATCGAAGCCACACATTGCAACTTCATATACATCATCACCGCCAAAATCCATGCGGTCAAACATCATAGAAGAACGAAGACCCATAGTACGTCCATTATGTACAGGAAGATCGGCAACAATCTCAACGTTCTCGTTCTTATCGGTAACGCCTTGAGGATGGCTCCAGCTATCAGCAATATTCTGAGTCCAACGATAAGCATACTCAAGAGCAGCTTTCTTTATGCTAGCATGTTCTTTTGGAACATTAACAATGGCAACTTTTGTGAAGCTGCTTGTATCGAAATCTTTATGATAAACTGTAACTTTCATGGTTATCTCCTCATTTGATGTAACCATCCTACACTATTCAGAAGCATTTGTACACAGTTAATTGCGGTTTTTTGAAAAATAGTTTTGTTGAAAATCAATCACTTATAATTTTTTTTCAAAGCCATCACAAAACGTTTTACAAGGTAAAGCCAGCGTATCATAGCTTTCCCAAGATTTTGGAAGATCAACATTGAACCATTCTGACATTAATATTTCATCTAATGTTTTATGATTTAAATTAAATAGTTTTTTATTTTCCTTATATTTAATTAATACTTCATGGTTGTTCCATGATCTACCTTCACTGCTGTCTAAATCGTTTAAAAAGTTAGTGTTTCCTAAGTAGCAACATGGAAGAACTTGACCGTCTGGATTGATAAGAATATTATCGTCTTCTAGCCATTTACACGTTATGCGTGGTTTATCTGTCATTTGCACCTACATAGTCTGACATTACAGTTTTATCTTTTTTACCTATTTCTTCTAACAAATTATCTGACGCATTATCAATCCAAGGATTTTCAATAATATGATTTAGATTTTTTGTTATTTCTTCTAAGACTTCTGTATTCCCGTTTTCGTTAATAAACTCGAATTTATTGTTTACTAAAAACCTGTCTGACTTAATTACATGAATACTTTTTGCGCCATACATCGTACACATATTTTTTATATCATACACATAGCTTTCATTATGTTTAAATAGAATTATAAATGCTCGTGTATCAGCCGGCGTAGAAGATAGCGCTTCCATATTATCTAGAACAGTTTGTAGATCTACACCTCTGCGATATTTTTGATGCATCTCATTAGTAATTCCATCTACATCAAAATATACAGTTAATCTATTTTTGCAATAATTTCCAAGATCCTCATAAAATGCTGGAGTTCTCATGCCTCCATTTGTATTGATCTGTATGTACGCGTGTGAATTATCAATAATATATTTACATATTTTACCGATATCCTTACTCATAATCGGATCACCCCATGTACCACATATGTTAAATGATTTTATGGAGTTCATGGAACCTATAGGAAATTGGCGTTTAAAATCTTCTAACGACCATTTGATAAGCGGTAACCAGTCAACTTTATCCAAGCCATTAGGATCTGTTCTATGGCATTGAGGGCACGCTGCATTGCAATAAGTAGAGAGATCCAAAGAGATAACTAATCTTTGTTTATTCACTAGACCTTTAAATGTCTTTTTCATAGCTGTCTAGCACCCAATTCTTTATTTGATCTTCTACAAGATGTTCTAATTTATACCACTCTATTTGTCCCAGGTTTTTTCTCTTTTGTACTTGTAGTCTAAGAGAATCGTATATGTGACTTAATTCTTCTTTTGGCAAATTATGTATTGCATATGCTGCTGGATAGAGTACGGTATTATACCATAAGTTTACGTTATTTTCTTGACAGAAGTCTACAAAGTGTGGCATTTCTTCCCAGTTATTTCTCATGGGATTTACCATAATACATAGGTTTCTATTATATTTTGTACAGTATTCTTTAAATACTTCAAAGTTTTTTAAGACTTTATTTAGATTTCCATTTACACGTATCTTTGCATATCGTTCTGGTATAAGGCTGTCTATACTAATATTTATTTTTAAATTACACACGTCCATTAAGTGACGTACAACCTTATTCATAACAGTTCCGTTAGTTGCAATACTAATAGGCAGGTCGGGTGCAATCTTTGCAATATCTTCACATATGTCTAATACGATTTGTTGTGCAAATGGTTCTCCTCCGTTAAATCTCAGCTCAGTTAGATGCGGATAAAACTCTTTAAGTTGTTCTCTGAATGTATCATCGTATGGTTCAAGTAAAGGTAAACCCATCTTTTTAGCAAGACCACTGCTTAATTTAGGCGAGCACATAACACATTCTAAATTACAACGATTGCTTAACTCTAATTCAAGAAGGCTAGGATATTTTTGAACAGGAAACTCTTCGTATGCCTTAGCTAATGGCCAGACGCCAGACTTTATCTCTTTCTCACATTCCTTACATCTATCTAGAAATATATTTTTTGATAATGCATCTCGATATTTTTTAAAATGTTCTCCAAACCATATATCTTTAATACTTCTTTCATGAGACCAATTGTCAACGTATCCCGGTAATTTCCAACAAGGAGATACCTGGCCTGATACATTAAAATACATGTTATTAGATGGGGCTTTGCAGATCATTATCCGACTTTTGCTTTCCACAACTTATCGAACATCTCTTCTATTTCTGGCATAGATGCTTGAGCATCTTTAAAATATACTCTACTATGTTGGTACCTACATAATTCTTCTTTATAAAAATTATATGCCTTCTCTTCTGAACCTAGTTGAATTAATTCGTCCCAGTCTATGATATAAGATACTTCCTCTCCGTCTTTTAGGCCATGATAAACATTCCAATAAGCTTGATCGTCTTTTGTTTTTTCAAATCCCATTACGTCTATTAGGTCAAGATATAATTTTGCATCTTTTTCCCAAGATTTTTTATCTACTAAAAGTGGTTCTATGTAATTTGTTCTAACAGTGTAAACATTTTTTTCTTCATTCCAACCTTGCTCAACTATTAAATCAGGATGAACTTTTTCCCATATCAAATTAGCTTCTACAAACTGAGGGTCTTTTCTACTCCAACAATATTTCGGTTGATGTTGAAGTTTTTTAAGTTGATCTGGTGTGTTAATTAAAAATTTAACATCTACATAATCACCGTTTTTTACTACGATTTTAGTTTTATTCATTATTATGCTGTCTTGCATATCAATTATCATTTTATTTTCCAATCCACGAAAGTTCGGGTACATGATCGTATATATTTAATTTACGAATATTATTCCATTTTTCAGTGTGGCGACTAAAAGCCTCAACTAAATTATTATTGCCAAATGACTTTATTTTATCTACGCCATTTCTATTCCAGGTAACTTCAGGCGTATCTTTAAATTCCATTATTGGCCCAATCATATCATCTATTTGTGATTGTGTATATAAGGCACAACTTGTATAGGCAGGAGTCCAAACTATGTTTGAGCTTGTGACATGGTTAACACCTCTTAAATCACTACAATGCATTTCAAATGTATCAAGCAACGACGGTAAAGAATATACCGTTACAGTATTTAATATGGAATATACTAAATCCGTGTCTTTAGTTAGCTGATTTAATGTATCGACAGTTTTACTGTACTCTGATCCTCTTTGCCAGTTATACACCTCATCAACACCATCTAAGCTAAACCCTAGTGTTAATTGCTGAGGTGAAAATTTATTTAAGATGCGTATAAATGGAAGTGATATATTTTGACCATTGCTCACAATTACTATTTCTTTTATGTCAGGATTGCACTCGTATAACCTAGTTAAAATCTTTAGATTGTTTTGATCTGCGAATGGTTCTCCACCTTTTAGACAGAGATAGTCAATATCAGGTAAAACTTGATATATCATTTCCATTTCACGTTCGTCCATAAAACTAATATGTCCAAGCTCACCTTGTAATTTGGCATGAGTACTACTGTACTTTGCTCCACACATAACGCATGATTGTTTGCATATATTACTTGTAGTAACTTCAAGGAATTTTAAATCGATTGAATTATTATATCCTTTCCAGCTTGGAAACTTAATTTCATTCATTACCTTCATTTCAGTATCATATCCTTGGTCAGCTCGTTGACAGGACAGACAATTATCATACTGAGTAGGGCTAGTTAAGTTTTTAACTTCTTCTCTTATATCATTATATCTTTTACTATTATAGAAAAAATCACTAAGACTTGTTATATCTGCTAAAGATGACTTTAACATTCTACTTCCATCAGAACAACACACTGCTAGTGTTTTTCCGGGTTCTACAACAAGAGACTTATTAAAGGCTTTACAAAACATTGGCGCGCTCTCTATGTGCGGTTGGATCTTGATCAAAATTCTTTGTGCAAAACTCATTACACGTTTTTACTTTACACACAATTTTACCATCATGTGCATCTTGCATATACTGCAAGAATTGTTTCCATTGTTTACTTTCAAAAAGCTTTTCTACACTTTCGACATTAGAAAGCTTTAATTCTTCATCTACTAAATTTTGAAATTCTTTTGGTAGTGTATCTAGATAATATCTAAAATCATAATCAATAAAACAACAGGGTAAAATCCAACCACTGTTGACTAAAGCTCGACCGGTATTATTATGTAAACATAGAGGAGATAATTTAGTCATCTCTATAATTACCCTTAGATGGTTTTAAATGTGGAACATGATCCCAACGATTTGATTTAACTAGCTGCAAATTTAAATCAAAAGTGTCAGCTAGAATTTTTGCATCTTCGATAGAATCTTCATTATAGTTAAATATTATATATTGCCAGCAAGTATTATTACCCATTTCTGCAGCTATGCACATCATTTCAAATAAGAAGACTCCATCTTGACCCTGCCTATATTGATGACTCTGATGAGGTAAACCGTCAATGCCAAAGAACCACTTAAAATCTTTATTAACTTCGAACGCTTCTTTGTACCAATCTCTGCTGCGTTTTTTAGTAGTAGCAGATGTGTAGATAGTATTATATCTATGCCATTTCGGATCAGTGTGATCGTTTAAGTATCTTAGCATATCGATAAAATTTGGATTAAAAATAGGATCAGATACTTGACCATTAAAAGATAACCAATCACAAGCGTCTGCAATTTTTTTAAAATCTTCTAATGGCAAATTTTTACCACCCATTGATGGCTTATCCATTTTACCTGGTAAGATCTGCCTTATACACTCACCACACTTTAACGTACATGTGTTACTAATATCAAGATGAAAGTTATACATTAATTATCGTTATCTTCTTCGTATACAAATATTTGATCTTCAGGTCTTTTACGTTTTTTAAATCGCATTAAAAATATTTTTATTCTATGTAAAATTAGCTTCATAATGTCTCCATAAGCAGTTTGCTATATTTTTATGGCCATACATATTTGGATGTCCATCTCTAACGCCGTGCGAATTTTTAGTATTATCAATTACATTTTCATCAGTTGTATTGTCCCAATTCCACGGTCTGCTATCTGGTTCTAAATAATATACACCAAGAAAATGCTTATTGTATTGTAGTAAATCTCTAAAATAAGGAGACTTTTGAGATTCTGACATTTCCCATTCATAATCTGCATCTAGTTCGCATCTTACTGAAATCGGGGTACGCCAATCCATATGAGGAGAATCATCACTTATATTATAATGTCTTTGTATACATTTTTTAATATAGTTACTACCTGCTATAGGTGCGAGTATTTGATAATATAAAAGAGTAATATTATATTGTTCACATAATTTAAGTATAGTCCACATTTTACGGAGACCTTCGTTCATTATTCTGATTTTTCCATCTTTTGTGCCATAATATTTTGACATTAATGCAATAGATATATCTCCAAACATTTCCCATTCCTCAAGAGGGTAACGTTCAACTTTTTCATCTATTTTTATAGGTTTTCGATCAGCAAAATATTGCATTGGATTGATACAAAAAGATGAATGAGTATCGTTCCATCTTTCCCATGTAGTTCCTCCCCATAAAACGTAGTCAATTTTTTTTCCAAAAACTGAAATGTTTTTAATTATCTGTTCATAGGCATAGTCCATACTACCACCTGACTTTCCGGTGTGTATAATTCTATATTTTTTGTCATGAAACTTTTCTAGCTTCCACCAAAATCTATCTGACCATATCGGCCAGCCTCCACGCCTCTCACTAGGCAGATCTTCTAAACTAGAAATAAAATCTGGATCTGTAAAAGAACAGCCAGCTGAAATAATAATAGGTTTTTTATTAAATCGTGATAGACCTGATGACATAATTATTCCTCTAAATTACGTTTTATTTATAAATACCTTCAGGAACAAAGTAACGAGGGCTCGAGATGATCGATCCAGTAACGGCTATAGCTGGGGCTACAGCTGCATACAAAGGTCTGAAAAAGGCTATTGCTGTTGGCAAGGACTTGCATGATATGGGATCTACCCTAAATCAGTGGGCAGGTGCTATGTCAGACTTAGACTTTTCTCATAAGCAGGCTGAAAACCCGCCTATGTTTAAAAAACTATTTGGTGCAAGTCAAGTTGAACAAAAGGCTTTAGAGACTTGGGGACATAAACAAAAAGCAAAAGAGATGAGAGAAGAATTACGATCTCATATCAGTTTATTTTATGGACCATCAGCTTGGAAAGAGATTGTGCACATAGAAGCGCAAATGAGAAAAGAACGAAAAGAAGCGATATATAAAGCTGAAGAGCGTAAACAATTAATTATTGAATGGCTTGTGGGTATCGCTTTAGCACTTGCAATGTCTGGTGTAATAGGATTCATAGTTTACCTTTTAGGCAAATCAAACGGAGCGTGGTAAGGAGAGTTAAATGGCAGCTGCCAAGAAATTAGAACCAGAGAGTCAATGGGCTCATTTAGATCGTGACGGTGATGGAATTATAACTGATGAAGAGATTGCAATGGAAGAAAGAATGATTGAACTCGCAGATATGCGAAGTGATATGGAAAATGAAGACAAGAAGCAAGACGCACAGAGAAACATGGCATGGTTTGCATTATTCGGAATGCTGCTATATCCTTTCTCAGTCGTATTAGCAATATGGTTAAAACTTACACAGGCTGGTGAAATCCTTGGTGATATGGCAGCGGTTTACTTTGTGTCAGTCGCAGCGATAGTCGCAGCCTTCTATGGTAAGGAAGCTATTACTGCACAAAAGAAAAACAGTGTAACAGCAGTACAAAAGAAAACAGTGGTAGATAACAGATAATGTTTAGTAAAAAATGTAAATTACATTTAGAGGAAGTAGGCGAAACCCGTTGGCAGCATTTTAAACATGCGATGTGGGTTTCATGGCAATTAGAGAAGGCAGCATACGCTGTCTTTCTCCATGCCTTTGCTCCTCGTTGGTTCACTACATATGCTAGTGATCAATGTAAGAAAGTGTTAGAGAGTCGAAATGGCAAATAAACTGAACGAAGGTAGCGAATTCACAATACCGCTAAAGAACCTAATAGCACTCATTGCTTTTACTGCTATTGGTGTTTGGGGATATTTTGGTATTACAGAACGGCTTACCTTTATTGAGCACACTCAAGATCTGATGTTAGTAGAGATTGAAGAAAATGATACATGGATTGATGAATGGTCACCGCCACCAAGTGTTCAACAAACCACAAAAGATGTTCAAAAGTTAAAGACAGAAATAGAACTGTTAAGACTTGAATTAGAATATTTAAAAGCAACGGTATACAAAAAATGACGAATATTCAGGTCACTGACAGCGCAAAAGAATATTTAAAAACTGTCGGTAAACCAAATGTGTCTCTTGCCGTTAAAGGCGGGGGATGCGCAGGCTTTCAATATGAGTGGGGCGTAACAGATGCTGAGCCCACAATAGAAAACCTATGGTTAGATCCTATGGCTGAAATGTTTATCTTCGGATGCACAATTGATTATGTTGAAGAATTGGGAGGATCATTCTTAAAAGTGGTTAATCCTAATGCAACAGCAAGTTGTGGATGCGGAGAGAGCTTTGGCGTTTAATAAAGAAAAACTAAAAAAAGTATTTAGCCTTGACAATATTGTCGATGCTTGTGTAGATCTTTTTCTAGTACTCTTTGATGTAATCACTTCACCTATTTTAATAATAATGAGAATGATTCGCTGGACAGTGGGCACATACATATTAGATGGACTAAAAACAAAAGTAAAGAAAATAATTCATTGGGTAAAAGGCAAGCCACGCTGGGTGCAGGTTATTGTCATACCATCATTATTAATTGCAACTGCACTCATACTAATTTTTATATGGATATTCGGCCAAGCGTGGGGTGAATTTGTAGTAGAGGAATTTTAATGAAATATATTAAAGATATTACCGTGTTAATATTAGCAGTAGGACTTATGACTTTATTAGGAATTATTGTAATAGATGAATTTATGATAGCATCAGAACATGGCGGAGAATTTGATCAAGGCATACTTGCTTTATTGAATAACGCATTAGTAGGTGTTGTTGGTATTGTAGCAGGTTACGTAACGGGTAGAAACAATGTATGAATATAAAGCAAAGATATTAAGAATCGTTGACGGTGATACTGTTGACGTGGATATAGATTTAGGATTTGGCATCTCCTTAAACCGAGAACGTGTACGAATGATGGGTATTGACACACCAGAATCTCGTACTCGTGATTTAACGGAGAAAGCATTTGGACTCGCAGCAAAAGAACGACTCAAAGATCTCTTGCCTATTGGATCGACAGCGCGCCTTAAAACAGAAATTGATAAAAGCGGAGAAGATGCGAAGGGCAAATTTGGAAGAATCCTTGGGGACTTCCACGTATACTATGATATTAAAGATGCGGAGGTTGGCTGTACTCAGATTCTCATTGAAGAGGGTTATGGAGTACCATACCACGGACAATCAAAAGAGGAGCTCAAAGAAGCGCACCTTGCGAACCGTCAAAGATTAATTGATGCTAAAGTTATAGACCCAGAGATTTTAAATCTCGATCAGTAGTCCATTCATAACATGTATAGCGGACAACTTTAAAACCATTTACCTCAAACGCCTGTATTCCTTCAGCAACGCTTTGTAGGCATATCTGTACATTATCATAAAGTGCAGGATTTGCCATGCTTTTGCAGTCTGGTACTGCAGAGCTTGGATCGCATACGAGTAAAAGTGCAGTAAATAATGTATTCATATTCTATCCTTTATAAATGGATTGCAAATGACTTTCAAACTGTTCCACTTTTTCTAATCGGTTTGGCCACAAGATATAATCCTTTTCAGGATTTTGTTTTAAATTATTAAGCAAAGGTATAATTGCATTATATAAGTTATGCAGCCTTTCCTCGGTAGAAGAAGCCTCTACAGATACTTTCTGTACGGCTTCTAACTCTTCTTCATTTACGGCGGTAAAGCCAAAATCAAACATATCTGACATTACTTTGCCTGTATACTAATTGTGATTGGTATCTGTGTACCTACGTTATAATTGTTATATGTGTATGCAGAACCGTTAATGCCATTCCATGTAAAATAGATTTTATTATTCTTAAGATAACGTTCTGTCTCATATGACACAACTTGTTGACACTGTCTTTCTGTCTTATATCCAACAATTCGTTGTCTTGAGTTATTCTTATCCGCAGCGATTACGCCGCCAAGAACTGCACCAGCTGCAGCTCCGTTATCTTTATTCGTGATACCTTTACCTAGCAATGCGCCAAGTATCATTCCACCAAGCACATCACCGCCTGTTGCACCACCTTGTACATTTCCGTATACAGGAACTTCTATATTTTGACAATGCGTAGTTGGAACAGATACATCTCTGTATGCCCAGTTTGGTTCTACCTTTGTAATAGTTGCCCTAAATGTTTCCGCCATTGCTGGCGAACATCCGATTATTGCAGCTAGCGCTACTGTTGATAAAAGTTTCATATTATACTCCTCTAATTAGATTTCTTTTCATATGGTGATCCCATAGTGTTAGCAAAATACGCCACTCCATTCCGCGGCGGTTTTTCTACCCAATATCCATCCCTTAAAATTCCAGATTGACTAGCGGTTTCTCCGTAATAAGGATCACCTTCCATTTTGATTGCGTTATCAACTGTAAGCAAATCATAATCTAAAGCTAACATCCTCATCCATGCGTTATGATATTCTGAAAATACTTCATCTTGAAATCTATTATGCCCTCGACGAGCGTTTGTAGCGTGCACAAAATAATGTGCTGAAAAATGATGTAACATTTCTTTCCATACGCAAGGTCCACCTTCTAGGCCGCCACCCCACAAATCATTACAAAGCATTAATCCAATTTTGTTGCCATTACCCATTACGATAACGTTATTGCCAATAGCTTCAGTAGAATGATCACCTACTTCTAATGGACCCCATGTTCTTAACTTATTTGCAGAATCTTGAAAGGTACCATCTCTATCATAAACCCTAATTTGATTTCTAACTTTATCTTCTTCATCTGTCCATAGAGTTGCTAACATAGATCCTACATTTTTACTAGCAGCGTAGTCTACTAATTCTGCAACTTCTTCGGTTGGAGGACTATAAACATCAGCGTCATCAGTCCAACCAGATACAGAATATTCAGGAGTTACGTAATAATCAGCTTTCATTTCAACTGCATAATCAATTAATTCTTTAATGTTTTTTACATTTTGATTGCGATCTTTAGTTACAGCAATCTGACCACCTGCAAATATCATATTATCCTCCTTGTCTTCGATCAATCATAATACAATCCATAGTTTCACTTGGCGAAGTAACTAATATCCTCGCCTCTTTTAATTCTCTTAAACATGCCTCTTTAGTAGTAAATGTATCGAGATGATAGTATCTCATAGTACTAGGTACATCTTCACCTACTATCATCTGTAACCAAACTAATATCCATATCATGCTGAGTCTCCTACGTGCACACAAATTGCTTGAGTGCCTACGTCGAAATAACCAGCTCTTCCGCTTAAGGTTTTACCTAGTTCTTCTCTTGCTTCGAAACACTCATACATATTATCATATTTATGCCCGTTACCAGATGCATTTATTGCAGATACTACTGCACCACCATTAATAAAGATATAGACTAAAACCCACACTACGTCATTTCCTGTTCTAGAATATATCTGTTAACTTTAGATTCCGGTGCACAAAACACATTGTCAATCATTCTAAAACCAAACTCTTCTATAAGTTTAATTCCAATCTTCTGTGCATTTTCTGGCTCTCTTAAAAAGAGTGTACACTCAGTGTAGCTTTCAAAGTTAGGTTCCGTAAATATATAAAAGTCAGTAGCATCTTCTTGTGGAAGAAATTGCATTATGACCACTATCATAAATTTCATTCTTTTAACTGTTTTCTAAGCTCAGCGCCTTCAAAGTTATCCATAGAGAGATATTTTTCGAGTACAGAATTATCTGGTTCAAGTCTCTTTACTTCCTTTGCAAGAGAATAGATCATCTCATAGTCTATTTTAGTTTTTAAATGCTTACCCATTATCGCCTCATATTTGCAGCATCGACTGCAGCTTGCTTATTATCTTTGCGTACTGGCATTAGGTTTGATTTATGAGTAACGACTATGCCAGCAATTTCGTTACCTGTATATTTGACAGCTTCTTTCTTTGCGCCATTTGAACAGATCTTATCTGATGTAACACGAGGACCACAATCTAAGTCGGGCAAGTCATATCGATAATCCGATATTGACTTACCCACACCAAGCTTCTCTAGAAACTTATTATGTTCGGCTTCCGCCTTCAATAGTTTATGTGATTTTCGTTTCGCCTTACGGCGCTTACCTACACCATGAACCTGAACTCCTCTAATCATATGCATACTCATGACATTTCACCCATGCGTACATACCACGCACCAGCTTTGCGTCCTGAATATCTGCCATAAACTGAGTGAGCTTGATCATAGGTCAAGCCCTCCCAACGTTCTCTGCCTTTCATATCGAACCTTACTTCAACAAACCACATTATGCATACACCTCATAGCCAAGAATTTCTTTTACAAATACTGAACCACAATCTTGATTGAAAGCAACAACTATTTGCTCACGTGGTTCAGTGTCCATTTCTGACACAAGAGTAGCTAATGCTTCTGCATCTGATTGCTTGAACAATTCGATTGCATTTTGAAAACCTTCTAGATCTTCGTGGTAAAGATTTTTCATATCTTCTTCAGCTTCTACAAAGTAGCTGAATGTACGATCACAAAGAGTCTTTACTTCGTTTAGTTGGTTATTCCAGAAAGCTTTAGCTGTATTTGTCATGTCATAATCTCCTTTTGATATAACCTTTATATCACATTCAAAAGGGTTTGTACACAGTTAATTGCGGTTTTATGTAAAAAAAGTTTTATTACAGATCAATCACTTAATCCGAATCCGACATATTTTTTTCTTTGAGATCTTCTTGGCGCATTTTCCATAGCATCCACTCGTAGTATCTCTCCGGTTCCGGATCGTTTTTCTTTGTCACTGTTTATCCATCCTGTAATATCTGTAATATGGTCGCAAGGATCGTCAGGCATTAGCCTCTCCTCTTCGTCCATATAAAATCCTGTTGTTGTTAAACTCAGTATTATTTATAAAACTTAGCATATAAATCGCGTTCTAAAGTGTGAGCTTCTATTTCCCAAGGTTTATGGTCATATGCCATATCCCATGGATATTCAGTCTTGTTATATACTATTATGTCGCCAGACGGTTGTGTCATCTTACGTGTGGCATACTGATACACATGAACCATCTCATGTAATATAGTAGCAATGATTTCTTTTCGGGCTTGGCTAGAGTCTATTCTTATTGTATATTCTCTGTCATCCTCGTCTAATACGTCGCCATGAATTCCTTCTTTGGCTCTTAGGTTTCGGATGAATTTTACGCTGATGTCTATTTTTCGATAACGTGGCATAAGCTGCTCTTTAGCAAACCATATAGCTAATTCGGATTCCTCGCGAATTGACTTTTTCACATGTCCAGTAAATTCAATAATCATGAAAACATTCTAACACAAAACATATCAAATGTACACAGTTAATGTATACGAACTTCAACATTTTTTGGCAAAGTTATTTTTGCTCTATCGTGTGTATGATGTACTACAAACTGAATATTAGGAAACTCATGAAAAATACCTTCAGTAATAGGTCTCCAGTTCTCAGCTAATCTATGTGTGTTACTATGATCTCTATTTGACATCAGCACAAGATCAGTAGTACTGACAAGATTAAAATCAAATATAGAGTCAAAACCATACATATGAATCTCATCACAGTTTAATCTGTTAGCAAGATAGTGTGCGGCCATGTGTCCGCAATTAAAGTCTGTATAGTTATGTGCATATCTAGGTAACACTGTGTAGAATTCTTTTATGTGCGGTGCAAACTTCATATAGAAATCTGTTTTCATTTCAGTGTATTTTTTGGGTCTTGCTCCCATAACCCAATCATAAGCACGTAAATCAACAGAACCTTCATGCATAGCTTTACACATTTTAAAATCAACAATAGCTGTCGCATAAACGTTTTGAATACCTGTAATCGGAGGAAGATTACAAGTCATAATAATACCTTTTGCTGGTCTATACAAGTGATGGCTATCGCCATTACCAATTAAATGTGCTACTTTACTCATTCATTAAACTCCGAATATGGTCTTTTCCTTTTTGTCCAGTCCAGTGATTAATAACAGAATCAGGAACCTTTGGTCCTTCAATATGCTGTAATCTTAATACGTTCCACTTGTTTTCTATTTCATTAATATACATCATTTGTTGCAGAGGATCCATCATCTCGTGCAATGTTTCTTGATCTCCTCGAGATGGCTTTTGTTTTATTCTGTCGCACCACATCTCTAAAATTTTTGGTCGACCTTGAAATGCTACAACTCCGCTGTTGTACATAGTAGTATTAAATCTTTTTGACCACGGCCTATCTACAACCATGCTTATTTTGCTTGGCACTGTCATAGAGAATATTGGAGAGACATCTCCTAATACTTCACAGTCGGCATCTAACCATATAGTATTTTTAAATGGAGAATTCATCATAGCAAATGGTTTGAGGAACCATGCATGCGGAGTTTCAACCCTCATGTCACCCATTGAATCAATATTCTTTTCTAGCCATTCTAGCATTTTTTCTGTCATGCCAAAATCTACAACTGAAAGATGTGTATCATTATGTTTCTTATAGTTTTCTATAAACCAAGGTAACATCCATTCTGTATTTTCATCTGAGCCTGTTAATACGGCCTTAGTTAAATCGGGCTTAGACATTTATAATCTCATAATTATTGTTAAAGTTATGTTTAGCTAAACAACCACGTTCACTTTGAATGGTAGTAAAACTATCTTTTGCTTCAACAGGCCAAGGATAAAATTCTTGTAAGAACGCAAAACTCTCTAGGTTTAAAAATACATCAGTAGGTTTTGCCTCAAACCTGGCTTGCTGAACTAACATCTTTGCTGCATTTGGTTTAATTCTATATGCATGAGCTCCAGGAAAATATCGTTTTGAAGTAAGCTTATTAACTCCAAATCCCAAGGGGGTGTTATACTTCCCATAGGATGGTTTACCGAGAGATATCGCTCCGTTGTAATTTATATTTGTTGGAATATTATTTACGCATACTGCGTCGTGTTCAAAGATTGTAAATTCTACTTTACTTCCGGCACACAACTTCCATAGTTTATAGTGAGATATGAATGCAGCTACACAATTTGATGTTCGGGAATAAACTTCGTTCATCGCAGATATATTAATCTTTTCAGATTTAATAAAATCATCAAGATCATCTGCAGGTGTAGTGGCTTTCCAATGTTCTATTTCTAAACCACCAGTAGATAGTCCTGACTTAATACATCTATTAGCAACTAAGATGGACTTCTCATTATCCATTATAGTAATTACATAATTTTTCATAATGTAGTTGTAGAGGGAAGACCCTGCACCCTTGTATAATGTTTCTTTGTTACTCCAAGAAAATTAAAAAGCTGATAACAAAGCAAGGCATCATTTGGCCACGCTCCGATTTCTTTTACTTTTTCTATTACCTTCTTGGCTGCCCATGGTTTAATTATATATGCCGAGTTTCCGGCTAGTCCTTGTGGAATCTTTATGTCATCTATATGAGGTACTGGCTGAATAGGCCAACGGCTCTCACCGATCATTGTATGATAAACTGAAGACTTACGCGTTGCTCCACGTGGATCGTTTATTCCAATAATTCCATGATTAGATGTTATCATTGTCTCATACTCAAGCTTTTGAGTAAAGACTGCGTCATGCTCTAAAACTAATATAGGTTCTTTAGTTGCAATTTTCCATAACATATAGTGGCTCATGAAACAGCCGACTCGCTTTCGCTTGTCGGCCGTTTGATATGGTGATAATTCTAATCCGGTTGCAAAGTCTAGCTTTGGAGTATTCCATGGATATGTCCATTTTAATCCTTCTTTAGCTAAATTATCCCAGGCATTTTCTGGCCGTATGGCTCTGAATGATTGTACAACAAAATCATTTCCTACAGCATGAGATGACCGTATGCATTCAGCAGCTCCTGCTTCTGATACAGTATTGCCGTCAAGATTTATGACGAACGCCTTCATTTTTGTAACTCTATTATGTAGCTATCTGGTTCTCTTGTTAACTTACGGTTGTCGTGCCTGATAATTTTCATTCCTGATTTCTCAATCTCTGCAAGGAACATATTATTATCTAATGCATTATATCTGTCAGGATGCTGTAATAACCATGGGTGTTTAAGTTCTTCAAATGTCATAGACTCAAGTGGAAACACATCCTCGATAAAAAACGTTCCGCCTTCTTTTAGAAATGTAGACAAATATCTAAATGTCATCTTGTTCGCTTGAGGAGTATGCAAGCCGTCATCAATGATAACATCGAACTTTACATTACCAAACTTTTGCATAAGTTGTGTTTTAACTGATGGCTCAATACTACTTGCTTTTAGAAAATGCGTACGATCTTTCTTATAACACGCCAAGTCTTCAGCTTTTGTGCGAGTAAAAATATCTAACCCATATAGATTTGCTTTTGGTAGATATTCATGAAAGGCTTCAGTACTATGTCCGTTAAATACGCCAATCTCAAGAATATTGATTTCTTTATCTTTAAACTTTTCTAAAGCTGGTTCGTATATACGATCGTACATATGCTTTTTTGTTTTATCACATCCGTACTTATTAAATAGATTTCCTAGTTCACCCATTACATTCCCCAGTAGTTCTTTGTTGGACCAGTATCAAAATCATATCCAAAATAATCGATATCTCTTGCATACCAATCAGCAACTATTTGTCGTGTCTTATCGTTATATACATCCATGTATGTGCCTTTATTTAAAGCTGTAACATTACGAGCTCTAGACATCATCGGTATATTAAAATATTTAATTAAGTCTTCGTTTAGATTCTCAAATCTAATTATATCACACCTAACAATCCCAGTGTCATCAGTAACATGATCAAGAGCAGGAAACCATCCACGGACAGCACGATGCCACATAAATTTTTGAGACCCCCACTGGTGACGTTCTTCCAAAAACGCTTCAAATGACGAAACATCTGCATAACTCGGATCTACCTTTTTTTCTACTTCAATTACTTTTTTAGCAAAGAAATAACGAGATACAACACGATCCCAAGGATTACGAATAACAGCAAATGCTCGGTATTGTTGCCTATACGATACATCAAGATCTCTCCAACGAGCGTGCTCGATTCCATGGTGATCTCCTATAGCATTCATAGTTTCTAAAAGTTCTTGAGTATATTGCTTACTCTTGTGTGTTCCAGCATTATTTACCAGTATCCTATCTTTTAAAAAGGTACTGTGTCTAATTGTCATACCCGCGTTTTTTGGTATGTGAACAAATATTCTTTTTCTGCTATCAAGTAACATATGTCATAAGCTCCTCTACGTTTTCACCACCGTTAGGCAACTTATCTTTCAGAAAGAAGTGAACAAAGTTGGCTTCACGGGCGTACGTGGGATGTATTGCAGTGAATAATCCGTTCCAATGAAATGACAGATTCTTTACACTCATTCCGCTTTCTTTTACAAATACATTAAGGAGCGTTTGATCTGTTGACCATTTCCAGTTACCCATACCATCTATAAAAACTTTAAACTCTGGTCGCATGAGAAACTGCATAGGAGTTTGACCTTTAAGATATTGGCCAAAACTTTTATTTAAAACCATCATTCCCATATTATAAAAGTTAGCACCACCTGGATGCTTCCAATCGAATAAAGTACTAAGCTGATTCATACCATATTGCATACGCGTGTAGTTTGCAATCTTGCGGGTGTACGCCTCAGTTATTGGCATCTCTCTTTCAAGTACTCCGCCAAAATCATATTCCTCTGGAACTTTGTCAAAGATGTTTGATGCGCCTGGACGTACCCAGATGTCAGCATCAATAATTGCAACCTGATCATTAGTCTTTAAATAAGTAAAGGCGTTTTCCTTCTCAAAGATTGGAAGAAATCCGCCATGCTTTTCGTATGACTCTTTACTACGATTTGTAGAGAAGACGTCAGGTTTAATTTTTAGGATTGGTTGTTTCTGCACAACATGTTCTATGTTGTGTGCTTTACAATAATCTTTAACAGATTCTACGCAATGATCATAAAGTCGCGACCTTCTCCCCACGTATACCTGATATATGACTCTTTTTTTCATATTCATATTCTTCTAAAATAATATCTGCAATTTCAATAGCACGTTTATATCGAGATCTTAGACGATTAGATCCCTTACCATTAGCTTTAAACCATACAAGGTTATCTATACAACTATTCTTATGCTCTTCAGGAATGCGATATCTTTTAATTATCTCTTCATATTCAGAACGTAAACTAAGCAGACTCGCCAGTGATATACTCATAGATGTCCTTCCATCTAGCAAAGGTTGGGAATGTAGTATTATGCATATTATGTGCATGTTCGACTAAAATTGATTCAAGACCGAGATCGTTACCAAGCTCAGCGTTTTCGAATTTATCTTCGATCCAAATAAGACCGGTATCTCGATATGGTTCAAGCACATCGTCTTTGTCAGCACCAGTATCTTCGAAGATAAATTGCGTAAAGGCAGTTTCGCCAAAAAGCTTTTTAGTATTTTGAATACGAAGCTTTTGCGCATGCTCGTCTTTTGAGAGAGATGTAATCATATGGAAAGTGTAACCATGTTTACGATGTAGAAGATCCACATAATACATAGCATCTCGAAGAGGCGGTAAAAACCCCATAGCAGCAGATTCATTAAACTGTCTGACAAGTTTTTTCTTGTCAAAATGGGTTAGATTATAACGATCACCCATATCGTAATATTCCTGACCATCATTTACAATCTCATATCCCTGAGTTTGCATCCAGACGTTCATGGCGTATTCCCAATTCATGAGAACGCCGTCACAGTCAGTTAGTATTACTTTATTTAGATTATTTAAATTATTCATATAATTTCCTTTCATATTGTATACTACCACATTTCATTAGAAATGTACATAAGAAAAATTATATTACTCTCTGCCTGTTTCTTTTATGATACAGTTCAATAGTATCATGAAGCTTTTCTGTCCAATTATCACGATGCTCTTTATAAGTTAGAGCTCTACCGTTATCAACATCCATGAGAATTACTAGATTAGGCATTGCCATACCTGTACGTTCTTCCCACATAATTGAGTAGGCACATGCTTGAATGAAGTAATGATCAAGCATAGATTTCTTTTTAGGAAAGCGAGAAGTTTTAAAATCGACAATACTGTTTACATTATCGAACTTGCAAGCACAATCACATGTGCCGGCTAATTTAAGATGATCACTATACAATGGAACTTCTTGATCGTAAATAATATTCATACGCTTTTCAAGAATAGGTTTCATATTAGTTAGACTTTGCATAACGTGAGGCATTACGTCTTTACCATAGTCCGGATCGTTTAGTAGATATTTCTCTACAAGATTGTGTACCGCAGTGCCACGAGTAGCGGCTTTGCTACCGATCTTATTGGCTTCTTCTTCACCAACACGAGCTCGCCATGCAGCGATCTTATCTTCGTTAAGAATAGAGGTTACAGTTGTAACGCTAGGATATGCCACGCCATCAGGTGTGACATATCTACGTTTCTCGCCATCTTCTCTTTTAAGAGTTTCATAGCCTAAGTCAATTTTTTCATGTATATAATTCATAATAACATTCTAACACGAATTGATGTGTTTGTACACAGTTAATTTACATTAATTCGAAATGAGGTCCATCAATAAATGGTCGACGTCCTTGTGATCGACGTAAATCTACATAAGCCATCATAGCATCTTCAGCTGTGCCTCCATATGTACGAATATCACCTTCAGACCAAGCTGCTCCCCATTTAACAGCAACACCTAATTCTTCGGCAGCTGCTTTAAATGCATCAGCAATATCGTCATACACATTAATTTCCCATACGACATCAGACCCGTCATATGCTACAACGTCAACGGCATGAGAATAACCTGAATCTTGTACAAGATGTTTTGATTTCATTGTTTGAGATCTGCCGGCAGCAACCAGCTTCTCTTGTTCTTCTACAGTACGTACTCCGTACGTAACACCGAAATCGACTTTAGTTAATTCAATTGCACGTTCGACTACGGCTACCATATCAGGATGAACTCCTTCGAGTTTACCTTTTGATCGGTTTGATAGATTAAATGCCATATAATCCTCCTATAGGTTAAGCATTTCTTTTGTCATAATATAGTCTCTTACAAAATCAGATCGCACAATATCCTGCCATCCAAAATTGATTATATCAAAGTTCTTTAGTTGTTCAACGATAGTAAGAAATTTATATATTCCTTGTTTATCGTCATCATATTTAAAATCTGTTTGCAGATGATCACCACTAAATATAATACGTGAATCTCTACCAACGCGCGTTATAACAGAGTCTAGTTCATGAAAATTTAGATTCTGCATTTCGTCTACTAATATCACAGCGTTATCTACAGTTACACCTCTAATAAAAGAGGTGGACTCAAATAGTATTTTACTTGAAGAGATAGCTTTACTCCATGAGCCTCTGTCTCCAAATAGATCACATGCAATTGCTTTGTATGGCGCAATGTATGCTTCTTCTTTTTCAGCTTTAGTACCCGGTAAATATCCCATGTCTCTTGTTGGAACCATAGATCTTATAATAATTAATCTGTCTTGTAAACTATTGGGATCTAGGACTGCTTCTAAACCAAGATACATTCCAACAAATGTTTTACCTGTGCCAGCCGACCCGGCCAATACCATATTGTTATCATCATCCCATGAATCAAATGCTGTTTTTTGGGTTTCAGTTAACGGATCATATTCTAACAAATCATCTATACGAACCGTCATAGAATTATTTGGTTGCTTATTTCTTTTCATGTGCTAACTGTGTTTCCTCGACCCGCTCCCTTCTTTATGCGACCAAGATGTTCTTTCCAACTATCAGGCGTTTTAGATAAAACTCCGCCAGTGGATGATACAATCTTAGGTGCTGATAGCACTTGTACTAATCTATATTCAAGTAGAATGTCTTGTAGTTCTTTCCATGAACAATTGACTTCCCATGTTTTTGTAGATTTGGGATTATCTTTTTTGACTGTATATGTTGGCATGTCTTACCTCTTGTTACAATAGTATATATTAAGCTGCAACATTAAACCACTCCGGAGTTTCGCGCCGAGTCCATACCATTTTAAACCGATCTTGTTTTGTGTGATAATATTCTTGATAGGATTTAACAGGATCGTCTTTGTGTATACATTGTGGTTCGTGTGTCATTGCAAGAGCAAATGGTGTACGTAGATTTGACCACTTTGTATGAGTAGGCGCGCGTCGTAATGCATCAGTCAATAACGTTTCTGTGCTGTGAGTTTTACCATAACGAAATCTGTATTCTATACATAATGCTTTGAAGTGTTGATAGTGCCATTCATAATTAGCATTAGTTTCCATAGTCCATACTGTACATGGATGACCGACGTGCACGGCTTTGTACAACGTGTCTTCTAGTTCTTGGTTTGGATGTACCCAGTATTTGACCATGGTCTTGCCGGACTTTGATGGCCGGCGAGTCTGATCACCGTCAAGCATACGATGGGCTGTTGAAAGCATTTGAGCAGACTCGACGATCATTTTTACGACATGTTTGTCGCATTGCCATTGAGCTGCTACGATTGGATTTGTGTCTAGGATAAAGATATTCATGGTATACTATCCCCCTCTAAGTAATGATACTTTATTATACCACGACTTGAGGGGGAAGTACACTCCTTTTTTTACTATGAAGCTTCTTTTATACGATTGTCTAAATATTTTCGCTTAGCCAGAATTTTTTGCATTAGTGAGATCTTGCCTTTCCGTTCAAGTTTTTGGGCATATTCCTGTAGTTCAAGCGAATCTTGTCTAAGACGTTCTAGCTGATTTTCTGACATGTATAATTGTCTCCTAAAAGTAAAAATAATCACATGATCATGATATATCCTGCAATAATCCAGGAAATGCTTCCTCGATTACCGGCCTCGAAATGCCTTCTAATTTCTTTTTATTAATCATTGACACAACTAGTTTAGCATCATCTGGATGTATACCTTCCAAGATTTCAAATAAAATTCTTTCTCTTTTGTATGGAGGTAATTCATCGCCTGGACCTCCGACTACAAAGTACACAAATCTTTTGTGTTCCTTGAGAAGGTTAGATGGCGAATTGTGTTGTTGATTAGGAGTGAAGGGTGGATCTCCTTCGGGAAAGTTAAATGCTACGGTACTGTCGTACGAACCGCGTAAAATATCTTTTAAAGCCCAAGATTCGTTTTCTTGTAACTCTTTAACTTTTTCTTCTTTGTTACGCCGGTTCTTAGTACGACGAATCACTTCATAAACTGGTCTTACCATATTATCCTCATATATTATATATGCTTGGAATGTATTTTACAGCCGATAAATTCATTATAAAATTTATCAGATAATAACACATCGTATTGAAATTGTAGTTTTGCTTCGTAATAAGAGCATTCGCCCTTAGTCTTACAAAGTCTTAAGATTTCTCTCTGATAATTATCTTTGCCTTTTGATTCAACTAAAGCTTGTACTTCTTTATTTGAACCATAATACGTACGCCAATCAGATTCGACTCTTGTGCGGACTCTACGTTTGCGTGATTTAGTTACAGGCAAGATTTTTGGTTTCCAGAAGAATTTCTTACCGATATATTTTTTACCAGTATCTTTCTCGGTTACCATATAAACAAACCCCTGAAATTCATCAGGGGTTTCGTTAAATTCTTTATCATTATAAACCCACATAGGGTTATATATCTTAGTATTCGTCTGAGTCTAATTCGAGTGCATTATTTTCTTCACCACAAAATGGACAGTAATCAACCGTCATTTCTGTTTCACAATATATTTCTACTTCAACGTCACAATAATGACACTCGACTAAAAAACTACGTTCCTTCATTAAAAGTCTATCTCGCAAGATCCGCCTGCACAAGCTGCGGCACCTAACGTATCGACGTCAGTGTACTTCTTCTCGGTTAGGTCGTGCTCCCAGTTCATATCTTTAAAGTTAGCATTGATCTTATTCCACTTATGAAGCAAATAAGAATCCTTTAAACAATATTCCGTTTGTTTAATATCTCCGCTTAAATAGTTATTTGCAAAATTATTAAATCTGCGAATCCAATCTTTCTTTAAAGCATTTTGAGATGACTCAACAGAAAGATCGTCACCCATACCTTGAGCAGTCGAACAAGCAGTCCATAGATTATCAAACGTATTAAGAGCTTCTACTACAAGACCACTAGAGAAGATTGCAGCCGCTCCGTATTTAGTTACCATAGTTTCAGCATCGATGACACCAGTGTTTGGAGCCTGATTAAAATCTTTGTCACCCATAGAAGATAGGAAAGAAATACCTGCAAAGCTATGTCGATTCTTAAATACATAGCTTTCTACTTCGTCCCAGTCTTTAACGATAATAGTATTTGATACGTTATGACGGATACCTTTGTCTGCACATAGTTCTTCATTTGTGCCAGCATTTACCCAATGCTCTTGAGCCAGCTTGACTTTTTCTAAATGATCTACGCCGATCAAATCGTCTTTGAGCATAGATCCTTCTTTTGGAAGAATTGGAAATGACACAACTACGTCTGTCCCACCCGAAGACCAAACTGATTCTTCGACCATATGTGGATTTGTTTTTTGTATTGCCTGAGTTACCTCAGATTCTTTATTCATTTGAACATTACGTATGTACATACTAGAATGCTCAGCGTGAATACCGCTAGCAGTTTGCAATAGAACCGAAGCGTTGCCGCTTGGCTTGACACAAGTCGTTCTAGCCGCTGCGTTGATTCCAATAACTTCTGCAACTTCTCTGTTGACTTGTCTGACAATATTTGCCCCTTCCTCAAGTATTTTTGCATTAAATAGAATATCGGGATTATTCATCCATCCTGTAATTGATACGCCAAGCAAAGCTTCACGGTCAAAAATATCTTTTGTTGTGTCCGGTAAGAATTTAAAGTCAGTGTATCCTGCCTGAAGGGTACCTAAGATCGCACCAGCGCGGCATGCAAGAAAGAAATCTTCTTTAGTTACACATTTACCACCGTTAATTTCTGTAAGGTTACATCCCTGCCATCCAGACTGCCCGTCTATCTGTGGGAACATTCCGATCTCAACGCATGGATTAGTCGTATGTTCTGTTGATTCTACAAACACAAAGCCTGGTTCACCGAACTCTTTTACCTTTGTCATTATATTACCAAACTGTTCAGGCGTAGTTTTATCTCGAACTATGACAGCAGAGTTATTTGATCGACCACGCTGTGGATTATCAACAAACCAATTGCCGGTTTTAGCTGACATCATTTCTTCGTCGTTAGGTGAGAATAGACAAATAGTTGCTGAACGACGAACGCCGCCTGATAGTACAGCATCAGCAGTATGCATACAAATATCATATACATTAATTGGACGCAAAGGAATAGACTCTTTTAAATCAATCACAATGTCTTGTAATAGATGTTCAATCTTATCAAGAGCACGACGTAGGCCATCAGGACCTGGCGCTTTAAATCCACCAGAGATTTTAGAACCCTTTGGTCGAATGTTTGATAGGTCAAAGTAAACTCGACGGCCGGCATAATCTGGATATTTGCCACCATCTATAAAATAAGACGACATAAGAATATCAACAGCGGTTGCCCATCCTTCAATGTCATCTGTGACTACGTGAGTTTTTGCTGGCTTAGTTCTAGCAATGACATTAGGTAGTTTTGCAACGTGGTGTTCTTGAACAGAAAATCCTGCACCTGCTCCACATAATAGAATATAAAAGATTTCGCCAAAGAATGCTGCACGGTCTGCATATGAAGAAGTACAGTTATACATTCTCATTTGGTGCTTAAGTAATTGATCTCCACCAAATTGAAGAGCACGTTGAGCACCTAACACTCTTTGTTCTTTATAAGCCTGTCTAGCTTCTTCTAAATAAGATTTTAATCCGTTATCATTTTCTTTGTATTGACTTGCGTGCATTTCGATCACGCGATCTACAGCTTCCTCCCATGTTTCGTATCGTTCGTTTTCGTCGTTAAAGCGTGAGTAACTATCGTAGAACTTTGTTTCGGATAAAAGTCTACGTGTGTCAACAGAAGCTGTTGCCATTGCAATTTCCTTTATATAAATGATTTTCTCTTATGTGGTATTATATATCAAAACCACGATCTTGTACATAGCAATATGTACTATATTTAGTGATAAAAATACAACATATTGTAATTATTTTATTTTTTTATTTCTTTAATTTGTGTCTCATAGTACGCAATAATTTCTTTTTGCTGAAGTATATATCTGCGTATATCTGATATGCCTAATGATAGGTTTTCATATCCTTTTGGCGTAATAGCCATGAAGGCGGCAACACCACCGGCTTCTTTAATCCTTGCAATAGATTCTTCTAGGTTATCTTCATTGATAACAAACCACTCAACGTCAGGCATATCAACCGGTTTCGGTGCTGCCTGTAAAGGAATGGTTGGATAAATGTATTCTTTCTCAGTTACTACTATCGGTTCCGGCGTCTTCGCGCAACTCGTCAGTAATAGAAGGAGAGGTATCAGATAAAATATTTTGTATGAGTCGGTCCACGCCACGATTAATCCTCCGCTCGAGATCTGCTGGATCTTCGAGAGCTTCTCTTGTTATATCAATTTGACTAAATCTTTTTCTAAGCCTATCAAGTCCGGCTTCTGACTTTTGTAATGCCTCTTGTAAGTCTACAATCATTAAAGCATTACTACTAGCTTCATCTCTTAATTCGCTCACTGTTTTTTCTAATGTCTCGGTTGCTCCTTGTAGCATAACATTATTTTTTCTTAGCTGTATCTTCTCAGCTTCAGAGATCTCATAATATGAATATGCAGTGTAACCGATGCCACCTAATGTAGCCATCAAAAATAAAAATAAATAAACTCTAAGCATTTTGTTCTGAGTGTGTCCTAAAACGTTTTAGTACTCTAGGATCTCTATCCTTACGTCTACGTTTATCTATAACAACAGTGCCAGAAGGATTGTCTCCTGCACCTACAACAGATGCGGTTGAAGTTCCGCCTGCCATTTCCTGGGCCTTTTTAATTGCATCAGCGGTAGGTGCACCCTTCTCACCTTTTTTACGCATCTTTTTGCCGGCACGGCGTTTAGCCCAGATATTTGCCCATAATCCTGCTTCTTTCATTTAATCAGCTCCATAGAAGTTATGTGTATTAATTGATTTGTGTTCATATGAATAGCTTCGTAAATATCAATACCATATATTTCATCAATGGGATATGCATTTTCTAATACTCGTATTTGATCTTTAGCCTTTACTATATTTTCATATGACGTGCTTAGCATCTTTTCACCTTGCACTTTGTAAATTCCAGGTGATAACATTTTGTCTTCGCACACAAACCATTTATTTTCTGATAGCATAAACTCCTCAGAGTCTAAACCTAATTCTTCCATAATCTTTTCAATAGATTTATCTGATAAGTTTCCATCTTCTTTAATTAAATAAAGAGCGGAAGCATATGAACCTATTTTACCACCAGGTATTAGCTTCTTAATATTATACACTAATCTATGAAAAGGAGTGTATATATTCTTTTCTTCTTCAGTCTTTGCCCTACGAAGCTTTTTACCTTTTTCGTCAATAATTCCTAAGCGGTACGCGTCTGTCTTCTCAAAAGGAGTTACTAACAACTTGAGGAACCTAAATGTATATACTAAATCGGCTGCTCTCTTAATAACACCCATTATATTTTCCTTAACGCTTCTACTACTACATTATCCATTTCGTACTGAGTGTATTCAGTATTTGTAATATAACGCAAAAATATTAGAAACGGCTTGATGACTGGCCAATGGCGCTCATCGAGTTTTAATTCCAATATCTTACATCCTGCTTCAATACCAAACATATTAAAAATAATAATAAGATGATTTAGTATTAGTCTTTCAGATAATTCACTAGTAGATAAATAACGGTTTACTAATCTTTTAATATATTTAAATCTTTTCAGATCTTCGTAAAAATCCTCTGAGCTTGCGACCAGAGGATTATGATAGTTTTGGGCCGCATACAAAAGCAAATTGCTTTCTGTTACATTATCAAATTTCATTGTGCTTCCAATAATAAGTACTTTGACTTATTTATTAGTCGTCTACAATCTCTTTTAATTCTTCAATTAATGTGTCTTTGTTTTTTCTGCGGTCTAACTCAACACCCATTGTTCTGCCATGAGCTTCAAGTTCCATTTTATTCATGTCATCTAGACTTTTATGATTGGCAGGTGCTTCATTGAGCTGCATAGGTTTAGGCGGTGGAGCAACTTCCTCTCTTGCAGGTTTAACCGGCCTACTAGATACTGTTTTGCTTACACCCATATACGCATCAATAGCTTCCTGGGAAATGTTTTGTGATTTTAATAATTCATTGGTTCGAGGATCTTTCCAACCATTTAAGGTTGGAGTTGCGTTCTTCGCCCAACCTGGAGGACTAATTGCTGCCACTTGTCACTGCTCCTTTTACTGGGTTTACAATTGCTTTATCGCCTTTCATGTTATCATTAGAGCGAGCTTTCATGCCAGGTCCTTTACGACCAGCATCTGCTGCATCCTGATGACTTTTAGATTCTGTATCATCTACATCAGGATTATCAGCTTTCATATCTTTTCTCATTTTTTTGCCACCTGGATTTTCTTTTGAATCCATCTTCTCAGCATCCGTAGCACTTTTATAATGCTCTCCTCGATCTTGCTTTTCCATGATACGAGCGTATACTGGCCAGCGTGTAGATTCAGTTTTTTCCATTGGTGCATCACCCTTTCCTTTTTCGGTATCAGGTTCTTGACGTGGTTTCACTTCAGACTTTTCGCCTTTTTTCTTACTGCGCAATTTCTTAAAGTCAGCTGCATCGATGTCGCCATCTTTATCGTGATCTAGTTTATGTTGATCACCTTTCAATGCTTCTGATTTGGCTTTTTTAGGTCCGCTATATCCTTTTACTCTGGTTATATCAGTGGCTCTATCAACAGCGGCTTGTCCACCTTTTGCCCTTATTGAATCCATATTAGCATCTACTTTTTTCTTAATCTCAGCTCTCTTTTCTGGAGAAACCATACCACTATAGCCTTCGTCTTTAGCCATTTTCTTAGCTAAGGATGTTGGCATAGGTTTCAAAGATACTTGGTCTTTTGGCTTTGCTGAACGTGCAGCTTTAGCCAAAGCTTTTTCTTTGTCTTTCTGTGTTAATATTTTCTCTTGGACCGATTGCAAAGCGAGGCCCATATTTCTTATGTCTTGTGTTTTCATTTTAGTTTCCTTTACATCCACATTTGGGCTGCGATTGATCCGGCCACAGCTATAACTGCTACCCAGAATAATTTATTTATTATTTTTACAGTGTTGGCATTCTCCCCAACCTGTCGCTCTATGCTATCTAACTTCTCACTAAATCTATTCATACGTTCCCAACCACTATCTTGGGCTTGTTTAATACCGGCGATCTTTTCTTCAGCGCGCGCTAAAGCAATCATAGCCTCGGTGAGGTTATCAAGCTTCTCTTCAATTCTGTCTAATCTAGCATTAGTAGTCATTTTCATTTCCGTAGTTAATTCTAGAGTTTGTCGCATAGCCTAACAATTCCACCTCCGCCTCGCCTGACGAAGTCGACTATCAGGATCTTTGGCTGCAGCCGGAAACTTTTTCATTTGTCCAGCACTGCGAGCGCAATATGATTTACGCCTATTAGCTGCTTTAGATCCCTTTTTTAGTTTACTAGGTTTAGTAGTAACCGCAGTCTTTAGGTTGCCACCAGTCCTTCTATTTTCAGCATCGACTCCTTTTTGTGTCATACCTGCACCCTTATCGGTTGCACGAAAATGACCCTTTGAGTCTTTTTCTACGAAAGTCTTAAACCTATCCACCGAACTCATGCCCCGCTACTCTTTTCATCTGGCGATTAAACTCGGCCTGATTTGGTTTAGATTTATATAATTTAATAGAAATCTCAGGACGTTCTTTACCTTTGATTCTCCAATTGTAACCTTTAGCCTTATGTTCTGCACTTGTAGTTTTCACAACTCTACGTTTATATCCTGCTTCCCAAGACTCTGATTTTTTTTCAGATATGAATTGCTTAAACTTTATCATGATCCCATTTTCTTTTTAAAATCAGCTAAGTCTTTATCTGCAGCCTTACGTCGTTCCGCAGCTTTCTTTGCATCAGCTTCACGATCGGCTTGTGTTCTACCACTAGCTTTATCCATTTGCTTTAGGAGACGATCTCTTGCCGGACCTTCTGTTACTTCATCTCCGGCAGTTGCAGCGTGTGGATCTGCGACCTGTTCAATACCCCATATTTGCATTAGGTGTTCTCGTGTAGTTGTCATCCCTGTCTTCCAAACAATCTGTTATGGTTGATTTTATCCATATTAATTATTTACCACTATGTTTACGCCCATAGGCATTTCGTTCGTGTTCATCTAATTTATATTTACTATTCATCATATTATCCTCAGCAGTTTTTAAAGCCATATGTGCATGATGAAGCGCAGTAATATGTTCTACATGCTTTTTGGCATGATCGTGCAGTGGTTTATGGTCAGGATACTGTTTCAATGTCTCTTTGACATGATTATGCATATCATGAGTGGTGGAGCCCTTGCCTGCATAACCGTGATATTGGCTCCATCTACCAGATTGTGATACCATCACATGTCTCTCTGAAGCACTTGGCTTCTTTATTTTATCCATATCTTCTTGTAATTGCAAAAAGGTTTTCATTTATTGTCTCCCATATAATTTATTATTTACTAGTTCCGCCGTTATTCTTTAAATGATCGTCGAACCGGCTTCTAAACTTAGGATCGTGCTTTGATCTTGAATGTGACGTAGATGTATGTTTATTAGCTTTAATAGATTGTTTATGTGCATTCGCCACACGATCTTTTAACTCAGGATGATTTTTATCTTTTTTCATTCGATCGATAATATATGAATGTTGAATCGCAGCATCTCCATGATGTTCGGCTGATTTATAATGAGGAGTATCGCCTGGATCATGATCATCAGCATGCATATGTGCATCTCTCATTTTCCGATGGTGATCTAATGCTTTTTTATGATGATCCAAAGTTTCACTCATATTTTTCTTTTTAGTATCTGATGTTCTTGCACGGTCCATCATTCGGTCATGTCTCTTGGCATCCATATCCTTTTCTCTAGATATTTTTTGTTTTACAATGCCTTGTGCCATACCTTCTTTTGCAGGTACTTTAGCTTTACCAGTTAATTTATTAACTGCAGTAGATGTACCTTTATTACGATTAATAAACGTCTTAATACCTTTTTTAGCTTGATCTTTTCCTGCTTTAGAAATATCACGATCTTGAGAACGAGAGTCAGTGTATCCACGCTCAGTACTCTTTGCAGCATCTGCTGTACTTACTTGCGCCTTTTTAATATAACGACCTGCCATACCTTTTGAAATCTCGGCAAAAGTTTTAAGGCCCTCGTTCTGACGTTTTAGTACGGCTTTAACTTGAGGATGATCTGACAAACCTTTTGAAAGTTTATTAATCACCTTAGTTGCGCCTGTCATATTTCCGCCCTTGTATCTGGGATCAGACGCAATGCCGACTGCCTGCTTGACGTGCTTAGGATCGTGGGCTTCATTCTTAGGTTTGTCATGCGTGTATCCCATTTTCTTCATGCGAAGATGATCGGCTTCTTTATCAGCTTTATAGCCCTTGCCTGTTTTTGGATCATACATCATATGAGGCTCAAATGTTTCTTTTTTAGGCATACGTGCTCCAAGATCAGTGGTTGATACACTTTTCTTTCCGGCTTCACGTTCTTTTGCTTGACGTTTCTTTGCCATCGCAGTAGCCTTTTGGACATCAGCAATTGTTAGCTCGTTAACGTCTTCTTTACGTAAAGATCCACATTTAGATTGTTCTGAATAACATTGTGCATCTGTCAATGAAGCGTTTTCCATTTTGCATGAACAGTCAGGATCTGGATTACCTCTCTCACACCCACACTTTTTACAGTACATTGTGTTCTCGTAAGCTTCTTCCATATCGTCTTGACGTGGTTTAACTTTCTTTGCTTCTCTTGCAAGCGATGCCTTTAGCCATTCAAGAGTTTTTTCCTGCTTGATAACTTCTCTATCCACAGGCACCATACGTGTACCCTTTTTTCCATCAGGCTTTGTATAGATTTCAGGTTTTCTATCAGCGGTTTTGACGTTTTCTTTATAAATGTGTGGATGATCATCTTTTGCATGATCATGATCACCGCCATAATGAGTACCAAGAGCTTTCTTTACATTCTTTTGAGAACCGTGATATTTTAGTTCATCGCTGCCATGATAAGTTGTTTTAACGTCATGCTTCTTTTGCATGAGAGCTGAATGTGCTTTTTTCTCAGCATCATTACTAAGCATGTGCTGTGCATTGCTTGATGAAACGCTTGAGGCTTCTCTTAAGTCTTTGAATGTTTTCATTTTTAACCCCTAGTTATCTTTATGAATACGATCTGAACTTGAATGTGCACTTTTTGCAGCTGATTCATATCCATTATGATCTGGTCCATGTTTTTTTAATAAGCTTTTAGCGTGATCGTGATCTTCTTTTCCAAGGTGGTGTGCATTAGCAGCTTCTCTATGGTTATCAGCTTTGGTATTTAAACCCTTTTTCTCTGCAGCATCAGCTTTGTTTATATGAGATTGCATAGCTGTATCATGTTTTTTTATAGCAGCAGTATGACTAGACATAGCATCTTTTGTTCGTTGAACAGTTCTATATGGATCACCGTAAGGAGATTCATTTAGTTCCTGCCTTATTTGAATAAAAGATTTCATTATGCTAGGTCCTTATCATGGTTAAGCCCACCTTTTTTCTTTTTGACAATAAAAGCATTGACTCGTGCATGTCCCCACTGAGTTGGCGTGGTGCCAGGTCTGTGACCGGTTTTCCATGCAGCAACGCCACGATTAAATACTTTACGCAAAGTACCTGTAGAGATACCTGACTTTTTAGATTTATCGGCAAGTGAGCTACCTGCTTTATCTTCTGTGATATATTCTTTGAAGTTTATCATTTAATCCCCATACATCTGCTTAAACTTAGTAGTCCAAGTCGATTGTTTAGTTTTACCTTTATTCTTTTTGTCACCTGGTGCTGGCTTATATGCACTAGAATCGTTATCTGCTTTTTTACCGTGTTTCTTAAAGTGGCGGTCTCTTGCTACTTTTGTTGCTTTCTTCAGGCCTCTATGATAATCTTTTGGTTGTGATCCTTTACGATCTTTAATATCAGAGTCCTGAGGAGTACTGTCCTCGTTTTGACCAGGCGTGGTCTTTTTCATATATTTTACTGAAGCATCAGTTCCATAATCGTACTTTGCTTCTTCTACAATCTTCTCAACAGCATCTAACCACTGTCTCGTAGTCTTATCAGAAGTTTCTACAATGACGTAGTTCGATCCGATGAGTGTGATTTTACCAACCTCAGATGTTTTCTTGATAATGACTTGCTCTCCGAGTTCGAAGAGTTCGCCTTTAACAAAAGCTTCTCTAGTTTCTGATACGGACTTAAGTTGAATATGTCTTTTAAATTCATGTTCTTCTTTTAATCCCATACCATTGCGTACAGCATTGAACATCTTCTTCGCATCAGGATTTGACATGGCTTTACTTAGCCCTTGAGAAAATCCTGTAAAATCATTACTCTTTGCATAGCCTCTTTGTTTTGTACCAGATGCACCTTCTGCGCCTTTACCATCAGGATCCCTTTGACCTGCACTAACTATCTTTACGCCGTTTTCAAAATTATAAAAGCCGTGAGAACCCTTTTTGCCATTATATTTGTTGAGACGCAAATCGTATTCTTTTACACGATCTGAGCCAGCAACCAAGACAACCTTTTTAAATCCTGCGTTATACATTGCTGACAATGCATGAAAGGGAGTTATAACTTTTTTATCAATAATAATAGATCTTGCATGCCTTGGAAACATTTTACGTGCGAACTTAACCTTCTCAGAATACGTAAGCGGATTATCTTTTTCATCATTTGACTGCGACAGATAGATGCGATAAGGTGCCCGACCAGCTGTTGCTGCAAGCTTATCTAATAATTTACCATGTCCAATAGTAGGAGGATTCATTCGGCCAAAGACCAAATAACCAATACGTTCTTCCTCTACTAAATACTCACTAAATCTATTGATCATTTACCATGAGCTCTCTGTCTTACTTTTGGCATTATTTTGCGCGTAAGTCTATTTACTCTTGGCTTCATTTTGTCAATTCTTTTTTCAAGTTCATTTTTCTTTGCTGGCGTCAGATCAGACCGTGGAATACCTTTTGTCAGCTTCTTATATATCATGTCTCTGGCTTGCTTACGTGCACGCTTCTTGATTCGTGCAGGATTTGCTACACGCTTCATCATACGCTTCCGCGCCATACCTAATTTGTTTTTATTTCTTTTCATGTCACGGGAACGTTTCATCCGTGTTTTCATTGATAACGCTTCGTCTGTAGATTCCTCATTGTCCTCATTAGCACGCTTCATGAGATCTGCAATCTTACCCATAGTTTTCTTATCTTTGTTGGTAAGATCAGGTTTCTTTGTCATGGCTGTTTGGCCATCAGGAATCGTAGCTTCATACATGTGCTTACGACGCTTCATCGCACGGTACTTTAAGTACTCGTCTTCGCCTGCTTCAACAGGCATTACCATTAGTTCTTTAAAACTATACATTAACTTCTTCCCGGTTTATCCCATCCCTTTAATATATCCTTGCTAAAGTTGTTGTACGAAAATTCCATTCGATCAACAATCTTAACAGCATCACCACCAAGTTTATCAATTGCAACGTAACCTTCTTCTCCAGTTACCTTGTATCCATTTTGTGTCTTTACGAAGGTCTTCACCTTCGCTAGCTTGTTTAGTATATTTATAAGTTTTAATTTTGCCAGAACAATAACTTTTTGCAATTCAAATAGTTGTTCTAAACTTTTTTTGTTTTGTACGCTAAAAAATGACAATATTGTATCTAATTTTTGCTGCTGAGCGGTCTTACCTTTTTCAGTTTTGCGTTTATCTATTTCTTTTTTGTATCTTTGAGAGATGAAACGAATGAGCCCAGATACATGTCCTCTTGTATTTCCAATGACTGTGCCTGCTCTGACAAAGGAGTTGTTGTAGGTTTCAATGAGCCTCTGTAACTCTTCCTGTTTTTCGAGCTCCCTAAGTGTTGTTCCTGAGATCCTGTTAAAAATTTTACCAGCAGTTGATAGATATTCATTCACTTCCTCCGTATCACGTTTTGACATTGTTATATTAGTCAAGTCTCTTAGCATAGCATCTTGAGACCAGACTGCATTAGATTTTTTTAATTTAGAAACATCTACACCATAAGAAGCTCTCATAGTTTCAAATGTTTTACCGGTATATGTTGTATGCCAAACAATTCCCATCTTTGCTTTTCTTACAGCAGCTGCAGCTAGAGATTTACTTGGTACTGCATATACAATAGTATTAGGATGAAACGTGGTATATTGTTCACCGTTTATTTTTGTTTTGCTTAAATCACCACGGCCGAATAAGAAGTCTCCTTGTATAACTCCTTTGATACCAAGATCTGGCAAAAACTTAAGAGCATCTTTCAGTTTGTCAGAGAGATCGCCAGAGGTATCAGCATCAACATCTGCAGGTGTTTTATACACTTTAGGATTCTTGTTAAAGATACCTTTCTTTGCTACAAAGAATTTTCCGTCAGTCGGATCGATACCAGCAAATACTGCTGGAGCTCCATCCCACTTAACTGACACATTACCTTCGTGTTGACCTGCCAACATATCTCTCAAAGAACGTAAGGCCATAATCGCATCTCGTGTTCCATTGACACCGCCGTATATAACCTTATCTTCGATATGGGTCATATGCGTATTTTTGTTTTCGGTTATGCTTGTTTTAAAATTTTCCATATAACCCTTATATCACATTTCTAATCGAATGTACACAGTTTATTCTAGTTTTGTTGCAACTAAATGCACTCTATTTTCCTCACCGCCATTAAAGAAGTTATGATATACAGTATTGTCCGTAATGTAAACTGTACCATCTGCACGCATATAATATGCACGATCTTCAATAATCATTCTACAACCTTTGTTGGTGTAAAGTGGAATATGGATTCTCCGCTCTGGATCTCTGTGCCAAGACAGGCACGATCTGGGGGGTTTCATCAAGAACCTGAGTCTACCAATATTCCACTTTAAACTTAATAAACTAAATACCTCTTCAGTATATGTGTCCTCAAATTCTGGACAAATTTCGGTGTATGCGGCTTCATCTACGTATGGCAGACGTTCTTCTTCTTTATCTTCGTCAGTTGGATAAGTCCAATACTTACCTCTGACATTTCCACCAGTGACCGAGTTAGGATCACCAGGTATTCTATTGACGCATACTGCATTAAAATCAATGTTGCGAGCGTCGTCTGTTACGTGTTCGTTTTGTTTTATAAATCTGATATAGTCCATATATAGAAGATCGACGTCTATATTTAAATCGTGTTCCTCGATAGGATCATGTTCACTTATCCACTGCATTATATTATCCTTTATCTTTATCCTTTTTCTTCTGCTTTTACATAAGCAGAAGATTCTGCTGTTTTTGCTGCCATAACACTTACTATTTCTGATGTAAAATTATCTCTTTGTGTTTTAGTAGCTGCCATTAGTGCTGCACCAACATGAGCTGCAGCGTAAAGAGCGTGAATGAATCCTGCGTTTTTTGATTTCATTTGAGACTCAAATTCTACTCGCTCCGTATTCGGATGTATCTTTTTAATAAGATTAAAAAAATCATTTACCATCATATTAGGAGGTTTAGCTCCTCCTAATATTTTTGCTTTAGTCACAAGATCTGTGTTTGGTGGTAAAACCTTTTTTAAATGGACACCTGCAGAATATATTAATTGTCCATATCCGGTTCTACCGCCTTTTGCTCTAACTCCTTTTAATTCCATATTTAAAGCAGAGAAAACATTAGGTGATCTAACTTCAGCCTTCTTAGTTCTATCAAAAATAAAGAATCCATATTTAGATGAGAATACTCCTTTTCCTGCAGTATCAAGAGTTATACCTGTAAACGTATGTTTATCTTGTTCTTTGACTTCTATATTATATTCAGAGATTTTTACTCGTTTATTTGCTGCAACCTTTTTGAGAGAAATACCAACAATAGATCTATCGATAAAATGTTTTTTAATTAAGACATTAAGTTCTTCTAAAGTTTTTGCTTTCGAAAAAATTATCTTCGGATTTGTTCCAGACTTAACTGCCCATATATCACCTGGATTCCATTTATCATTATCTAGACGTGGTTTACCTTCTAATTTTCTGACTCTATCTTTTTCTTTGTAAATAGATTCCATTAAGGCATCACCGCGGTGAATAGTATGACGACTAGTTACATATTTTGCTTTGATTAATGCTTTAGCAATAAGATAAGATGACATATGCCAATCGCCATCAAGAGACATATAATCGTCAAAGGATACGTCTACTGAAACATTTGTTGAATAACCTTTTAATGTTTCATAAGTAAAATGAGAAAACTCATTTCTACTTCCTTCTCCTAGCATAGCAGCTATATAAATGCATTGCAATGATTCTGCCTGAGCAGTCTTTCCTGTTGCGCCTCCTCCAGTTCCAGCACCACCAAACAAAGGCGATTTACCAATTTTATTAGACTGTATTACTCCACCGTCTTTTTTACTTAAAATAAAGAAGTCTTTACCTCTTTTTCCAGGTTCTGATTGTAAATAGAAATCTAATGCATCAATATTATCTTTTGTGTTTGCAATAATAACATCGTTACCATCTATATCACTGACAGGATCTCCAGCTTTTATTGCATCTACAAATACATCTCTTCTTGAAACAGAGCTTCCGCTTACGGTTTTTTCCCATTCGCGCCTACTCATATCTTTAAACGTAGCCATATTTACCTCATAGAAACTTATCTCTATTTATATAAAAAAAGGACGGCATAAAGCCGTCCTAGGAGCCCAAGATGGGTGGGGAGAAAAAACGGCGTTTAGTCACGTCTCTCATAAATGTATGCATCGACTCTGTCAGCATACTTAAGAGGTAGTGACTGATTGTACCGGCGAACGCCTCGCCTATGACCACGTGCTTGAAGTTTGATATAGTACCGTTGGTACTTACCATCTTCTTTCAACATTCGGTTACATTTAGATACAAAAGATCTAAGGTCTGCAATCTGAGGATCTTGACGATCACTAAAAGTTGCTATATACGAATCGGATGTCCGGGTCGTGTACATTATATTACCTCCGCTTCTATGTTACGCTCTTCGCGTTCAATATTCTTTTCCAGTTCTTCACAAAGCTCATACAATTCGATGACAATCGAAGTACGAGTCTTGTTGTAATTATGAGCTCTGCGAGCTAGACTAGACAATTTCTTTTTCATTGTCATTGCGTCTTGTATATCTCTAACTATAATCATGCTATTCTCCTTTTCATAATACAATTCTAACACATTTTAAAGGGTTTGTACATAAAAAAATGTGTTAGAATTATATTATAATAATTCGTTTGGATGGTTATTGTATAAGTCGATTAGTTGTGAAAGTGTTAGATTGAAAAAGATAGATGTTTGAGGGTTATGAGGAGGGAAGATTAGAAAATCGGTAGTAGATGGAAGTTTAAGTGATTTGATATGTTTAATGATTTGAGGAATAGTATTAAAAGATAGTGGTTGGTTGTAGTTAGTGTGGTTAATAAGTGTATAAGTCATATATTTCTCCTTTTTGACTGATATAACCTTTGTACCATACTTTCAAGAAGAAGTACATAAAAAAATGCGACCGAAGCCGCATTAATTTAGAGTGTTACATTTATGTTACTAGAACTTACCGAGAAACTTTGCTATATGTCCAACAAAAGGCAGTAACATTAATGCCATTGTCAGATTCATTCCAGTGTGTGCCATAGCTATTCGTAAGGTATCACCTTTTGGCCAACCATCAGATACAAAGAATCCTGCAAGCCATATGGTTCCAGTCGTTCCAATGTTAGCTCCGAGAACTGCAGCAACTGCAGCTGGCAGCGGTAACGCTCCTGAAGCAACTAATGCAATGATCGCAGTGGTTGATAGTGATGACGATTGCCATAAGAGAGTCATGACTATTCCGCCGATAAACATGTATATTGGATTACCTAAAAAGAATTGTAGGTGGTCCATATTACCCATCGACTTCATACCTCCTGAGAAAGTTTTGAGGCCAATATAAAAAATTACCAGTCCAACGAGAGCGGTAATTACGGGATTTCCTAGATCCATTTTCTTTACCTTCTTCCAAAGTTTTTGGTTCGACATGATTTAGGCAGCAGTGGCGTATGCCACTGCTTTCTCCGCCGCAGTTACTTTTTTGGCTTGATTGTAACCAAACCACTGATTGTGAAGACGATTCTCAGAGTTTCGTCCTTGTAAGTGATCAGTGTAGTAAGTTACACTGTTGAATGCTTGCCACCATGTACCTGCGGCAAACTGTGCACCTGGCTGAACCTCAAGAGCATCGTAACACATCTTCGCAGCTTTTGACATGTCGTCATAAACCTACAACCGGAGTTTTCTCTTCTTTACGAGATGTAGTTGGAAACACATCGTTGTAATATTGGATAAGAGCCTCTGCGGTAACTTTACGAGAGCCTAAGAACTGAGCCATCTCTTTGTACTTAGCAAACTTTTCAGAAGCAAGACCAAGAGTTTCTTTTACAGTATCAGCATCGAATGCTGTACGGTGACCAACTTTGACAGAATTCTTTGAAGCAGACTGTAAAGAGAAAGTCAATGTGTTATTACATACAACACGAATTGGAGTAAACCGTACGTCTACTGCTTTTCCATACTGATGTGGATTTGAGAAGAGCAGATATGAGTCAACACGATCTTCACCGAACACATCAAAAGACTCTTTGACTTTTGCCAAAGCCCACACATTACGACCTTCTTTCAAAGATCCTGCTGTATGCATTTCCATATCACCAGCAGCAACAAACTCTGAGAAGAAAGTAAATGCTTCTTCGTTCTGTACTGGCTTCCAATCTTTGCCAGTTACGTCAAGCAAAGTATTGTCTGAGGTTCTGACAAGAGCAACCTTGTCATTGATTTCGAGACCAGATTCGGTAACGATTTTTTGCTGTTCGACTTCCCAGTCGACTCCAGCTTTTTGCATCATTTGCAATGGTGTTAATTCATTGCTAACTTCTGTTCCAAGACCGTGCCATGGAAGCTCACCTGCGTAAGCCATTGTTTCTACTTCATGTGACATTATATAACTCCTTGTTCCATTAATTCGTTAACCATTAATACTTCATTATTAAATTGCATTGTACTTGCTTGTGAAAAATCAAGTACCATATTATCGAATACTTTATTTGCTTTTTCTATATCGCAGTTTAGTAGCGCCATGATGTCTTTAATATATAACATTAATGATTCCTTTCATTCATTTGATAAGACTATTATAGCACATTACTTATCAGATGTACACAGTTAATTTCACTTTTTTTAATTTTTTTTATTTTGTTAGCACTAACATTTTATAAGTACCTACATCAAATAAGGGGTGTGACAAAATGTGCAGTCCATGGAAACGTAAAGAAGCCAATCGAATGGTCTGGTTAGTTAAAGGCCATCTCATTCCTAGAAGTGAACCAGATGATATCGTTGAAGGCTACTATGAAAGTTATTTTAAAAGATTATGGAATAACGAATCGCAGTGTTTAGACGAATACGAAATTGGATTTGAGCAAGCTTACAAAGCAAGAGAAGCAGAAATACTCAACGAAGAGATGTCTAAAGTAGCAAGGCTAGGTTACGACTGAGAGTAATAGTTCGTATAGATGTAGTCTAACTTATTTTTTTCTGGATGCTTACGGATCCACATCCCTGTCTCAGGTGCAAAATGCTTCTTAAAGAAATTGTCGATCTTACGATTGCCAGTCTTGACTGTAATATCAATCTGCTTTGACAGCTCATCAAAATCTCCATCAGACATAATAGGATCGTCCTTGTACTCATAAGCATATGCTGCTACTGAGAGCCGTATCCTGTTACGTCTTTCCTGTTCAATTCCTAATTGTACGATTTTTCTTTTGATTGCTTCACTCATGCGTCACCTATCATTATAATATCTGGCGGTCCCTATAGGATTCGAACCTATGACCTACTGCTTAGAAGGCAGTTGCTCTATCCAGCTGAGCTAAGGAACCTAATTCAAAGGGGAGGCTTTCTGCAGTGCCTCCCCTTCTATCTGCACTTCACGTGTGCAGCAACCGACTGGGTTTACGGTACCAGTGCTTATACCGACCTAAACCGCCCTACGTAGGATTACCGCGGTTAGGCTTTTTTGACGGCTCTTTAGCGAAATTGCTAGGCTGGCCGTCTTCGCCATTACTATCTATATCCCAAAACTTTTTCTGTTCTTTAGTTTCGGCCATAGCTTCTATATCATCTTTGCTTATCATACCCACTGCTCATTTTCACCCAAAACTTTAAAGCATTCATAAAGATAATCAGATGAGTAGAATGCTCCTAGATCAAGATTCATATCCGCATCAACAAAGTTCCAGTTCATTGAACCATTAGCGTTCCAGTTCTCTGAATTGCCACAAGCTTTATTAAACGACTCGATTACGTCGTTTTTGATCATTGCGCCATTTGGTAGTAACATAGTATTCTCCTCATTTGATATATACACTATACACTGTTTAAAAGATAATGTACATAAAAAAATGCGGTTTTTTGAAAAATAGTTTACAATGAAAACAATGACGTACATATGCGGTCCAAAATGGGATCAAAGGGTTGTAGAAATAAATCCTAAAGGTCGTTGTGCTATTATTATGAGTGGAGGCATAGATAGTTTCGTATTGTTTAATTTATTAAATCTAGTATCTGATGTAGATGTTTTTAATGTTAATAGACAAGACGGCTTTGATAACTATAAAAGAGTAGAACGACTAACCGGTAAAAAAGTAAATATAGTTAACGAGCTGACAACAGATTCTGCTACAAGAATAGAGCATTCTATCTATCAAATAATTGAAGAATACGACTATGACGAGATATATGCTGGAACAAATCATACTCCACCTTTAGCATACTTTCCTGAATTTGATACGCCAGATAGACCAAAAAGGCCATGGTATATAGACCATGAAAAATATAAACTAAGACTTCCTTTTCTACATCTATATAAGTATCATATAATCGATCTAGCTCGACAGGAAAAAATAGATTTGTCAGATACAATGAGTTGTATTGCATCTACAGAGAAAGAGTGTGGAAAATGCTGGCAATGCATGGAAAAGAAATGGGGTTATGAATTACTATATAACAGGAACCAGGCGAGGTCTGGGTAAAGCGCTTGCTTGGAAATACGGCAATATCGGTTCACTAGATCATTGCGATGTGTTTATTAACTGTAAGCACGATGGATTCAATCAAGTAGATCTTCTATATAAAGCTGCAGCTATGGATAAAAGAATTATAAACATAGGATCTAATTCACCTGATCAAAGCAAATACGAACCACACATATATCAAGTGCAAAAAGCTGCTCTCGACAAAGCTAACGAACAATTATTTTATCAAGGAGTTGCAACTACAATTGTACGATTTGGATATTTTGATAGTCCAAGAGTAGAATTAGTAAAAGATAAAAAAATGAGTATAGAATACTGTTGTGAAGTAATTGATTGGATTTTACAACAACCTCACAGAGTGAAAGATATAACAGTATGTCCGTGAACATAGATTTAATTTTAGATGAGATAAAGTCTTTACCGAAATATAAAGAACAATTATCTTTGCAAATAACAGATCAAGGTACTGGAGGAGAAGGTCAATTATCGAAGTTAGATTACAAAGAAGAAGACTTTAATATCTTTGCATATGATTTACCATACACTAATTCTGTTTTGTCAGATTTAAAAATGTACAGAAGCAGGTTGATGAATATGCCACCAAAGTATTGTTATAGCTATCACAAAGATCCTACGCCAAGAATGCATATTCCTCTTATTACAAATGAGAATTGTTTCTTTGTAGTCGATGATGAAGTGATTAGACTTCCTGCGGACGGCAATCACTATTTAATTGATACTCGAAAGATACACACGTTTGTTAATGCATCATTTGAAGACAGACTTCATATTGTAGGATGTGTTAGTGAAGAAATATCTCCAGTATAAAATACGTATTGGTAATTATCTGGATATAATATTTTTACTTTATCTGGATAAACTTTCCAATCATTAAATATATCTGCCCTTGCATTTTTTAACTTTTTAAAAAATCCTGGTGATTTATCTCTCGTCCATATTACGCCAGCATAGCCAGATAAAAAATCTAAACTATATTGCAATTCCATAAAATCGTCTACCTTCTCAAACATATTAGAACCATCAGTTCTATAATCTTTAAAATGATAGTATCGAGAAAACACTCTCACGACATCCTTTGTAATCTTCTGGCATCCTGACATTAAAACAGGATTATCTCCATCAAACACAAAATTAAATAAAATCATCTGA